GCTCTTCCGATCTAAGATGATGAACTCGCGAAGAATTACGCCGAAAGCCTCGATCAGTTAACTATTGCTAAAACGAAACTCAAAGAAGCCAGTATGTGGGCTTGTCGTGCTGTGTTCCAACCAGAGGAAAAATATTAATGGCTCAATTAAGCGCAGGGTTTGGTTATGAGTATTATACTGCCCCTCGTCGTGTATCTGTTGCTCCTAAGAAAATTCAAAGTCTTGATGACTTCCAGGAAGTAGTTCGTAACGCTTTCCAGGACTATGCACGTTATCTTAAAGAAGATTCACAGGACTGTCTCGAAGAAGATGAAATTGCTTACTATGAGCAGCGTCTTGAACAGCTCAAAAATCTACATGAGGTTCGTGCAGAAGTTTCAAAGTCTATGAATAAATTGATTAGATTTAAAGAATAACTGTTTACTTTTCCTCTTGACTGTGGTATAATTTTTCTATCAGTTAAGAGGAGAATAACATGACTATCAATACAGAAGTTTTTATCCGTCGAAATAAGCTTCGTCGTCACTTTGAGTCGGAGTTTCGTCAAATTAACAATGAGATTCGTGAGGCATCAAAAGCAGCAGGGGTCTCATCGTTTCATCTAAAATATTCTCAGCATCTTCTTGATCGTGCAATTCAACGGGAGATTGACGAGACATATGTTTTTGAATTATTCCATAAAATAAAAGACCATGTTTTAGAAGTTAATGAATTCCTGAGTATGCCTCCGCGCCCTGACATTGACGAGGATTTTATTGATGGGGTTGAATATCGTCCTGGACGTTTAGAAATCACAGATGGAAATCTTTGGCTTGGATTTACAGTTTGTAAACCTAACGCGAAGTTCAAAGACCCGTCACTTCAATGTAGGATGGCAATTATTAACAGTCGTCGTTTACCAGGAAAGGCTTCTAAAGCAGTAATTAAAACTCAATGAGGTAAGCATGAGAAAAGCACTACTCGCTGGTCTATTGGCCATTTCAATGATGGCGCATAGCTCCGAGCATACTTTCAGTAATGTCCAACTCGATAACATGCGTTACGCGTATCAATTCGGGGAACAATTTTCTAAGGATGGAAAATATAAAACACACAAAAATATCCACAAGAGCGGATTAGGTCATATAATGGCAGCCATTTTATGGCAAGAAAGCTCTGGCGGAGTTAATTTAAAATCTAAACCAAAGCATCACGCCTACGGAATGTTCCAAAATTATTTGCCTACTATGCGAGCGAGAGTTAAGGAACTTGGTTATAATATGACCGATGCTGAAATAAAAAGAATGTTGAATAAACGATCCAATTCAGCTTCCTGGGCGTACATTGAACTTTCTTATTGGTTAAATATACATAAGGGCGATATAAGAAAAGCAATATCCTCTTATAATTCGGGATGGAATGTTAAAGCTGGTTCTAAATATGCTTCTGAAGTCCTAGAAAAGGCTAATTACCTTAAAAATAATAAACTTTTGGAAATAGTAAATGACTAAAATTTTGGTTTTATGTATAGGATTAATTTCATTTTCTGCTTCTGCGTTAGCAGATACATCATATACTGAAATTAGAGAGTATGTAAACCGTACTGCAGCGGATTATTGCGGGAAAAATAAAGCATGCCAAGCTGAATTTGCGCAGAAATTAATATATGCATATAAAGACGGAGAAAGAGATAAATCAAGCAGATACAAAAATGATACATTGTTAAAACGATATGCTAAAAAGTGGAATACCTTAGAATGTTCAGTTGCGGAGGAAAAAGATAAAGCCGCTTGTCATTCAATGGTTGACCGTTTGGTAGATTCTTATAATCGAGGATTGAGTACTAGATGATTGTAAAATATATCAAGGGCGATATTGTCGCCCTTTTCGCTGAAGGTAAAAATATTGCGCATGGATGTAATTGTTTTCACACGATGAAAGCTGGAGTCGCAGGTCAATTAACTAAAGCTTTCCCTAAAATTTTGGAAGCTGATAAATTACAGACAGAATGGGGCGATGTAACTAAACTCGGTTCTTACTCAGTCTATGAAAAATACTTTAGGACTCATAAAGCTTACTGCTTCAATCTTTATACTCAATTTCAACCGGGGCCAAATTTTGAGTATTCCGCTTTAATGAATTGTATGTTAGAATTAAATGAGTTTGGTGAAAATAAACTGATTAAACCTACAATCTATATGCCTAGGATTGGTGCAGGCATAGGTAAAGGGAACTGGGATATTATTGAGGGGATTTTAGATACATATTCCTCTAAATTAGAAATTGTGATTGTTGATTGGGAACCGTTATTATGAATATACATTATCCACATCCGTATGACCCAAAGAATAAGGCAGTAATTATTCGTCAATGGGAACGCATTTGCCGTACTAAATGTCCAATTAATAGTCCACATGATGTAGATAAAGACTACATTGGAACATTCGTTGAATATACCTTTATTGATAAGAAAGGTCGTAAACAACATGTAGAAGAATATTGCTTAAAGGTTACATGGTTATGAGCCAAACTAGTATTCTTAAAAATGCCCACTGCGAAAAGTGTAAGTGGCCGGTTGTTTTTGCTTTATGCAACGATGAAATGACTTGTGATTTCGATTATTGGTGCTATTGTTCTAATAAAGGATGCATCAATCATAAAGGTGAAGGATTTTATTCAGGATTTTATCCTTATCCTGATTTCGTTAAAGAAGGTAAACCAAAATGAATGATGATTTAAAATATCAATTATTACGTGAACTTGATGTTTTGATTAAACTTTCTGCGCAAAAAGGATTTATAATTGGATCAGGTCAAAAAGACCCCAACGGTCATTCAATCGTAGCGGTTATGAATCAGAAACGAGTCATTTTAAAACTTTTGGGGATTGACATACTGTGAGCCTAAGCAAAGAACAAAAAGATAAATTGTTTGAGCTTATCCATGAACTTCTAGATGAGCATACAGAAGCAAACACCTTTTATGATGAATACGGCCCGCTATCTCCTGAACAGCAGGAAGAATTTGCTGATCGGTTTGATAAGAAAGAAAATGAATTAATAGCTTATGTGAATACGCTTTAAGAAGGTGATATGGCGAGTTTAATTTTTACTTATGCAGCAATGAATGCTGGAAAATCTGCTTCTCTTTTGACTGCTGCGCATAATTATAAAGAACGTGGAATGAGTGTATTAGTTCTTAAGCCTGCTATTGATACTCGCGATTCTGTCTGTGAAGTCGTTTCTCGCATTGGAATTAAACAGGAAGCGAATATTATTACGGATGATATGGATATTTTTGAGTTCTATAAATGGGCTGAAGCACAAAAAGATATTCATTGTGTATTTGTAGATGAAGCTCAGTTTTTAAAAACTGAACAAGTGCATCAATTAAGCCGAATTGTTGATACATATAATGTTCCTGTTATGGCTTATGGACTAAGGACTGATTTCGCTGGAAAATTATTTGAAGGTTCTAAAGAACTTTTGGCGATTGCAGATAAACTTATTGAACTAAAGGCAGTTTGTCATTGTGGTAAAAAAGCTATTATGACAGCTCGATTAATGGAAGATGGAACACCAGTTAAAGAAGGTAATCAAATCTGTATTGGTGATGAAATTTATGTTTCTTTGTGTAGAAAACATTGGAATGAATTAACTAAAAAGCTCGGTTAGTGCAAAAGTTATAAATAGGTTTATCTAACTAAAGGGGTATATATGCTACAATTAACTGAAAAGCAACTTCGCAATCTTACCGTTCTTCAATTAGATGAAATTCGTAGGGAAGTTGGAAATATCATTTCAGCTTTGCGTCGAGAAGTATCACTCAACCAATCTCCGGCAGACTATACTAGATTGCGAAATTTTGAAAAATACCTTGATAAAGTTAAGGCCGTGCATCGGCATAAAGTAAATACAGGACAAAAATGATAGGAGGCCTTTATGGCCTTAAAAGCAACGGCACTATTTGCCATGCTAGGATTAGCGTTTGCTTTATCTCCACCGATTGAAGTGAATGTCGATCCTCATTTTGATAAATTTATGGAATCTGGTATTAGGCACGTTTATATGCTTTTTGAAAATAAAAGCGTAGAATCGTCTGAACAATTCTATAGTTTTATGAGAACGACCTATAAAAATGACCCGTGCTCTTCTGATTTTGAATGTATAGAACGAGGCGCGGAGATGGCACAATCATACGCTAGAATTATGAACATTAAATTGGAGACTGAATGAAATTCAGCGACTTTTCACAAAGTGGAAAACCTTCAAAGGCAGATGAATACTTAGGTTTATTAATGGCTGCACAAGCTTATTTTCATTCTGCACATTTTGAAACTAAAAGTTATGCTAGACACAAAGCATACGATTTTATTTTCTCCGAGTTGCCAGATTTGATTGATAAATTTGGTGAGCAATATTTGGGGTATTCTGGTAGAAAATACACACCTTCAATTCCAGATGCTAGTAAACTTCCTACCGACACAATTAAAATGATTGATCGCATACTAGACCAATCTAACAGCATTTATAAAGAAATGCCTCCAGCCATCCAAAGCACGATAGATGATATTACTGGAATGTTTTACCAAAGTAAGTATCTTCTTTCCCTCGAATAACATTAGTCTCCTTCGGGAGACTTTTTTCATTTTACCGGTTTACTTTCCGTTTGAGCTGTGGTACTATACAACCATCGGATAAAGAGGAGAACATCATGAAAATTGAAGCACTCAATCAAGAAGGAAATATCTACGTCATCATTAATGGTGATTTTTTCGTCGACATGGATGAAGTTACTAGTGAAGAACTTGTAGAATTTCTCAAGAAACGTTATAATATGTGTGATGAAGTTGCAACTCATATGGCGTGTGCAATATTCTCTCTTTCATATGTGGTGGAATAATGATTAGTATCGAACAAGCTGATAAAATTAAGGAATTGGTAGCTTTAATTCGTAAAGCAGACGAGGAGCGCATTAACTTTGCTTGGTATTCATCGGGTATTTCGAATAAAGGCATTAAAGACTTTGAAACTAAAGTGGATAATGCTTTAGAAGCGTTAGATATGTTTCTTGATGAAATTATCGATCATAATACGAGAGTTTAAGTATGCTAACACGCGAACAGTTTGAAAAAATCATTAAATTAGCACGTGATATTGAAATAGATTCATATCAATTAGCAGTTGAGCATTGTGAAGGATATTCATACGACGGTATAGAAGCAGCTAAAAAGGATTTGGATAAATCTAAAGCTAAGTTAGTTCAATATCTTGAAATGATTAGGTGGAATAATGAAAACTGAAAAGCAGATGTTTTTAATGAAACTAATTGAAGAATATGCTAATGCAGTTTCTGACTATGAGTATTCTGCTCGGGAAAGAGGTACAGCTTTCGCAAAAGAAGAAATGAAAATCATGGTTGATGCTCACACAAAGCTTCAGAATTTTATTGAAAACGTCATTTAATGGTTTACAAGTTGGCAAGGTTATGGTATAGTAATCTTGTCAACTGCCAAGGAGAAGAGAATGAAAGTTTTGTTTGTTGTGTATGTGATGATTCAATATAATTACCCAATGTTTACTTATAATCTGGTGAACAACATTATTGATATTATTCAAAGGAGTATGTAATGACAAGTGAGCAGGCTTTTAAATTAAGAGAATTAATTGAGACGTATAGTAAAGCTGTTCATACATCAACAATTATTGATGAATCAGCTTTCTCCGGACATGCTAACAAGATTAAATACAAAACTCTTATGGAAGAAGCTAAAGTAAATCTTGATTCTTATATTGAAACTTTAATTGGTGAATAATATGAGTTTTCCTAAATTAGAAGTAGGTGACTTAGTTTTAACAAAATTATGGAATGGTGTTCAATCAGTAGAAATCTGCCAATATCGTGGAGCAACAGGTAATTTGATGTACACGATTTATAATCCAGAAATTTTGTTAGAGTGTCATTTGGAACGCTTTATAAAAGACACCGATAGTATGCCTTATAGTGTATCAATTGTACGTAAATCTGATACAAAGGAATACTCTAAAATTTTAGAACAAATCAGCGCAAATAAAAAGGATTAATATGAAACGATTAGTATTAGAAGTTAGTTCATTTTTTGGTGAATTGGCTATAGAAAAAGTAAATAATATGTATCGTTTGACGCAAGAAGACGATATGCTATATTTTACGCCTAGCGAAATTATTCATTTAACCCAAATTGAAAAACCTTACACTGATAAAATTGTAAGCATTAATGATGAGCATAAAATTCATTTCTATTCTTTATGCCCAGGATTTAACATTGAAAGCGAGTCAATATGCTTATCAATTAATAATTGGGATAATTTTATAACTTACATTAAATATTTTTATTATTCTAATGAAAGAAAACATAGTTTAAAATGGCTTAAAAATTGCAATGCTATTATTACTAACGCTTGCGATCAGTGCGATCAGAATGATGAAACTGTTTTAAATGTATCAAAATGTTATGAAGATGGAGATGTCTTAACTATTCGTCAAATTGATGATTTTCGAGCGCATATTGTCACATTTACCAAAGACGAAGCTATTGCGTTAAAGACTTATCTTGATTCTGTCATTCCAACTATGATTTCAAAGTGAGGAAATATGTTTATTTCAAGTGGAAGCGGTTTAATTCGTGTTGAATTTAAAAATGACATCTTTCTTAGTCAAGGAGATGATATTATTAAAATGAGTTATGACGAAATCAAGAAAATTTGTCATGCTCTTGAAAGTCATGGAAAGGAAAATGCTACTATCGATATAGGTGATTTATGGGTGACACTTTATGAAGTATCCGAAGGATTTAACATTGAAGATGAAAACAACATTTTAGCTATTGATAAAAGAAGTGATTTGTTTGATGTATTAAAAGTTTATGAACAGTCAAATGGTGGAAGAAAAGCTGTATTGATTTATCAAAAACCACATTCGTGTGGAACTGCTTCAATCATTTCAAATATTGAAGATGAAACTGATACTTATATGTGTGTTTTAAAAGCCGGTGGTGACCGTCATCCGGATTTTATTTCTATTCGTCAAAACAATGGAGAAATTTCATTATCAAAATCAGAAGCTGAAGCTATGATTAAGTATTTAACAACCGTTACGCCTTCAATGAAAGGATGATTATAATTATGATTATTAATGAAAACTCTTGGCACTATAAATTATTCAAATTGTTTAACGATGAATGGCAACGACCTAAGACACTGTGCGCGTATTTTTGGTCTATTGTTATTCCTACATTTTTCGTTTCTTTTTTCGGATGTACTATACTCGTAGGTCTAACTATTATCTGCGCAGAAATCATGCAGAAATGGCTTATTTTTGGTAGTTTATGGACTCTTATTCCATCAGCATTTATACTTGCCATTTTGCTTGTTTTACTTATTATCGGTTCATTTGTTATTCCTGCACAACTGCGTGAAAAATATAAAGATTATAAATGGAAAAAGGATTATGCTTTACATGTAGAAAATATTGATAGGGCGTATAAAGGTTTACCTCCTATTCAACCCAAGAAATCTATTATCGTCGAATTTTTAAAAGCGCGTAAAGCTAAAGTATGTCCTGTTATTGAATATAAGGCTGAATGATGAAAACAGTAATGAAAAGCTATTTTGGTAGTCATCTTTATGGAACTTCTACCCCAGAATCTGATGTAGATTTTAAAGAAATCTTTGTTCCTCCTGCTCGCGATATTCTTATCGGAAATGTCAAAGAGCATATGAGTAAAAACACTAACAACACATCATCTAAAAACACTAAAGATGATATTGACCATGAACTATACAGTCTTAAATATTTCTTTAAATTAGCAGCAGATGGTGAAACCGTAGCATTGGATATGCTTCACACTCCACCTGAACTAGTGGTTAAATCTGATTTGCCTGATGTGTGGAAGTTTATTCAAGACAACCGTTCTCGTTTTTATACGACTAACATGAAATCCTATTTAGGATATGTCCGTAAGCAAGCTTCTAAATATGGCGTCAAGGGTTCTCGTTTGGCTGCATTACGTGATGTATTGAAAGTAGTTAATCAAATCCCTGAGCAATGGATTGATTACCAAGAAGATGGTTCTATTAAGCAGCGTCGTACTAAAGTTGAAGATATTAAGCATCGTCTTCCAGAAAACGAATTCTGTGAATGGGTGTTCCATAATCATGAGAAAACAGGCCCACAAACGTTCTACACTGTGTTGGGTCGTAAATATCAGACAACGCTTTCTCTTATTGAGCTTAAGCAGTCACTGAACAAATTAGATGCTGAATACGGTGAACGCGCTCGTAAGGCCGAAGCCAATGAAGGCATTGACTGGAAAGCTCTGAGCCATGCCTGCCGTGGTGGACTCCAACTATTGGAAATTTACAAAACTGGTGACTTGGTTTATCCACTCCAAGATGCTCCATTTATTCTCGACGTGAAGTTGGGTAAACATCCATTTAAAACAGTTCAAGAGTTTTTGGAAGATGTGGTCGATCAAGTAGAAGCAGCATCTACTGAAGCTTCTAAGAACGGTATGCAGCAAAAAGTAGACATGGGTTTCTGGGATGACTTCCTTGAGAAGGTTTATCTTGAAAACCACCGAAGCTATTATAAATGATAGGGAGCCTTCGGGCTCCCTTTTTTATTTCAAAAATTTTTCACAAAACTGTTTACAAGCATAAAGCTTTATGGTACTATACAACTATCAAAACAAACACTTAAACGGAAAACAAAATGAAAATTACACCAATTGAAGTAAAAAAGTTGATTGATACAGAAGAAATTTCAGAGTGTTTTGAAAGTTTCTTAGAAGACGCAACTGAAGATAACGCGGTTTATCTCGCCCAGAAAATTATCGAAACTTATTTGGAGAAGAATCAATGACAGTTTACGTAGATGTTTTAATGAATCATGGATGGAAACTTCGCGGTCATCCAACTAAAAATTGTCATATGTTCACTGATGGAGATATTGAAGAGCTTCACGAAATGGCAGAAGCAATAGGAATGAAACGTTCTTGGTTTCAAGATAAACGCATTAAACATTATGACTTACGTGCAAGTCGTCGTCAAAAAGCTATAGAACTTGGCGCCGTAGAAGTATCGAGGCGAGAAGCAGTAAAAATTTGGCGAAAATTAAAATAAATTGTTTACATGGTCTGTAGTTGTTGATACTATAGACCTATCAAAACAAATGAGTAAATTGGAGATACAAAATGACTACTTTGAATAAACGTTTCGGTAAAGCTAAATCTGGTTGTGCAGCTGAACGTCGTTATGTTTTCGCTCAGTTAGAAGATGTAGAGTATCAGATTAATCAAGTTCACATTACTGGTATCGAGCCTATGTGTGGCCTTGAAGCTCTTCGTGAAGTTCGTGACGGGTATCGTCGTGACATCGAAGAAATGTCAAAATAAGTATACAAACTGATAGGACTATGTTATAGTAGTCCTATCAAATCAAAGGAGAATAAAATGAAAACTGTAACTATCAATAAGGGTATCTACTTCGGTAAAGAAATCTCTGGAACTTTTGAGCTTTTAGGCGAATGGTTCCCAGATAATGCTCCGGTAGATGCACAAGGAGATGGTAAAGTTTTTGTTGAAATTGACGGTAAACGTCGCGGTGTTTGGGTTTACAAATCAGACATTTCATATGATGGTGTAAAAGTTGAAGAAGTTAAAGAATCGTATGAAGATATGAAAACCCGCATTAATAAAAGATTTAATGTTATGGGAATGATGACGAATGGTATTATTAATGGAAATATTCGTTCATTAATTATCTCTGGCGCAGCAGGTATTGGTAAAACGTATTCTTTAGATAAAGCTTTAAATAAAGCAAATGATATTGGATACATTGAATATAAAAGCATTAATGGTAAAATCTCTGGTATTGGTCTTTATGAGCAGCTTTGGAATAATCGTGAAGAGAATTCTGTCCTTTTGATTGATGATGTGGATGTTTTCTCTGATATGGACATTCTTAATCTTCTAAAAGCCGCTCTGGACACTGGAGAGACCCGTAAAGTCTGCTGGAGTACTGCGTCTTCTTACTTAGAAGAAAAAGGCATTGAGCGTGAGTTTGAATTTAAAGGAACGATTGTTTTTATCACAAACGTTGACATTGACCGCGAATTAGACCGTGGTACTAAACTTGCTCCACATTTACAAGCATTAGTGTCCCGCTCAGTTTATTTAGATTTGGGTGTTCACACTAATGAAGAAATTATGGTCAGGGTTGAAGATGTTATTCTTTCAACTGACATGATGCAAAAACGCGGTCTTTCTGATGAAGAAACTTATAAAGCATTATCATGGATGAAAGTCAATGTTAATCGTTTACGCAATGTTTCACTGCGTACTGCTCTTTATCTTGCTGACTTTATTATGACCGACAAAAACGGTTGGGAAGAAATCGCTGAGGTTACTCTTCTGAAATAATTCATAAGAGGACTTCTATGACAAAAAGGCAGTTCAGAAATAGATTATATGGACTGCCATCAAAAAGATGACTAGAATTAAACTGGTGAATGGAGGTAATGATGTTATACTCAAAGGCTCGTGAAATTTACGAAACTAAAATTAAAGAAGCTGTACTTCAATTCGCAACAACGATGCGATGGACAAATGATTGGGAATATTCAAAAAATCATAAGAAGCCCATGGTGACAAGAAAGGCTCATATGTTAGTGTTAATAGACCGTGAGCAGATTAAAGCCCGAGAAGCCCTCCAGAATCATAAAAAGGCTGCCTTTGAATGGTTTATGGATAACACTGCTCCTGAGACTAAGAAAGCAGTGAGCGCGTGGTTCAGTGGAAAAAATTGTGAAAGAAGTTTCTTTTAGTGGTTTACAAGACTGTTCCTCTGTGGTACTATACAACTATCAACTACGGAGGAACACAAAATGAACGCTAAAGATATTTTCAACCTGGTAAATTACAACGATGGTAAATTTAAATCTGAAGCACAAAGCAAGTTCTTTAATGACATCTCAATCGGAGGTGAAATCACGGTTGACGGAGGACAAATTTACAAATCTCGTTGGAATTGGATCGTTATTATCGATGAGATTGGTATTGTAGAAATTTACAAGAATACGAATAAAAATCGTACATTACACTGGTCTCGTGATACTAACGAACAGTACAAAAAGGATAAAGCATCTAAATTATCTCGTGTAACTCAAGAAGATATTGAGTTCATCAAGAAAGATATTTTGATGTATGATAACTTAATTGCTGAAGAGCAAGCAGTTATTGATAAATTTGACGAGATTAAAGCTTCTCATGAAATTCCTGATTTTATGAAAGAATCAGTAAATGAACGATACACTCTCATTTCAGAGCGTATTGAAACTTACAAAAAGCAAAGAGCTGAACGCCAAAATACTCTTCGGAAGTTTGAAGAACGGTTAAAGACGGTACTCGCATAACCGCTTTATACCAAGGATGGTATAATGGTTCTAAGCCCTTTTAATTGAGATTATTATGAAACAGTTGATAATTAAAAGATTGAATTTATTGATATGTTGTTTATGTGTAGTAGTTGCATATGGTTATTATGCTATTAATGATTATATGCATTATAAAGATTATGATGTTACTGTAGTTAATACCTTTACAGGAACTCAAGGAAAGGGGTCTAGTTTATCGTTTATTGCTGTATATGAACTCAAAGACGGTTATAGATTTAGTGAATATATTTCCCCAGAGATGTATTCTTCAATAGAAAAAGGTGATAATATTACTGTAAGTTTACGTCCTTTCGACGTAAAACAGACATTGTTTGATAATATTGTTTGGTTCTTTGGAATGGTATTAGTTCAATCTGTATTCGGTGCTTATATAGTCTTTTCCATCATATTCTGTGTATTTAGTAAAATTGAAAATTGAGTGAGAAAAATATGTCAGTAGTAATTAATAATGTCAATGCAGTAATTAAATCTTTAGTTAATAAAAAATTAAATGAATGGACTGTACTTCGTCGTGGAGAGCCAGATAAATTTTTTCATAGATTTAACCCAACTTTGGATTTGAATGTTATTGACAGAGATGTTCATGCTGAAATTTTAGATAAATTTAAAGTTGATATTGGGTTTGGATTAGATAAACATTTGCAACGAACAAACGGATCTGGAATGGGTTTATCTAATCGCATCATGAAAGCCCTTAATAAAATTGGAGCGTTGTCTCGTATTAATGCGAGTGAAATCCTTCGCAATTATAATAAAGGATATGACCTTTATGGTCGACTAATGCCGAAATTATCATTTGACCAAATGATCGCAGATTTGTGGGAAAATCAACGACGATTATTAGCATTAGGCGCTCGATTAGCTAAAGGTCTAGATAAACAAATGATTTTTAAGACCAATAATACAGAAGACCTTAAATGCTTTAAATTTAGTATTCGTGGCGATGATTATTATATCAGAGCTCACTCTACAGATTATGTTAATATGGGGCATCATCTCTGTTTAGCTTTTGAAGTTTTAAAAGAAGCTGGAACATTAGAATATTCATCTGGTGCAAAATGCCCTATTGGTTCAAGTTGTGTTTTAATTTATCGCCCGGATGAATCCAGTTCAACTAAATTGCCTACAAAACCTGTACCAGTTCGTAGTAACGAAAAACATTCTGAACAAATTGATTATTTTAATAAACAGATTGAAGAGCTGAATATTTCTATTCAACAATATGATGATGAAATTTTCAGACTATCTGGACTGAGTAGTAAAGCTAAATCTGAGCGTGAAAAGTTAATTAAAATTGTTGATTTACTTAAATCTTAAGGAACACCATGAAAACTCGTTCTCAAATTGAAGATATGGTTCGTACTGGCAGCGATACTCGTAATGTTATGACATTTTTGTGTGAAAATAATTTAGACCCTGATAAAGTTAATCGTGCTATTCACTTTAAATATCTAAATAGCAGTGAATTATTACGTCATTTTAGTAAAGCGGGGTATATTACACAAATGACTGCTCGTGAGCAGCTCACTGATTTCTGTAAAACTATTGATTATAAAAATCCTCTATTTGTTCAAGGTGTTGGTCAGAGTAAGGTCGATTTATCATCTGGATTTTTCAATCCAAATCATTATCGTATTGAGTGGAGATTTATTGCTCTATTCCGTAAACAATTAAAGCAAATTTTGTCGACGGCTAGTCGATTAAAAGGTTCTGATATTAACTTAAAGAATCTGAAATTTGATGGTTATACTCTTCAGATGGAAGTAAGACCATTAAAAGAAAATAACAGAACTGCACGAATTAGCTTTAAACCTAATACAAAAAATTCTCTTTCAATTTGTGAATGCCTTAAATCACAGTTGACAGAAGCATTTAAGTATATGGATGTAGTTGCCGCGGTTCAGTCTAAGATTTTACCTCATTTTGAGCGAAATTGGGAACATACAACAACGTATGAACTTGATATGATCGTTTCATTTAAATACGATTTTTTGAGAAAGGACGAAGTCCCGCAAGAGAAAAAGCAGGAAGTGCAAGATATCTTAAATTTATCCAATTACTCATCAAACGATCCTAAATTTTGGATGTATAGTTCAGGTAATAAAGATACATGGAAATTCAATAAAGTGAATTTTCTTCCTGTTGAAAATCCGAGTTTTAAACCTGTTGAAAAATGGCACGCGGATGCGATTGAGAAGTCTATCAAGGCAGTAGATGATGAACTCGTTAAAGCAACTAATGAAGTGTTAGAAGCTGAAAAGATGCTAGAAAAAGCTCAAGAAAAAGTCAAAAATCTTACGAAGCAACGTTCTAAACTGAACAATGCACTAAATGCACTAAACTAGTTTACTTTGCCACAAGGATGTGGTATAATGTTCTTACTTTCTACTGAGGAGATTAATATGACTCGTAACGAATATATCAAATCATTCAATAGCGTTATTGATGATAAAGTTAAACCTGTGTTTAGTCAGAATAGTGTTATTTCCATTATCAATCAATGGCTCAATAATATTGATGCAAGTATTGTTTCTTCAAGCAAATTTATTCATGAAGTTCATAAAATTTCTAGTCGCGAATATAAAGATGATATTAAGGAAACTTTTAAAGGTTCTCGTCTTCTTTCATATTTAGTTAATCAAGATATTCTTGGTAAATTTGGGAAAGAAATTAAACGAACTAAAGATGTAGTAGGATACAGTTGGTTCGGTGATGTTAATTCTTATCATCTTAATAATAAAGAAGACCCTGAGAATATTTTTACTCGTCGTTGGATTAGTAATTTTAGACTTTTCAAGAAGCAAATTCTAAAATCAGCTTCTAAATTATGCTATGGTGATTATCGTCAAATCCATCCTTGGGCTTCTGATATGATTATCATAAAAGAATATGAGCTTGATAAAAATAAAGCAGCTATTTTTGTGAATTATGAATTTTTTACACCAGAAGCTAATCAAAAGAACATTAATAAATTTTTCTCAATTGCTAGCGATATAACTCGTCAGTTAGAGACCGCATTACTTTGTATGGAAACAGTAGAAAATATTCATACTTATCCTTTTAAGAATATATGCGGTTGGGAAGGATATAAAATTGTAGTTAGTCTCCGTGAAGTAAAGTGTGCGTACTCACCGACTGATAAAGAAATTTACCAACAAAAATGTGATGAAATTGTGAATACTCCTAAAGAAGAAACTACCCTTGAGGAACTAATGGAATGTCTTGACGATTCGCCTGAACCAGTAGAAATTCGTCCAGAAGTTATTGCACTAGAAAAAGCTTATAAAGAAGTTCTAGAAATTTCTAATAAAGCACAGAAAGAATATGAGCAAGCTAAAAGGATTTGGGAAGAATCTGTTAATCGCCTGGATCGTCTTGAACAAGCTTTACAGTTAATTAAGTAATTTAAAGCCAAGGATGGCTCGGAGTATAAACCATTAACCAAGTGAGAAGAACATGAAAACTCGTAAACATTATATTGATTATTTTGATGGTCTTATTACTAAACATCGTAATTATCAGATCGGACACAGAGCAGTAATCAATAATATTCTTCGTGATTTTTTAGACTATATTGGATGGGAAAACCATATTTGTAAAGATACACAAAATGCGTATTCACATTCTCTTGGTTCTTTGCTCGAGTGGTTCAAACGTTCCCGATTACTATCTTCTGTGATAGCTGTTAATAATGTTAAAAAATTTATGTATCCAAGCTACATTGAGACTAATGTATCAAATGCTAATGTTGTTACATTTAATATTATTAACGACGTGAAAAGAACTTATTTAGAAGAATGGTTTTCTAAAAATAGTAAAGAAAAATTTGCCAGTGAGTTTTCACACGAATTTAATAATAATGTGAATATGCTTTTTAAGCATTCTCGTAGACTGTTTTGTCATGGCGATGATCGTACTATTAATGTAAATGTAAAAGATTGGGTTACGGCTAAATTCATTCCATCATCACAGAATGGACCATTTGAATTGTCAATTATTGTTTGTGCTCCGCATGAAATATATAAAAATCTTCCATATATGAAACCATGTGAAGCTAATAAACATAATAAAACGATTCGTTCTTTGACTTATAATCTTCGTACGTTATTGTCTAAAATGGACGTAGTTGAATCCTTTGATGATAATACGAATTATGGTCTTTCACTGTTTGAAACTAAAGTTGTTATTAAGTTAAAGGACCCTAATAAATTTAAACCTACGCCAAAGCCCAATCATGGGAATGATACTATGAAAGAAGAACGCGAATATCTCAGTGCCCGTTTGATTGAAGTTGAAAAACAGATTGAAGAGCATACTAAAGTTATTAAGGCTTTAACCGCCAAAGCAAATGGTTTACGTGATGCTATTGAGGTACTGAAATGAAAAAGCGCTTATTAGAAGATATTGCCGAAGCTTCAGATTTTCCTGAATGGACTCCATGCGCTGGGTTTGATAAAGGACTGCTAGTTACTGACGATTTAGATTTTAAACCTCCAGCATGGGACGCTATTATGGTTATGGTTGAACGTCGCGAAAGGGCTTCTAAAAACGTTCCTAATTGTCCTGAGTGCGGTACTGAACAGGTCCAATTGATTAACTGGCGTAAACCAGAGCTTGAATATAAATGTCGTCATTGTAAACATAAATTTAGTAAGCATGCTCCGGAAATGGTTAAATTACCTGACTCTACTGAGTTCTTTAAAGAACTTGCGAGTGTTCAACCAATGCCTAATAATATTTTGGATTAAAAATGACCAAGCGTAAAGAATATATGGAGACTGCCGAAAAGGCAGTCCGTGAATTAGCAATAGCTTATTATAATGAACATGGTAAATTTCCTGATAGATACAGCGTGCTTAAATCTGCTTTAACTCGTTCATACAAAAATATGCTATCAGAAGTAAGTGATATTATATACAAACATAAAGAACAAACGGGTCAAAGTCTTGATTACGACGAGACTTTTAAACAAGTACTAGGAATTAAGGAATAATATGTTTAAAGTATATGGTTATGATAGCAACATCCATAAATGTGTGTATTGCGATAATGCAAAACGTCTCTTGACTGTGAAGAAACAACCGTTTGAATTTATCAACATTATGCCGGAAAAAGGTGTTTTTGATGATGAGAAAATCGCTGAGCTTCTGACTAAACTAGGTCGTGATACTCAAATCGGCTTGACGATGCCTCAGGTATTTGCTCCTGATGGAAGTCATATTGGTGGATTTGACCAATTGCGGGAATACTTTAAATGATGCTCGAAGGAACTGATTATATCCATGATTACCGCGGAAGCGCGGTATATGTAGGTGATGAAGTTGCAGTTTACTATGGGTATGGAACTTTGATGACAGCCAAGGTTATTCAAATTAAAAATAATCGTGCTAAACTCGAAGTTTATTATTCTAATGGTGAAAAGTCTATTTCTAAGTGGAAATACGGTGATTGCATGGTCAAACTGGGGTAAATATGATTTACGATATTAGTGTATCAAGAACTCCATCAATGGTTACTATTCCAGCTGAAGAACTAGATCGTCTTCAGAAAATTGAAGAACTTCTTTGGGAAATTGAATGTGACCTGCCATCAGGATTAGAATCCTGGATTGGTTATGAAGAACTTAATAAGCTTCGGGGTTAAACCTTGGTGGGCGGCTAGATGGGAAACTGTAGAGCCAGAGCCGGAAGAACCGGTTTACACTGATGAAGAAACAGTATATAATGAACCAACGATAAATGACTTAATTGATATGGAGATGGGACATGATTACAGTAGATAAGTGGTTTAGAATTAATCGTGCTGATACAGGGCTGTGTAATTACTGGCCGGAACTTAGTGCAGGTACTGTCTTTAAAGTTCGTGAACTTGCAAAAGAATGCGAAGATGATATAGAACCTGATACTGGAATTATTGAAATTGAACTTTCCGGCGGAAAGATTATTAACATCTACGATAAGCCAATTACGTATTGGTGCTTGTGGAATACTGAATCAGTCGAAAATGGCGAAATTGAAGAAGTTGTAGAGCGAACTAATCAAGTTGTTCAGAAGCCTAAAGCCGATTTTCAAGGTGAACGTATTTCATACGCATTAGCTAAATTAGCTGCACAAGAAAATAACGATGGCTATGAAGGAAATTTAATGCAAGCTGCCGCAGAGTACATTGAATGGCTTGAAACTCAAATTTCTTTTTCTGACCAAAAGATTCGGCAATATAAGCGATTGAATCAAATGTTTTACAATACTTGAAAATAATAAATACCCTTATCTATTTAAGGTAAGGGTTTATTATGTTATTGACTGGCAAATTATATAAAGAAGAAAAACAGAAATTTTATGATGCACAAAACGGTAAATGCTTAATTTGCCAACGAGAACTAAATCCTGATGTTCAAGCTAATCACCTCGACCATGACCATGAATTAAATGGACCAAAAGCAGGAAAGGTACGTGGATTGCTTTGTAATCTCTGTAATGCCGCAGAAGGTCAAATGAAGCATAAATTTAATCGTTCTGGCTTAAAGGGACAAGGTGTTGATTATCTTGAATGGTTAGAAAATTTACTTACTTATTTAAAATCCGATTACACCCAAAATAATATTCACCCTAACTTTGTTGGAGATAAATCAAAGGAATTTTCTCGTTTAGGAAAAGAGGAAATGATGGCTGAGATGCTTCAAAGAGGATTTGAATATAATGAATCTGACACCAAAACACAATTAATAGCTTCATTCAAGAAGCAGCTTAGAAAGAGTTTAAAATGAATGTAGTATATAAACTATCATTTATTAATAGAATTAATGCTAAAACCCCGCCATATTATTACATTGGAAGTAAAACTAATTGCACTTTTGACGGAACGAATATTATTGATAAAAATGGTAAATTTTATTATTCGTCTTCGTCATCTTCCGAATTTCAAAAAGCCCTGTTGAAAGAAACGCCGAAAGTTGAAATATTATATTTTCAATTAGTCGGAGATGAACAAATAACTAGCATTGAAGCTGAATTTCAAAAGAATATAGAAAAAGATGTATGGAATAAAGAGTATTTTAATTTAGCATATGCTGATGGTCAATTTACAACGTACGGTGTTTCTCCTTCTAAAGAAACTAGAGAAAAGCAATCAATAACCATGATTAAAAGAAATCGTAATAAAGGCAAAAATCATGGATTTTATGGAAAGCATCATACTAATTTAGCCAGAAAGAAAATATCAGAAGCTTCTAAAAAATACTGGAAAGAAAATCCGCATCGTGGATTTTCGCATACAAAGGAAGCTAAAATTAAAATTGGAATTTCATCTTCTATCAGGCATAAAGGAAGTGGAAATCCGATGTATGGTGTAAAACCTTGGAAAACTCCGAGAGCAATTAAATCTGGTACTTGTATATTATGGTTAAAATACGCAGAAATTTTATATGATTATTTAAGTCCAGATTTTAAAAGTAAATCATCTATTTTTGCGGATTTAAACTTACCAAAATTTAGAATTGATAATTTCATCAAAAGGTTTAAAATGGGTTGGAACCCATATTTAGACGAAGAATTTCAAAAGGATAAATTAGAATTATGTCTTTAGAAAAAGATGTTTTAAATTTTATTTCAAATAAAGATAAAGAATTAAATACAGAAAACGCCAACAAAGATTCTCGCGTCTTTCCAACAAAAAGAGATTTAATGGCCGGTATTGTTTCTAAACATATCGCTTGTCGTATTCTTCCAAGTCATATTGTAAATGCCCATAATGTTGGATTAATTCATTTTCATGATTTAGATTACAGTATATCATTGCCTTTTACTAATTGCTGTTTAGTAGATTTAAAAGGAATGCTTGAGAACGGATTTAAGCTTGGTAATGCGCAGATTGAAACTCCTAAATCAATTGGCGTTGCTACTGCAATTATGGCACAAATTACTGCACAGGTTGCTTCACATCAGTATGGCGGAACTACATTTGCGAATGTCGATAAAGTTCTTTCTCCTTATGTTAAACGCACCTATGCAAAACATGTTGAAGATGCAGAAAAATGGCAAATCGCTGATGCGTTGAATTATGCTCAATCTAAGACAGAAAAAGATGTCTATGACGCATTCCAAGCTTATGAATATGAAGTAAATACTCTCTTTAGTTCAAACGGACAAACGCCTTTTGTGACAATTACATTTGGTACGGGAACTGACTGGACTGAACGAATGATTCAGAAGGCAATTCTTAAAAACCGCATTAAAGGTCTTGGTCGTGATGGAATAACTCCTATTTTCCCTAAGCTTGTTATGTTCGTTGAAGAAGGTGTTAATCTTTATAAAGACGATCCGAACTATGATATTAAGCAGCTTGCTCTAGAGTGTGCAAGCAAAAGAATGTATCCTGATATTATTTCAGCTAAGAACAATAAAGCTATCACTGGTTCATCTATTCCTGTTTCTCCAATGGGTTGCCGTAGTTTCTTGAGCGTATGGAAAGATTCGACTGGTAATGAAATTCTTGATGGACGTAATAATCTTGGTGTTGTAACACTGAATCTTCCTCGCATCGCGTTAGATTCTTATATTGGAACACAATTCAATGAACAGAAATTTGTTGAATTATTCAATGAACGAATGGATCTGTGTTTTGAAGCTTTGATGTGTAGAATCAATTCCTTAAAAGGAGTTAAAGCGACTGTTGCTCCTATTCTTTACCAAGAAGGTGCATTCGGGGTTCGTCTTAAACCTGATGACGACATAATTGAGTTATTTAAAAACGGTAGAAGTTCAGTGTCCCTAGGATACATTGGTATTCATGAATTGAATATTCTTGTCGGTCGTGATATTGGACAAGAAATTTTGACTAAAATGAATGCTCGTCTTAAACAGTGGACTGAAAGAACTGGGTTTGCTTTTAGTTTGTATTCGACTCCTGCTGAAAACCTTTGTTATCGCTTCTGTAAACTTGATACCGAAAAATATGGAAGTGTAAAAGATGTTACCGATAAAGGATGGTACACTAACAGTTTCCATGTTTCAGTAGAAGAAAATATTACTCCGTTTGAAAAGATTTCTCGCGAAGCCCCATATCATTTCATTGCGACAGGTGGTCACATTTCTTATGTTGAACTTCCTGATATGAAAAATAACCTAAAAGGTCTTGAGGCTGTCTGGGATTATGCTGCACAACATTTAGATTATTTTGGTGTTAATATGCCAGTAGATAAATGTTTTACATGTGGAAGTACCCATGAAATGACTCCTACTGAAAACGGATTTGTTTGTTCTATTTGTGGAGAAACTGATCCTAAAAAGATGAACACAATAAGAAGAACATGTGGTTATTTGGGAAATCCGAACGAACGCGGATTTAATCTCGGCAAAAATAAAGAAATCATGCATAGGGTTAAGCACCAATGAATTATGATAGATTTTATCCTTGCGATTTTGTTAATGGTCCTGGCTGCAGGACCGTTCTTTTCGTTACAGGTTGTTTGCATAAATGTGAAGGGTGTTATAATAAATCAACATGGAATGCTAGAAATGGTGTTCCATTCACTGGTGAAACACTAGAACAATTAATTGAATGTTTGAATAATGATTATATAGAAGGATTGACTATAACCGGAGGTGACCCTCTCTATCCTGATAACAGAGACGTGATTCACTCTGTGGTTCAAACTATTAAAAATCTTTATCCCAATAAAAGCATTTGGTTGTGGACAGGATATAAGTTTGAAGATATTAAACAACTAGAAATGCTTAAATATGTTGATGTTATTATTGATGGGAAGTATGAGAAAAATCTTCCGACCAAAAAGCTGTGGCGAGGATCAGATAATCAGCGACTTTGGTCAAATACCGATGGGGTGTGGACACATGATTAAATTGAATTACATTATGGATACTATAAATGATATGATTTTTCATTTTGGTCCAGAATTTTATTCGCAATATAGTTTAGTGCTTATCAATGCTTGGTTAATCAATTAAGGGTAAAATATGTATAAATTTCGTAAAGGTTTAGCTGATTTTCTTACAACTGTAACGTTCTTTTTGTTTATGGCAGTTGGTGCTATTTTTCTTATTCCTTTTATTGCTATATTTTTCGTGATTAGCTTAATTTCTCCAGAAAAAGGCTTATCTTCTAGCGAGTTCAATGAGCGTCTGGATAAAATTACTAACAAACTGAATGCTGTTCTTGATAAAAAGGCCTAATTATGATTAGTTTTGAGCGATATGTGGTAGAGAGTTGGAAGGGTTTTGATATGTTCGGTAATGACTATTATTTCTATGAATGTAGTCTAAATCCTAGTTTTTGGGCTGGACGAGAACGAGAACTTGAAGAAATTAATAACCGCGCTGAATTGTTAGGTGAATTACCTACGGTTTATTTTACCTTTGATGCATCTGGATTTGTTATCCAGGTTTATTTTCCTGAAGAAAATTCTGGCGATGATTCTGTTAACCCGCCATACTGGGCTTATCAAGGAATTATTTCTCGTGGAACAAAACTCGAACTTAAAGAATAAGATTGAAGTCTATGGAATTCCAGATGAAGTAGGTCGTTGTCCTGGATGTCAATCAGTTACAAAACTTCTAAAGGAGCTTAATGCTCCTTTTACTTTCTATAAAGTTCTTACAAATAATGGTAAGATTGAGTATGATCGTCCACTGATTGTATCTCTTGCTAAACGCGCTGGATTCACATCTCTTAACATTTGTTATCCAGTCATTTTCATCAATGATTCTAGACAAAAGAACATTAAACACTTCAAAGAAACTCTCATTTCACTTGGATATGATAGAGATATCATAGAAGACTAAGACGGGCCCTCTGGGCCTTTCTTTCTTACATTCTGTATATTACCATTCTAAGCTATCGTTCCCTTCTTGTCATTCCCTAAAATATTTTTCACAAAGTTGTTTACAACAAGTTCAAACCGTGGTATTATTAACATATGAATTACCTTTGAGGAATTGATATGGTTGTGGTTGATAAAGAAATTAAAAAGGGACAATATTATTTTATTAATGGTAATGTTGTTCGTGTTACTTACGTAAATGGTTATGATGTTTATTATCTTATACTTAAGTTACATAAACACATTATTTGTGATCGTGCTGTATTTAGTTCAGTTGCTAAGGAAATTAAACTCCATGGGTAAAACGTATCGTCGTAAAGACTTGAAAGTTCGTGATTATGACTATTTCGGAAAGCGTAAAGCTCCTGATGGGGTAAGTCATAAAGATATGGTTGAAAACATTTTTCGTTCAGATAAATGGCGACGTATGCGAGGTGTTGATTCAGAGGTTAAGAATGAATTGAATCGTCAACTGCGTGGTGAAGTAAGAAAGTTGAAAAAATCAGTTTACATTGACGATGATTTTGATTATAATACATCTCAACGAGTTGCTAAGCGCAAATCAAACGAGTGTTATCGTTACAGCTGAGGAAAATATGAATATCAAACGAATGCTTTTTAAGCAGGGGTTATACACTTTAAATGTTACTCCAAAAGGCGATACAACTAAGTGGTCAGTAAATGACTGGATTAAATTCATTGATGAAAATGGTAATTGGGAAATTTAAATGAATCCTGAATCTATGTTATCGCAAAAGCTTCGTGAAGAACGCGCCAAATTTTTCCAGAACATGAAACACAATGGTATTGAGGACGAAGTTTTTCTAAATTGGTTCTGGAATAATAAGTACACAGCATGCGAAGGAGCTTTGTCATTGTCAGTCGCAATGATGTACGAAGGCTGGAAGGGTGCCAAAAAGTTTAGCTAAGGGCTTCGGCCCTTTTTGGATAATAAAATTTTAACGCAATTGAGGATAATGTATGACTATTCAAATTAAAAACGCCATCAATTCTTACGCATATGATAAAGTAGTTTCTTTGCTAGAAAAAGGCGATATTGTAACTCCTCAAATTTTGGATAAATGGGAAAAAGAGCTTCATCAAATGATGAAACAGAATGATCAGAAGATTGGACGCAATACTGTCCGTGAATTGTTGGTTCAATATATCTTGTCAGAATTTGATGTTAAAGCTTTTGGTGTAGAATCTAAAGCTTATCAAAAGCATGAAATTTCCGATAAAACTATTCGTCGCATGAAAAATCAACGCAAGAAAAAATTTGCAGACCTGAAAATTACTAAGGTATAATTATGAACGAAGCTCTTATTAACGATTTGCGTCTTGCCGGATATGAAGTAAATACAAACGGCAATGGTTTAACTCAAATTGAAGGAAATGGATTCATCCTTGAGTATGAATTTAGCCAATGGTGGTTATATGCCAATTACGGCGAATTGATTGAATATGTTGACCAATTTGATTCACTAGATGCAGCTCTTGGAGCGGCTAAGTTGATGAATGTATGAAATTTATTAATATTTCTATTACTATTGAAAATTATGGCATTTTCTATGTTGACCAATACATGAAAATTTCATTTTTCCCAAATAAGACTGGTGTTGGATATTGGGAAAGCCATGTTTCTGAATTAAATGAAAGTGAATATGTTAGTACACATGAAAAGTTTTTAGACTTTTTATATCATGCTGATCTAACTAGTCATTATATAGATATTCATGAATTTAAAAAGATGATGGAGAAAGTATTCCAAGCATACTGTTTACTTAGATAACTGATATCCTCTATGCTTTAAGATAGATCTTCAAATATTATGATATAATAGATCTATGAATTGAGCTAAGAGGTGAAAATGTCAGAAACTAAGCCTAAATATAATTACGTAAACAATAAAGAGCTTTTACAAGCTATTATTGATTGGAAAACAGAATTAGCAAATAATAAAGACCCAAATAAAGTAGTTCGTCAGAATGATACTATCGGATTAGCCATTATGCTTATTGCAGAAGGCTTATCTAAGCGTTTCAACTTTTCAGGATACACCCAGTCTTGGAAACAAGAAATGATTGCAGATGGTATAGAAGCTTCTATTAAGGGGCTTCACAATTTTGATGAAACGAAATATAAAAACCCACATGCATATATAACTCAAGCTTGTTTTAATGCATTCGTCCAACGTATTAAAAAAGAACGTAAGGAAGTTGCAAAGAAATATAGTTACTTCGTTCACAATGTCTATGACAGTCGTGACGACGATATGGTTGCGTTAGTAGATGAAACTTTTATTCAAGACATCTACGATAAAATGACGCATTACGAAGAATCAACCTATAGAACACCGGGGGCTGAAAAGAAAAGTGTTGTAGACGATTCTCCTAGTTTGGATTTTTTATATGAGGCTAACGATTAACCTCTCCGGATTCTTGGAAGAAATACCTGAAGTTGAAGCTATTCCCTATTTACTTAAAATGTATCTCAGGGAAGTTTTAGCTCTTGACATTGATATTGATCCAGAAAATCCGTATGATACCGCTTTTAAATCTAATGGTGTAGAATTAAACTATCGGTATCATTTAACAGATGATGATTTTTATTTTATATTAGAGAAATAATATGACTGATAAACCCGAAATTAATGATGAAGTGGAAAAGCTTATTTCTTCTATTGAAGAAAAGAACCGTCTTGAAGCAGAAAGAAAAGCAAATAAGTTATTGTCTAAAAACAAACGCGAACTGAATCGTCTTTATAAGCACGCTCAGATCGCAGCTGAAAACAATAATTTTGCTCAATACGAATATGCTATCAAGAAAAGTCGGGATATTCTGAAACAGCCATATAACGATGAACTCATCAGTATTCTTTGGAAGACTACTAGATCGCAAATTGAGGATATGATTGATGCTTACACACGTAAAATTCAAGCGTCTTAAAATTAATGCAGGATTTACTGAATCTTTGAATGGTCATCTTTGTGTGAAAATTTCTGAAAAAGAATACCATGATAGTTCAATTAAAGAAGTTAATCCTCCTATTGTAAGAGCAGACCCTAATATGAAAGTGTGGGTTGATTCTTATCAAGTCAAAAAATGGTGGCAGTTATGAAAGATGAACACCCAGACTTCTGAAATAGATTATAATAAAATTCGTTCCTCTAAAGAGGAAATGATGAGACGCTTTAAAGAGTCTCATGATAAAGCTAAAGCAGAAGGAACTATAAAATATAAGCGCATAAAATTTAAAAGTTCTAACGAGCCTCTGTATGGCGTATTATGTGGATAGGAGCTTCGGCTCCTATATTGCTTTATAAATTTTTGGTAAAATAAACCAAAACAAAGAGGATATTAAATGAAAGTATGTATTTTTATGGCTAGAGGTCTTGAAGGTTGTGGTGTAACTAAATTTTCTCTTGAGCAACGTGATTGGTTTATTAAGAATGGTCATGAAGTAACTTTGGTTTATGCTAAAGATAAATCATTTACTCGTAATTGCGCGCATGATTATAAATCATTTTCAATTCCGGTTTTATTGGCAAAAGAATATGATAAAACACTTAAGCTGGTAAATGATTGTGATATTCTAATTATCAATTCAGTTCCTGCTACTTCGGTTGAAGAAGACACTATTAATAACTATAAAAAAATTATTGATAACATTAAACCTTCTGTTCGTGTTGTAGTTTATCAACATGACCATTCTTCTCTTTCTTTGCGCCGAAATTTGGGATTAGAAGAAACTGTTCGTCGAGCTGATGTTATTTTTAGCCATTCTGATAATGGTGATTTTAATAAAGTTCTGATGAAAGAATGGTATCCTGAAACAGTTTCTCTGTTTGATGATATTGAAGAAGCACCGACAGTATATAACTTTCAGCCTCCTATGGATATTGCGAAGGTTCGGTCAACCTACTGGAAAGATGTTTCTGAAATTAACATGAATATCAACCGTTGGATTGGTCGTACGACCACATGGAAAGGTTTTTATCAGATGTTTGATTTTCATGAAAAACATCTTAAACCTGCAGGACTAAGTACTATTATGGAAGGTCTGGAACGTTCTCCAGCGTTCATTCCTATTAAAGAAAAAGGAATTCCATACGAGTATTATCGTCTTCATCAAGTAGACCAAATTAAAATTGCTTCTAATTTGCCAACGCAAATTCTTGACCGTTATGTAAATAGCGAAATGCTTGAACGTATGAGTAAATCCGGTTTTGGTTATCAGTTGAGTAAGTTGGATAAAAAATATCTACAACGTTCTTTAGAATATACTCATCTCGAGCTTGGTGCATGTGGAACAATTCCGGTATTTTGGAAATCTACTGGCGAAAATTTAAAATTCCGTGTTGATAATACTCCTTTGACCTCGCATGATAGCGGTATCATTTGGTTTGATGAAAATGACATGGAATCAACATTTGAACGTATTAAAGAACTGTCATCTGATCGAACTCTTTATGACCGCGAACGCGAAAAAGCTTATGAATTTTTGTATCAGCATCAAGATTCAAGCTTCTGCTTTAAAGAACAGTTTGACATTATTACAAAATAAAGGGCTTTGGCCCTTTAGCTTTATACGGAGTTTGATATAATGATATTTCTTGGATATGTGATACTTTTTCTTGCATTTTATCTATTCACTAGAGCATGTTGGATTGGGTTCTTTAGCACGCCAGATGGGTTTATTTCAATAATTTTATTTTGCATTTCAATGACGGTTCTTGATATATGAAAATTTTAAATTTAGGTGATTGGCATTTAGGCGTTAAAGCCGATGATGAGTGGGTTCAATCCATTCAGTTGGATGGAATTAAACAAGCAATAGAATATTCTAAGAAAAATGGAATTACTACATGGATTCAATACGGCGATATTTTTGATGTGCGAAAAGCAATCACGCATAAAACTATGGAGTTCGCTCGTGAAATAGTTCAAATGCTTGATGATGCTGGTATTACCCTACATACTGTTGTAGGAAACCATGATATGCACTTTAAAAATACTTTAACTCCAAATGCCTCTACTGAGCTTTTGGCTAAATATCCTAATGTTAAAGTATATGATAAGCCTACTACAGTAGATTTTGACGGATGTTTAATTGATTTAATTCCTTGGATGTGTGAAGAAAATACTGGTGAAATTCTTGAACACATCAAAACTTCATCTGCTTCTTTTTGCGTTGGTCACTGGGAACTGAACGGATTTTATTTTTATAAAGGAATGAAATCTCACGGTCTTGAACCTGATTTCCTTAAGACTTATAAGGAAGTGTGGTCTGGTCACTTCCATACTATCTCTGAGGCTGCTAACGTCAGATATATTGGGACACCATGGACACTAACTGCAGGTGACGAGAATGACCCTCGTGGGTTCTGGATGTTTGATACAGAAACAGAACGAATGGAATTTATTCCAAACAATACTACCTGGCATCGTAGAATTCATTATCCATTTAAAGGAAAAATTGACTATAAAGATTTTACAAATCTATCAGTACGTGTTATAGTAACTGAGGTAGACAAAAATCTGACGAAGTTCGAATCTGAACTAGAAAAAGTTGTGCATTCATTACGAGTTGTGTCAAAAATTGATAACTCTGTCGAGTCAGATGAAAGTGAAGAAGTTGAAGTTCAATCTCTTCAGACGTTGATGGAAGAATACATTAATGCAATTCCAGACATCACTGATTCTGACCGTGAAGCACTTATTCAATATGCGAATCAGCTATATGTAGAGGCAACACAATGACTTTTGATGAATTTAAAAATGTTATGATGAGTCAGCATTTTGAATGCGAAGTAAAAGATGATATTGGTCATAAAGAAATTATTGAATATTGGTTTGAACCGCTAGAGGTTGAAGATAATTGTATTAAAAAGGTTACGGTCTGCACTGACTGGGCTGTATCTTTTAACTTCAACATTTTAGATAATGACACACCTAAATCATTACAAGATATGGCTGTATCTTGTATTAAGGATGCATACTGTGAAGTTTTCGACATTTGACATTAATGATGAATTCATAGCAAATATTGATTATACCGAAGAAGATTCTAGATATGTTGGAATAATTTATATTACATCAAAAACAGCACAAGGCGTTGTTTGCGTGGCTGAATTTGATGAATACTTTTTAGATTATGATGATATGATAGAATGGTCTAAAAGATACATTAAAAGGAATCTTTTGTGAAGAATTTTAAACTAAACCGAGTTAGGTATCAAAATATAATGTCAGTAGGTGGAAATCCTATTGACATTCAATTAGATAAGGTTCAAAAAACTCTTATTACTGGACGAAATGGCGGTGGTAAGTCTACTATGCTAGAAGCCATCACATTTGGGCTTTTTGGTAAGCCATTTCGTGATGTAAAGAAAGGTCAATTAATAAACAGCACAAATAAGAAAGAACTTTTAGTTGAACTGTGGATGGAATATGATGAGAAAAAGTACTATATCAAAAGAGGACAAAAACCAAACGTTTTCGAAATCACCGTTAACGGTACACGTCTTAATGAATCTGCCAGCAGTAAAGATTTCCAAGCAGAATTTGAACAGCTTATCGGAATGTCATATGCCAGTTTCAAGCAGATTGTTGTCCTTGGTACAGCAGGGTATACCCCTTTCATGGGTTTGTCGACCCCTGCACGAAGAAAGCTTGTGGAAGACCTGCTTGAGGTAGGAACATTAGCTGAAATGGATAAGCTTAATAAAGCACTAATACGTGAATTAAATTCACAAAACCAAGTGCTTGATGTTAAAAAAGATAGTATTATCCAACAAATTAAAATATATAATGATAACGTTGAACGCCAGAAAAAATTAACGGGTGACAACCTTACTCGTCTTCAAAATATGTATGATGATTTGGCAAAAGAAGCTAGAACGCTAAAATCGGAAATAGAAGAAGCTAATGAAAGATTAGTTAATATTGTTTTAGATGAAGACCCGACTGATGCATTTAATAAAATCGGTCAAGAAGCATTTTTAATTAAATCAAAAATTGACTCGTATAATAAAGTCATTAATATGTATCACGAAGGTGGATTATGTCCAACCTGTTTGTCACAATTAAGTTCCGGTGATAAAGTTGTTTCTAAAATTAAAGATAAAGTTTCTGAATGCACGCATTCGTTTGAACAGCTTTCAACACATCGTGATAATTTAAAAGTTCTTGTTGATGAATACCGAGATAATATTAAAACCCAGCAGTCGTTGGCAAATGATATTCGCAATAAAAAGCAATCTCTAATCACGACGGTAGATAAAGCTAAAAAAGTTAAAGCGGCTATAGAAAAAGCATCTTCTGAGTTTATTGACCATGCTGATGAAATAGCACTGCTTCAAGAAGAACTTGATAAAATTGTTAAGACAAAAACTAATTTAGTAATGGAAAAATACCACCGAGGAATTTTGACTGATATGCTCAAAGATTCTGGTATTAAAGGTGCTATTATTAAAAAGTACATTCCATTATTTAATAAGCAGATTAACCATTATCTTAAAATAATGGAAGCGGATTATGTGTTTACATTAGATGAAGAATTTAATGAGACAATTAAATCCCGTGGTCGTGAAGATTTTAGTTATGCTTCATTCAGTCAAGGTGAAAAAGCACGAATTGATATTGCTCTTTTATTTACTTGGCGTGATATTGCTGAAAAAGTTTCAGGTGTTAAAATAAACACACTAATTCTTGATGAAGTTTTTGATTCAGCGACCGATGTTGAAGGTGTAAAAGCTATTTCAACTATTTTAGATAGTTTAAAAAATACTAATGTTTTTGTTATTTCGCATAGAGATCATGACCCACAAGCATATGGTCAGCACCTTCAAATGAAGAAAGTTGGTCGATTTACTGTAATGGTTTAATTTATAAGAGATTATGCTTTAATTTATTAGAGTATAATCTCTGTGGAGGAAAAACATGGAATATTCAACTGGACAACATCTATTAACTATTCCTGAAATAAAACGATATATTCTGAGAAATAATTTTTCTAATGAAGAGCATATAGTTACTGAATCTATGCTTAGGAATGCATTTAAAGCAGAATATACAAAAATAATGTCCAATAGAAATGAAGCTTGGACTGTTACTGATTATTATGACTAAAGGTGTATTATGACTAAAATTACTGTGAATTATACTGTTGATGTAAAAGATATTCAGCCAAAACACGTGCGTTCTGAATCAAATCCACAAAACCAAAATAAAATTCGTCGAGCATGGGTTTTGTCTCTTTCTGATAACGCAATGGAAGTTATTCAGAACAAAATTAAATCTGCACCTGCTCGTCATGCGTATTATGAAGCTATCGATCATGAAGTAAGTAATAAATGGATTGAACTAATGCGCAAACATACTACAGAATCTCTAAACGCCGGTGCTAAATTTATTATGACTTCATGTGGTGAACGCCTTGAAGATGAATATTGCGGTAATGCAGATGAACGTCTAATTGTTGCTGCTCAAATTGTTGCCGAAACAATCGCAGCTGATTTTAATCGTTAATTGCTTTATTTAATTAGTTATAAAATTAAATCTCATTTGAATTGAAGGAAATTACATGAAACTGTCTAAAGATACTACTGCTCTGCTGAAAAATTTCGCTACTATTAACTCTGGTATTATGCTTAAATCCGGTCAATTTATTATGACTCGTGCGGTTAATGGTACAACTTATGCAGAAGCGAATATTTCTGACGTTATTGATTTTGATGTAGCAATTTACGATTTGAACGGTTTTCTCGGTATTCTGTCGCTAGTTAATGATGATGCAGAAATTTCCCAGTCAGAAGATGGAAATATTAAAATTGCTGATGCCCGCTCAACAATTTTTTGGCCAGCAGCCGATCCGAGTACAGTAGTTGCTCCTAATAAACCAATTCCATTCCCGGTAGCATCTGTTGTTACTGAAATTAAAGCTGAAGACCTTCAACAACTGTTGCGTGTATCTCGTGGTCTGCAAATTGATACAATTGCTATCACGGTAAAAGAAGGTAAAATCGTAATTAACGGTTTTAATAAAGTAGAAGATTCTGCTTTGACCCGTGTTAAATATTCTTTGACTCTTGGTGATTATGATGGTGAAAATACATTTAATTTCATTATCAATATGGCAAATATGAAAATGCAACCAGGAAATTATAAACTTCTGCTCTGGGCAAAAGGTAAACAAGGTGCTGCTAAATTTGAAGGTGAACATGCGAATTATGTAGTAGCTCTTGAAGCTGATTCTACCCACGATTTTTAATAGAGGGCTTCGGCCCTTTATAATTTACACTAAAACTTGAATGAGGAAATTATGATTACCGTAAATGAAAAAGAACACATTCTTGAACAGAAATATCGTCCATCTACTATCGATGAATGTATTCTTCCCGCCTTTGATAAAGAAACCTTTAAATCTATTACAAGTAAAGGTAAGATTCCACATATTATTCTTCATTCTCCTTCTCCAGGAACAGGTAAAACAACTGTAGCGAAAGCATTGTGTCATGATGTAAATGCTGATATGATGTTTGTGAATGGATCAGATTGTAAAATTGATTTCGTTCGTGGTCCTTTGACTAATTTTGCCAGCGCAGCTTCATTTGACGGTCGTCAAAAAGTAATCGTTATTGATGAATTTGACCGTTCAGGGTTAGCAGAGTCTCAGCGACATCTTCGTTCCTTTATGGAAGCTTATAGTTCAAACTGTAGTATTATTATTACTGCTAACAATATTGATGGTATTATTAAACCACTTCAGTCACGCTGCCGAGTTATTACATTCGGTCAACCGACCGATGAAGATAAAATTGAAATGATGAAGCAGATGATTCGTCGATTGACTGAAATCTGCAAGCATGAAGGAATTGCTATAGCTGATATGAAAGTTGTAGCAGCTTTGGTTAAAAAGAATTTTCCTGATTTTCGTAAAACTATTGGCGAGCTCGATAGTTATTCATCTAAGGGTGTTTTGGATGCTGGTATTTTATCACTGGTTACTAACGATCGTGGTGCTATTGATGATGTTCTTGAGTCTCTCAAAAATAAAGATGTTAAACAACTCAGAGCTTTAGCACCAAAATATGCAGCCGATTATTCGTGGTTCGTGGGTAAACTTGCCGAAGAAATCTATTCACGTGTAACTCCACAGAGTATTATTCGTATGTACGAAATTGTCGGCGAAAATAATCAGTATCATGGTATTGCAGCTAATACTGAATTGCATTTAGCTTATCTTTTCATTCAGTTAGCATGTGAAATGCAGTGGAAGTGATATGAGCTTATTTGAAGATGATATTCAATTAAACGAGCATCAAGTTGCTTGGTATTCAAAAGATTGGACGGCTGTCCAATCCGCTGCTGATTCTTTTAAAGAAAAAGCTGAAAATGAGTTTTTTGAAATAATTGGAGCTATTAATAATAAAACTAAATGCTCTATTGCTCAAAAAGATTATTCAAAATTCATGGTTGAAAATGCATTATCACAATTTCCAGAGTGCATGCCAGCTGTATATGCTATGAATTTAATCGGTTCTGGATTAAGTGATGAAGCTCATTTTAATTATCTAATGGCTGCAGTTCCTCGTGGTAAAAGATATGGTAAATGGGCAAAACTAGTTGAAGATTCCACCGAAGTATTGATTATTAAGTTACTTGCTAAGCGTTATCAAGTTAATACAAATGATGCAATTAACTATAAATCAATTCTTACTAAAAATGGAAAACTACCTTTAGTATTAAAAGAACTTAAAGGATTAGTCACGGATGATTTTTTGAAAGAAGTGACTAAGAACGTAAAAGAACAGAAACAACTCAAAAAACTAGCATTGGAATGGTAAAATGATTGAAATTACTCTTAAAAAACCTGAAGATTTTCTGAAAGTAAAAGAAACTTTGACTCGTATGGGAATTGCTAATAATAAAGATAAAGTTCTGTATCAGTCCTGTCATATTCTTCAGAAAAAAGGACTATACTATATCGTTCATTTTAAAGAAATGCTTCGTATGGATGGTCGCCAGGTTGAAATGACAGAAGAAGATGAAGTTCGTCGTGATTCGATTGCATGGTTGTTAGAAGATTGGGGACTGATTGAAATCGTTCCTGGTCAAAGAACTTTTATGAAAGATTTAACTAATAATTTCCGAGTTATTTCTTTTAAACAAAAACATGAATGGAAACTCGTTCCTAAATATACGATTGGTAATTAAGCAAGGGGCTTCGGCCCCTTAATTGGAGTATAATATATCAAGAGCCTAATAACTCGGGCTATAAACTAAGGAATATCTATGAAAGAATTTTATATCTCTATTGAAACAGTCGGAAATAACATTGTTGAACGTTATATTGATGAAAACGGAAAGGAACGTACTCGTGAAGTAGAATATCTTCCGACTATGTTTAGGCATTGTAAGGAAGAGTCAAAATACAAAGACATCTATGGTAAAAATTGTGCTCCTCAAAAATTTCCATCAATGAAAGATGCTCGAGATTGGATGAAACGAATGGAAGACATCGGTCTCGAAGCTCTCGGTATGAACGATTTTAAACTCGCTTATATCAGTGATATATATGGTTCGGAAATTGTTTATGACCGAAAATTTGTTCGTGTAGCTAACTGTGACATTGAGGTTACTGGTGATAAATTTCCTGACCCAATGAAAGCTGAATATGAAATTGATGCTATCACTCATTACGATTCAATTGATGATCGTTTTTATGTTTTCGACCTTTTGAATTCAATGTACGGTTCAGTATCAAAATGGGATGCAAAGTTAGCTGCTAAGCTTGACTGTGAAGGTGGTGATGAAGTTCCTCAAGAAATTCTTGACCGAGTAATTTATATGCCATTCGATAATGAGCGCGATATGCTCATGGAATATATCAATCTTTGGGAACAGAAACGACCTGCTATTTTTACTGGTTGGAATATTGAGGGATTTGACGTTCCGTATATCATGAATCGCGTTAAAATGGTTCTCGGTGAACGCAGTATGAAACGCTTCTCTCCAATCGGTCGGGTAAAATCTAAACTAATTCAAAATATGTACGGCAGCAAAGAAATTTATTCTATTGATGGCGTATCTATTCTTGATTATTTAGATTTGTATAAGAAATTCGCATTTACTAATTTGCCGTCATTCTCTTTGGAATCAGTTGCTCAGCATGAAACTAAAAAGGGCAAATTACCATACGACGGTCCTATTAATAAACTTCGTGAGACTAATCATCAACGATATATTAGTTATAACATCATTGACGTAGAATCAGTTCAAGCAATTGATAAAATTCGCGGGTTTATCGATCTAGTTTTAAGTATGTCTTATTACGCTAAAATGCCTTTTTCTGGTGTAATGAGTCCTATTAAAACCTGGGATGCTATTATTTTTAACTCATTGAAAGGTGAACATAAGGTTATTCCTCAACAAGGTTCGCACGTTAAACAAAGTTTTCCAGGTGCATTTGTATTTGAACCTAAACCAATTGCTCGTCGATATATTATGAGTTTTGACTTGACGTCTCTGTATCCTAGCATTATTCGTCAGGTTAACATTAGTCCTGAGACTATTCGTGGTCAGTTTAAAGTTCATCCAATTCATGAATATATCGCAGGAACAGCTCCTAAACCGAGTGATGAATATTCTTGTTCTCCGAATGGATGGATGTATGATAAGCATCAAGAAGGTATCATTCCAAAGGAAATCGCTAAAGTATTTTTCCAGCGTAAAGATTGGAAAAAGAAAATGTTCGCTGAAGAAATGAATGCCGAAGCTATTAAAAAGATTATTATGAAAGGCGCAGGGTCTTGTTCAACTAAACCTGAAGTTGAACGATATGTTAAGTTCAGTGATGATTTCTTAAATGAACTATCGAATTATACTGAATCTGTTCTCAATAGTCTGATTGAGGAATGTGAAAAAGCGGCTACACTTGCTAATACAAATCAGCTGAACCGTAAAATTCTTATTAACAGTCTTTATGGTGCTCTTGGTAATATTCATTTCCGTTACTATGATTTGCGAAATGCTACTGCTATCACAATTTTCGGCCAAGTTGGTATTCAGTGGATTGCTCGTAAAATTAATGAATATCTGAATAAAGTATGCGGAACCAATGGCGAAGATTTCATCGCAGCAGGTGATACTGATTCGGTATATGTTTGTGTAGATAAAGTTATTGAAAAAGTTGGTCTTGACCGATTCAAAGAGCAGAACGATTTAGTTGAATTCATGAATCAGTTCGGTAAGAAAAAGATGGAACCTATGATTGATGTTGCATATCGTGAGTTATGTGATTATATGAATAACCGCGAGCATCTGATGCATATGGACCGTGAAGCTATTTCTTGCCCTCCACTTGGTTCAAAGGGCGTTGGTGGATTTTGGAAAGCGAAAAAGCGTTATGCTCTGAACGTTTATGATATGGAAGATAAGCGATTTGCTGAACCGCATCTAAAAATCATGGGTATGGAAACTCAGCAGAGTTCAACGCCCAAAGCGGTCCAAGAAGCTCTCGAAGAAAGTATTCGTCGTATTCTTCAGGAAGGTGAAGAGTCTGTCCAAGAATATTACAAGAACTTCGAGAAAGAATATCGTCAACTCGACTATAAAGTTATTGCTGAAGTAAAAACTGCGAACGATATAGCGAAATATGATGATAAAGGTTGGCCAGGATTTAAATGTCCGTTCCATATTCGTGGTGTGCTAACTTATCGTCGAGCTGTTAGCGGTTTAGGTGTAGCTCCAATTTTGGATGGAAATAAAGTAATGGTTCTTCCATTGCGTGAAGGAAATCCATTTGGTGACAAATGCATTGCTTGGCCGTCGGGTACAGAACTTCCAAAAGAAATTCGTTCTGACGTACTGTCTTGGATTGACTACTCAACTTTGTTCCAAAAATCGTTTGTTAAACCGCTTGCGGGCATGTGTGAATCGGCTGGTATGGACTATGAAGAAAAAGCTTCGTTAGACTTCCTGTTTGGCTGATAGAATAAATCTAGGGACCTCCGGGTCCCTTTTCATACAAGTAATATAAATCTATACTTATGAAAAACAGATGATTCTGGACATTTAGAATTCCCTAAAAAATTTTCACAAAACTGTTTACAAGAATGTTCTTCCATGGTACTATACAACTATCAACTACTGATACGGATTTGGAGAATAAAATGAAAATTGTTATGGGATGCTTAGCAGTTTGTTTAGTTGCATTAGCAGCAGTTCCATTTGTTAGTGTTGAAAATGATACTCAACCTGTGATTGAATCTAGCACTGTTATTCACACTAATGGTAAAATATCAGTTAAAATTGATGATAATCTTCATGCGAATACAAATGGATCTTTAGGTGTGCAAATGGGTAATACCTGCATAAGCACTACTGGAGTAATTACTACTTGCATTTGAGGAAATTATTATGAAAATCGCTATTTTGGTTATTGCATTAGGTCTTACTGGTTGTGTAGCTCAAGGACCGGTAGTAAATCAGTCTGATGCAGGAAAAATTGTAAACTGTTCAAGCAAGTTTTATAATCCTAATGTCAAGTGTTATAAAGAAGCTCCAAAGCAAACAGTCGAACAAATGCAGGCGAATTTTGACGAAGCTATTCGTCCAGATGAATCTGCTCAAGCATATCGTAATTCTGATGTAATTACACGCGAAGAAAAAATTGAAAACTACTGCGCCGAAATTTGGGCTAATTGGGCTAATAATTACCAATGGCGTACTGGTAAAAATGCTCCGATGGAGTATGTAGTGAATTCTTATAATTCATGCGTAAAAAATTTGACTAAGTGAGGAAAAGATGGAAACTTTAGTAGCAGGTTCAATTTTTATGGTTTTAGTTTCAGGCGTGTTGGCTATTATTATATACATGCTTCCATGGTTCATCGCCTTGATGCGTGGGTCAAAATCGACAGTAGGAATCTTTTTCACGTCTTTACTGTTTAACTGGTCAATTATTGGTTGGTTTATTACATTTATTTGGTCAATTGCGGGTGAAACTAAAAAGTCTGCACAACCAAACCAGGTAATTATCATCAGAGAGAAGGAATGAAAAGCAAAATTATAACAGTGTTGCTTTTAATCTTGATGATTATAATAAGTATATACTATAGTGTAACGGTTCCTCTTATGATTCCAACTATTATTTTAGGTTGGGGTTTATTACTGTTACAAGTTAAATATGAATGTATCAATTGAGGTTTAAATGATTAGTGACTCTATGACAGTTGAAGAAATCCGTCTTCATTTGGGGCTTGCATTAAAAGAAAAAGATTTCGTAGTTGATAAAACTGGTGTTAAAACTATTGAAATTATTGGCGCATCATTTGTAGCAGATGAACCGTTTATTTTTGGCGCTCTTAATGATGAATACATTCAGCGTGAACTTGAATGGTATAAATCTAAGAGCTTGTTTGTTAAAGATATTCCAGGTGAAACACCAAAGATTTGGCAGCAGGTAGCATCTTCTAAAGGCGAAATTAACTCGAATTATGGTTGGGCTATTTGGTCAGAAGATAACTATGCCCAGTATGATATGTGTTTAGCTGAACTTGGTCAAAATCCTGATTCTCGGCGTGGTATCATGATTTATACTCGTCCATCCATGCAATTTGACTACAATAAAGATGGTATGTCAGATTTCATGTGTACTAATACAGTACAGTACCTGATTCGTGATAAGAAAGTCAATGCGGTTGTTAGCATGAGAAGCAATGATTGCTGGGCAGGCTATCGTAATGATTATGCTTGGCAAAAATACGTACTAGATAAATTAGTATCTGATTTGAATGCAGGCGACCCATCGCGGCAATATAAAGCAGGTTCTATTATATGGAACGTTGGAAGTCTTCATGTGTACGAAAATCAGTTTTATTTAGTTGACCATTGGTGGAACACCGGTGAGACTCATATTGCTAAAAAGGATTATACTGGAAAATGGAAGTAAATGTGCCGCATGTTTATAAGTATAAACATCCTAAAACTAAAAAGTGGTATATAGGAAGTCATGATGGTCACAACCCGAATTATGATGGTTCGGGTGTAGTTTGGCAACATGTTAAAAAGAAATATGGAATAAAATCCTTTAATAAAGAAATATTATATGAAGGACCAATGTTTAGACAGGTTGAAGAAATTATTTTAACTTGTTTAGATGCTGCTAATTGTCCGGATTCATATAATTTAAAGAATGAAGCATGGGGAGGAAGTTTTCCAGGCAAATTAAATGGAATGTACGGTAAAAAACTATCTCCAGAAGAAAGATATAAGTGCGGAAATGCCTTTCGTGGAATCAAGCGTCCTGATCATTCTAAAAGAATGAAAGGCGAAGGTAATCCAATGTATGGTAAAAATGAGCAGGCATATGGAATTATAAATCGAGCCAAGGAAAATTCTGGTAAAACTTATGAAGAAATTTTTGGCGTAGAAAAAGCTAAAATAATTAAAGAAACGATGTCTAAAAATCGTAAAGGAAAACCTCATAATTTGATAGAAAAAATATGTCCGCATTGCGGACTAAAAGGACGTGGGCCAAATATGACAAGATACCATTTTGATAAATGTAAGGCACTTAAATGATTCAATTCGTAATTCCGAGCTATCAACGTGTAGGGGCAGTTTCTGCCCTTGATATGTTTCCGACTGATTATGAACCTCATATCGTAGTACGTGAACATGAAGAAAAAGCTTATTATGATGCCTATGGGTCTAAAGCTAAAATTGTAACTATTCCTGATGATGTTAATGGAATTGCCGGTACTCGTAAAGCAATTACTGATATGTATGCAGGTCAACGAATCTGGATGATTGACGATGATACTACTATTCGTATGAGTTCAATGCGAAAAAGAGATGATCGTCGTTGTGTGGATAAAGTCAATCAATTGACTCGTGAACAGTTCTATGAATTGATTCAATACGTCGAAGATGCCATGGATTGTGGGTATTATCACGGTCATGCTCGCCTACCAATTTTTAAAATTACTTCATCTTGGGGTAATTATCGTGAAAATTCATATGGATTCACGAATACATGGTATGACCTTGGAAAACTTACGACAGAACAAATTGGGTATGGAAAAATTGATTTGTGCGAAGATATGTATGCATTTCTCAATTTAATTAATCAAGGTTATCCGCATTTGGCCTTGTTCAAATATCTGGTTGTATCTGGAAAAGCACAAGCTCCTGGAGGGTGCAGTTCAATTCGTAGTAATTCTAAACATAATAGAGCGCTTGAGCAAATCAATAGAGAGTTTCCAGAGCAAGCTCGTTGGAAAACTTCTAATATTGAAAAACGAAAATCGTTGGGTGAAGAAGACGAGCCATTAAAGGTTCTTCGCATGTGCGTTTCGCGTAAAGAAAAATCAGAAGCATTTCATAAGTTTAATGCTATTCATCCAATAGCAGTTGATTAATGCCTAAATTTATTGTGTTATAATTACTCTATCTTTAACCAGTGAGGAAAATATAATGATGCCTATGGAAAAAAATGAATGTCTATTGCAGATTTAAAATCCCGTTTGATTAAAGCTTCCACTTCTAAAATGACTGCTGAACTGACTACATCTAAATTCTTTAATGAAAAGGATGTAATTCGTACAAAAATTCCAATGCTTAATATTGCTATTTCTGGTGCGATTGATGGCGGTATGCAGTCTGGTTTAACTATTTTCGCAGGGCCTTCTAAACACTTTAAATCAAATATGTCTTTGACTATGGTTGCGGCATATTTGAACAAATATCCTGACGCGGTTTGTCTATTCTATGATAGTGAATTTGGTATTACTCCAGCTTATTTGCGATCCATGGGAGTTGACCCGGAACGAGTAATTCATACGCCAATCCAGTCAGTTGAACAGCTGAAAATTGATATGGTGAATCAGCTTGAAGCTATTGAGCGTGGTGAAAAAGTTATTGTATTCATCGACTCAATCGGTAATATGGCTTCTAAGAAAGAAACGGAAGATGCCTTGAATGAAAAATCTGTGGCAGATATGACTCGTGCTAAATCACTGAAGTCATTATTCCGTATTGTTACTCCTTACTTTAGCATTAAAAATATTCCATGTGTTGCGGTTAACCATACAATTGAAACAATTGAAATGTTTAGTAAAACCGTGATGACAGGTGGTACAGGCGTAATGTATTCGGCTGATACCGTATTCATTATCGGTAAGCGTCAGATTAAAGATGGTTCTGATCTTCAGGGGTATCAATTTGTTCTAAATGTAGAAAAATCTCGTACCGTTAAAGAAAAAAGTAAATTCTTTATTGATGTTAAATTTGATGGTGGTATCGATCCTTATTCTGGATTGTTAGATATGGCTCTAGAATTAGGATTTGTAGTAAAACCTAAAAATGGCTGGTATGCTCGTGAATTTCTTGATGAAGAAACTGGCGAGATGATTCGCGAAGAAAAATCTTGGCGCGCAAAAGATACCAACTGCACTACATTCTGGGGTCCTTTATTTAAGCATCAACCATTCCGAGATGCTATTAAACGTGCTTATCAGTTAGGTGCTATTGATAGTAATGAAATTGTTGAAGCTGAAGTTGATGAATTGATTAACTCAAAGGTTGAAAAATTTAAATCTCCGGAAAGTAAAAGTAAATCAGCTGCTGATTTAGAAACTGACCTCGAGCAGTTAAGTGATATGGAAGAATTTAATGAATAAAGATGATTTAGACTTAGATCTAGAAATTATCGATGAATCCCCCTCTTCGGAGGGGGAAGAAGAAAGAAAAGAACGTCTTTTTAATGAATCTCTTAAGATAATTAAATCCGCTATGGAAAATGTTATCCAGGAGATTGTCATTAAACTAGAAGATGGTTCTACGCATATAGTATATGTAACAAAACTGGATTGGGTTAATGGAAAGGTTGTAATGGACTTTGCTGTTCTTGACCAAGAAAGAAAAGCTGAGTTAGCTCCTCATGTAGAAAAATGTATTACAATGCAACTGCAAGATGCATTTAATAAAAGGTCAAAGAAAAAATTTAAATTCTTTTAAGGAGTAAGTGTGGTAGAAATTATTCTTTCTCATCTCATATTTGATCAAGCTTATTTTTCAAAAGTTTGGCCATATATGGATTCAGAATATTTTGAAAGTGGTCCAGCTAAAAATACATTCAAATTAATTAAATCTCATGTCAATGAGTATCATAGCGTTCCATCTATTAATGCGTTAAATGTTGCATTAGAAAATAGTTCATTTACTGAAACAGAATATTCTGGTGTAAAAACACTTATTTCAAAACTAGCTGATTCTCCGGAAGACCACAGTTGGTTAATAAAAGAAACAGAAAAATATGTTCAGCAAAGGGCGATGTTTAATGCTACGTCTAAAATAATCGAAATTCAAACTAATGCTGAGCTTCCTCCAGAAAAACGAAATAAGAAAATGCCAGATGTAGGTGCTATTCCTGACATCATGCGCCAAGCATTATCAATTTCATTTGATAGCTACGTTGGCCATGATTGGATGGATGACTATGAAGCACGTTGGCTATCTTATATGAATAAAGCTCGTAAGGTTCCATTTAAACTCAGAATTCTGAACAAAATTACTAAAGGCGGAGCTGAGACTGGAACACTGAACGTTTTAATGGCTGGCGTTAACGTTGGTAAGTCATTAGGATTGTGTTCATTGGCAGCAGATTATTTGCAGCTCGGACATAATGTTCTTTACATTTCCATGGAAATGGCAGAAGAAGTCTGTGCTAAGCGTATTGATGCTAATATGCTTGATGTTTCTCTTGATGACATTGATGATGGGCATATTTCTTACGCTGAGTATAAAGGAAAAATGGAAAAATGGCGTGAGAAATCTACTCTTGGTCGTTTAATCGTTAAACAGTATCCTACTGGTGGAGCAGACGCTAATACATTTCGATCACTTTTAAACGAATTGAAGCTCAAGAAGAATTTTGTTCCAACAATCATTATTGTCGACTATCTGGGTATTTGTAAATCTTGCCGCATTAGAGTTTACTCAGAAAATAGTTACACAACTGTTAAAGCCATTGCTGAGGAATTACGTGCTCTTGCTGTTGAAACCGAAACTGTTCTTTGGACTGCAGCGCAGGTCGGCAAACAAGCTTGGGACTCTTCCGATGTTAACATGAGCGATATCGCAGAATCTGCTGGTCTTCCAGCAACAGCCGATTTTATGCTTGCGGTCATTGAAACCGAGGAGCTAGCAGCTGCTGAACAACAACTCATTAAGCAAATCAAATCACGATATGGTGATAAGAATAAATGGAATAAGTTTTTGATGGGTGTTCAAAAAGGAAATCAAAAATGGGTAGAAATTGATCAAGATTCTACTCCAACTGAAGTGAATGAAGTAGCAGGTTCACAACAGATTCAGGCTGAGCAGAATCGCTATCAAAGAAATGAATCCACTCGAGCTCAGTTAGATGCTTTGGCGAATGAATTAAAATTTTAGTTTACAAGCTGACAAGACTATGGTATAGTAGTCTTGTTGGTTAAATGAGGAGATTGTTATGGAATTGGTAAAGGTAGTTTTTATGGGGTGGTTTAAGAATGAAAGCATGTTTACTAAAGAAACCACAATGATGAAAGATGATGTTCAATGGGTTACTACTCAGTATGCTGAAGTTAATAAAGCATTAGTTAAAGCTTTCATTGATGACAAGAAAGTATGTGAAGTAGATTGCCGAGGATAATATGCATATTGTTTTATTTAAACCTACTCCGTATAATGTCAGGAAAAATACGCAATTCAAAGCACTTGTTGCAGATACGTGGGAATTGGTGTTAGATATTCCAGCAGAAGAAAGTCCTCCATTTGGTCGAGTGGAATTTATTAAGTTTGCTGTACGTCCTACGAAGAGGCAGATTCGCCAATGCAAAAGATACTTTCGTAAAATCGTCAAGCTAGAGAAACAGTTTGTAACATGTGATTACGCAGAAGTTTTAAAATAACTATTTACTTTTGTTGGAAATTGAGATATTATATAAACATAAACTACCGAGGAGATTATCATGAAAAAATTTATCTTTGCTGCAATTTTTGCTTTAGCTTCTTGCGCTGCTCAACCTGCCATGGCAGGCTATGATAAAGATTTGTGCGAATGGTCTATGACTGCGGATCAGACTGAGGTTGAAACTCAAATTGAAGCAGATATTATGAATATCGTTGAGCGCGATCGCCCCGAAATGAAAGCTGAAGTGCAAAAACAGCTTAAGTCTGGTGGTGTAATGCAGTATAATTATGTTCTGTATTGCGATAAAAACTTTAATAATAAAAATATCATCGCTGAAGTGGTAGGTGAATAATGCTCTATCAAATGCACAAGTGCAAAGATACATACAAATATAAAGGTGCCCAGTGTTATATCATTAATCGTGAAAACGCGGGTCCAGGTCATTCGCATCAATCACGGTTTGTATTCGTTAAAAACAATGAAATTATAGCAGTTGCTAATTACATGCTTGTGATTAATGACGTTAATCCGGTGCCTTTTACATATTATAATCTAATGGATTTGGCGTACGATTATAATTGGTTTAATCATGATACTTTGGCTCATATTGAAGGCGTAGGATTTGACATCTCTTATTCTAGTTACTCGTTGTGTCCTATGAGCAGAGCTCATAAAGAGCCTGAATATTTTTCATTTCGTTGGTGTGTAGACTTTAAACGCAGCACAGAGTATGTCGGTGGAATCTTTGTTAAAGATAATCGAATTACTCGCATTATTTATCCTTTGGGCTGTGGTCAAAAAGATATTGATGTTGATTTAGACTTTACTGAAAACATCATTAATCATATTGCTTCTGTGTATTTTGATATTGATCACAAAATTGTAATATGTGGATATGAATTACCATCAGAAAAACAGTCTAAAGTAGATGTTTCTATTGATGACCAAATTTTTAATGCTTTTATGAATAGAGGTTAATATGAAAACATATAAAGAATTTATTAAAGAAGATATGGTAGCTGGAGATTCAGGTGGTAATCCTGAAAATATCTCCACTGGAACAACGTCAGGTGCTGTAGTAAATAAAGGTCCTGAACAGATTCCTAAAAAGAAAAAAGAGGAATCTAAAGAAAAAGAAGAGTAAAAATGTCATCAATACCTTGGATTGATAATGAGTTTGCATACCGTGCATTGGCTCATTTACCTAAATTCGCACAAGTAAATAATAGTTCAACTTTTAAATTACGGTTTAGATGTCCCGTTTGTGGAGATTCAAAAACCGATCAAAATAAAGCCCGTGGATGGTATTATGGCGATAATAATGAAGGAAATATTCATTGTTATAACTGTAACTATCATGCACCAATCGGAATATATTTAAAGGAGTTTGAACCTGATTTATATCGTGAGTATATCTTTGAAATAAGAAAAGAAAAAGGTAAAAGTCGTCCAGTAGAAAAACCTAAAGAACTTCCTAAACAACCTGAGAAGAAAATAATTAAATCTCTTCCGTCATGCATCAGATTAGATAAATTGGCGGAAGACCATCCAATTATAAAATATGTAAAAGCTCGTTGTATTCCAAAGGATAAATGGAAATATCTTTGGTTTACAACTGAATGGCCTAAATTAGTTAATAGTATAGCTCCAGGAACATATAAAAAGGAAACATCTGAGCCTCGTCTTGTTATTCCAATTTATAATGCTAACGGAAAAGCTGAGTCTTTTCAAGGACGTGCATTAAAGAAAGATGCTCCTCAAAAATATATCACCATCAAAGCTTATCCTGAGGCAACAAAAATCTATGGAGTCGAACGAGTCAAAGATGGTGATGTATATGTTCTAGAAGGACCTATAGATTCGCTTTTTATTGAAAATGGTATAGCTATTACAGGTGGTCAATTAGACCTAGAAGTTGTTCCATTTAAAGATAGACGTGTGTGGGTTTTAGATAATGAACCTCGTCATCCTGACACTATTAAGCGAATGACTAAATTAGTTGATGCAGGAGAAAGGGTTATGTTTTGGGATAAATCTCCCTGGAAATCAAAAGATGTTAATGATATGATTAGAAAGGAAGGTGCAACCACTGAACAAATTATGGAATATATGAAAAATAATATTGCTCAGGGGTTGATGGCTAAAATGCGGTTATCTAAATATGCTAAGATTTAAATTAACCCAACTAAAGCGAATGCTAAATCTACGAATGTATCAAGAGTAACTACTGGAATATTAATACCATGTGCAATTGCAACAGGTGATAAAATAAAGTTCCAGAGTAAAATTCCTACCATAGCAGAAATAGTAAAAGCTATACGCTTTTTATTACCTTTGATGGCATTAACAAGTGCCATTAATTTTTGTACCATATGTCCTCCTTATTGCTTTATATATTTATTGTATAATTAATCTACTAACCCATGAATTGAAAGGAAAAATAATGGCATACTTTAATGAATGTTCACAACTGATTGAAGGCGCTGATAAAGCTCAAAATGAATACTGGGATATTCTCGGTGATGAAAAAGACCCGTTGCAAGTTATGCTTGATATGCAGAAATCTCTGCAGGTTCGTTTAGCTAAAGATAAACCTGAATATAACCGTCATCCTGATGATTTGGCTACTGCGGGTGAAGTTGTTGATTGGCTGCGTAATCAGAAAGATTATATTGATGATGAATTCCGCGAACTATTGACTTCTCTTGGTGGTATGAGCAATGGTGAAAAAGATGCATCTGCTGTATGGAAGCCTTGGAAAGCTCAACATGGTGAACGACGTGAAACTCTGATTACTGATTTGTCTCCACAAGACCAGTTGGAAATTAAATTCGAAATGATTGATATTCTTCATTTCGTTCTGAACATGTTCCAAGGCCTCGGTCTTACGGCTGAAGAAATCTTTAAACTTTATTATCTGAAAAATGCTGAAAACTTCGCTCGTCAAGACCGAGGTTATTAATGGCTCGTTTAAATAAACGCCAGCTTAAGAAAGCCCACAAGAAACGTATTGACCAGCTATTTAAAAATTATGACAAGGAGCTCACATACGAGCTCTTATCTAATCAGCTTCGTGTAGTTGATTGGGGTGTAGAAGAAGGTCTTGATGAAATTTTTGTCAGTAAAGAAGCCTTAAAATTAATTATAGAGCATTCAAAATGAAAATATCCAAAGAAGAATTTATTAGACGACAAAAAGCTTTAATTAATTTATACGAGTGGTATGCCTATCAACTTAAAGTAGATAGCTCTAATATAAATGCTGTAATGGCTTTATATAAACAAATTCAAGATGAACACGAATTCCTGGCACAAGTTTTCATTGAAGACTGATATAAATACACCTGTAATTAAACAATAAAGGAGTTTATTATGGGTGGTTTCGTTAACATCAAGACCTTTACTCATCCAGCAGGTGAAGGCAAAGAAGTTAAAGGTATGGAAGTTTCTGTAGCATTTGATGTATATTCAAATGAACACCGTATTGCAGATTCTCATTATCAAATCTTTCCGTCAGAAAAAGCAGCTTATTCTGATGTAGTTTCCGATGCAACAACTTGGAAAACTAAGAATGCTGCAATGTTTACGCCTACAGAGAAATAGGTGGTTAATAATTCAAGGACTCCTTCGGGAGTCCTTTTTTCATTTTACCGGTTTACTTTCCAAAATGAGTATGGTATAATAGAATTATCTTATAGAGGAGAGCACTATGTTAAATCGCTGGATTAAACCAAATGAAGATTTAGATATTATCATTTCACGGCATGTAATGAAGAAATATGAACTACAGCCATGGTCTACAGAAGTTGTTGTGCATTCATTTATGATGTACGCAGATGGTTCTGTTGAATTTAATGCAGAGATTCGATATGATTATGGCGAGAAGCAAGTTGAATTCAAAAGAGGCTTTTTGTAATGTTTATCTTTAATTGGTTTAAAAGTTTCTTTACGGATTTTTTCTCTACAACTCCCGGAGAAGGTGTAGTTCCTATTTCAAATGACTACCTTCCTTTAACTGTAGTTGAATATGTTTATATGGGAGATGGAACAGTAGAAGCGGTTACTATGACTTATGAAGAAGCCCAGGAATATTATAAAAATCCTTGGCGTTGGTCAACACCTACATCATCTAATACGCAGAATACACAGTCTAGTTCTGATTCATATGACACTAATGTTCCTGTTCATGTATGGACGGGCGATTCATGTGGAAGTTCTTGTGATTCTAGTTGTTCATCTACATCTTGTGATTGAGGAAAATTATGGAAGCGATTTTGTTTGAAATGTATATTAGCAGTAATAGTATGTCGTTTGCTAAAGACGTTCCAATTACCGTAGCAGTAATGATTGATAAGGGTTATTGTGACCCAATGTATCTCGTAGAAAATTTCGTTTCAATGCCAGTTCCAGAAGATGCTGAAATAAAACTTAAAAAGATTGGTATTATTGAAACTGTACCAAATATTCCATTTAGAGCAATTGAAGCATTTACTAAATCCGAATACATTAATGTTAGCGCAGAACAATATAATGATAAGCCTTTATCTTTTTATTCGTACGATTCACTATATAGTTGGAAAATAGATAAAGGAAATAAATTTATAATTGCAAGTGAAGATGCGTTATCATACTTTATTTCTTCTGTATGGAATAGTTTACATCCAAATTTGCTAAAAATTCATGAATTTGATGATGCTCCTACTGTTGTTTTAGGTAAAACAAATGAAAGCTCTGAAGAAGATGCTTGAATGGTTCAATAGACCAAACTCGATGTATATTGATGATGGTTGGGTTGAACAAGCAAATAAAGAAATGCAGAACGAATCGGAAGAATGGATGAAATCAATGATTAGTGCTGAGAAAGAAAAGAAATTAGAACGCTCAGCGCTTAAATTAATGAGAGACATCTATGGGGATAAATCGTGAACAGAGATATGATATTAGAAGAGGCTAAAGCTAAAGCAAATGAAGCAATGGATTTGCTTCTTAAAATTGACAGTAAAATGATGGAAGAAAATGAGAAATATATCCAGGAAAACAAAATTCCTGACGGTCCATTAGTAGGCAAGAGGAAATCGCATGATTGAAGTAGCAAAACATTATTCAATAGAATTTATGTCTAAAGAAGGTAAATCAGTAAATGCACTTGATAAAAAATGCTCATTAATTATTCCTTTAGCAGAAAATCCGGATCTTTTAATTAAAGATATAAAAGAAAGAAAATATCCAGAAAATGTTATTCTAATTATAAAGCATACTGAAGATATTTTACAGAATACTGATTCACCGTTTTCTTCTTCTGAAGCTTTAACTATTAAAGGCTATAAAAGAGCTCATGAATATGGTCTTTTTGCCCTGTTTGAAGACGATAAAGTTAAATTAGCACTTAATTTAGCAGGTCAACCTTCTAAAAGTAAAACATTCATTATTGAAGATATTAAAGATATAAATGCATTTGTTAAGATGGTCTGGGCTCATTTTGATGTTGGACTACGCTGGAGAATATCTGAAGAAGAAAGAAAGATTATTGAAGCTAATCGTTATTTTGGTTTTTATCGCTAGGAATTAATATGGATTTATTTGAGATGTTAGAAGATAATCATTCTACGAATATCCAGAATGATTCTAGTGATTATAAGAAAGAGTACCGTATAGTATTACAGAATTATGGAATTGAAGCCCCAGATGCTCTTCTAGAAGAACTAGCTTCATACCATCTTGACCCTCCGCCTTGGGCTCCCTGGGCAAAATAATTCAAAAAGTTGTTTACTTTCCTTCCTAACAATGATATGATAGCTTCTGAAGTATATGGAGGCTATCATGATTATTAATCTCGCAGATGTTGAACAGTTATCTATAAAAGCTGAAAGTGTCGATTTTCAATATGATATGTACAAAAAGGTCTGTGAAAAATTTACTGACTTTGAACAGTCAGTTCTTTGGCAGTGTATGGAAGCCAAAAAGAATGAAGCTCTTCATCGGCAGTTGAATAAAATCGTTAAAAAGCATTTAACTAAATCGCCTTATCAGCTATATCGTGGTATATCAAAATCGACAAAAGAACTCATTAAAGATTTACAAGTTGGAGAAGTGTTTTCAACGAACAGAGTAGATTCATTTACTACTAGTTTGCACACAGCATGTGGTTTTTCTTATGTTGAGTATTTCACTGAAATAATATTTCGCTTAAAAACTGATAAAGCTTTTAATTATTCTGACCATATCAGCGATATTATACTTTCTTCTCCTAATACTGAATTTAAGTATACATATGAAGATACTGATGGATTAGATTCAGAACGTACTGATAACTTAATGATGATTGTACGTGAACAAGAATGGATGATTCCAATTGGAAAGTATAAAATAACTTCTATTTCAAAAGAAAAATTACACGATTCATTTGGAACATTTAAAGTGTATGATATTGAGGTAGTTGAATGAAATATTCAGCAATGCAATTAAAAGATTTTAAAATCAAATCAATGGATGCATCTGTGCGTGCTTCTATTCGTGAAGAATTACTTTCCGAAGGATTTAATTTATCTGAAATTGAACTTTTAATTCATTGTATTACTAATAAACCAGACGATCATTCTTGGTTAAATGAAATAGTCAAATCTCGTTTGGTTCCAAACGATAAACCTCTTTGGAGAGGTGTTCCAGTTGAGACTAAACAGGTGTTAAATCAAGGAATTGATATTATTACATTTGATAAAGTAGTATCAGCTTCATATGATAAAAATATAGCTCTACATTTTGCTTCTGGATTAGAATACAACACACAAGTTATTTTTGAATTCAAAGCTCCTATGGTGTTTAATTTCCAGGAGTATGCTATAAAAGCTTTACGTTGTAAAGAATATAGTCCGAGTTTTAAGTTTCCGGATAGCCATCGCTATCGTAATATGGAATTAGTTTCAGATGAACAAGAAGTAATGATACCAGCTGGAAGTGTATTTAGAATTGCGGATAGATACGAGTATAAAAAGTATTCAACATACACTATCTATACTCTTGATTTTGAAGGATTTAATCTATAATGGAAGGACTTAGATTCATTATACCATGAAAGTTTTAAAGCATTTTTCATAAAGTTGTTTACAAGCTGAAGTAAAAATGTTATAGTATAAGTAGTTAACCCGTCCGTGAGAAAAATATGAAACTGTCTAAAAATCAAATTCGTAAAATTACACGTCGTCTAGAGCACACTCAGGCATCTGCTAAAAGACGTTCTAAAGATTTTAACTTAGACTTCAATTACATTAAGAACATTTTAGATCAGAAAGTTTGCGCTTACTCAGGAGAACCTTTTGATAATCGTATTGAAGGAGAGAAATTATCATTAGAACGTTTTGATAATAACGTTGGATACATTAAAGGGAATGTTATTGCAGTAAAGAAAAAGTATAATACATTTCGTTCTGATTATACTTTAGAAGAGTTGATTGAAAAGCGTGATTTATTTGCTTTGCGAATTGGTCGTTCATCTGCGAAAAAAGTTCATAAACTAAATTTAGATGAAAAGAAATGGGCTAAAATCAAAAAGACTTATAATCAAATTAAAGCTATACAGAAAAAACGTGAAAATCGAATTGAACACATTTCTCAGCTTTCTAAATCAAAACAGACCTCTGACATTAAGCTAAGGATTATAGCACTTAAAGCTCGTATTGATGGTTCTCGCATAGCAGAAGGCGCTGAAGTTGTTAAACTGAACGTTCTTCTTAAAGGCTCGGATTGGAAAATTGTGAAAAAGTTGTCAGAAGCAGAAATGCAATATGATATGTGTGATAAAATTATTCAAGGTGTAGAGCGGTATCAAAACTTGTCTTTTATTGATAAACTTAAACTGAAAAGAGGATACCCGCTAAATTGTTCAATTTTTAAACTTATCCGAGGATAATATGGTTTATGTATATGCGATAGTTTACCGAGACAAAGACGGATTTACGGCGCCAGTTCCACTTGATGAACATCGTCCTGCTGTGTTTTTTGAAAGAGAGATTGCTGATAGAGTTTTTACTACTCTCAAAGACCAATATAAACTAGCTTTAGGTATGGGAATTCCAAGACTAGTTGAGACTCCACGCAAGTTTTGGTTTAATAAAATAGAAGTTAAACATGTTAAGCCTGATGTAGATACACAAAGATTATATCAACGAATTCTAGATACTGGGCGTATTGTTAGTATTCCAATTGCAGGGACTTTCCGATGACATTTGATGATTTGACAGAAGGCCAGAAAAATGCCTTTAACATCGTTATGAGGGCTATTAAAGAAAAGAAACATCATGTAACTATTAATGGACCTGCTGGTACTGGTAAGACTACTCTTACTAAGTTCATCATTGAAGCTTTAATATCTACGGGTGAAACTGGTATCATTTTGGCAGCTCCTACACATGCAGCTAAAAAGATTCTTTCAAAACTGTCGGGGAAAGAAGCGAGTACTATTCACAGTATTCTTAAAATTAACCCAGTAACATATGAAGAAAACGTTCTTTTTGAACAAAAAGAAGTACCAGATTTAGCTAAATGCAGGGTATTAATCTGCGACGAAGTGTCAATGTATGATAGAAAGCTCTTCAAAATTTTGCTTTCAACTATCCCACCTTGGTGTACTATAATTGGAATAGGCGATAATAAGCAAATTAGACCTGTTGACCCAGGAGAAAATACTGCTTATATCAGTCCATTCTTTACACACAAAGATTTTTATCAGTGTGAACTTACTGAAGTTAAACGCAGTAATGCTCCTATTATTGATGTAGCTACTGATGTTCGTAACGGTAAGTGGATTTATGATAAAGTTGTTGACGGGCATGGAGTACGTGGATTTACTGGTGATACCGCTTTACGCGATTTTATGGTAAATTATTTTTCAATCGTCAAATCGCTAGATGATTTGTTTGAAAATCGCGTAATGGCATTTACGAATAAATCTGTTGACAAGTTAAACAATATTATTCGCAAAAAGATTTTTGAAACTGATAAAGATTTTATTGTCGGTGAAATTATTGTAATGCAAGAACCGTTAATTAAAACATATAAAATTGATGGAAAGCCTGTATCAGAAATTATTTTTAATAATGGACAATTAGTTCGTATTATAGAAGCAGAGTATACATCGACGTTTGTTAAAGCTCGTGGTGTTCCTGGAGAATACTTAATTCGTCATTGGGATTTAACAGTAGAAACTTACGGCGATGATGAATATTATCGTGAAAAGATTAAAATAATTTCATCTGATGAAGAGCTATATAAGTTTAACCTGTTTTTAGGTAAAACGGCAGAAACTTATAAAAATTGGAATAAAGGCGGAAAGGCTCCGTGGAGTGATTTTTGGGATGCTAAATCACAGTTTAGTAAAGTGAAAGCACTTCCTGCATCAACATTCCATAAAGCTCAGGGTATGTCTGTAGACCGTGCTTTCATTTATACGCCTTGTATTCATTATGCAGATGCTGAATTAGCTCAACAACTTCTTTATGTTGGTGTTACCCGTGGTCGTTATGACGTATTTTATGTGTGAGGATATATGATTAACATCAATTCAAAATATTTAAATCGTCTAATAGATGGTATAAGGAAGCATACTAATAAGCAAGATAATCTCGATGTTATGGTAACAGGAGCTGAGCTCCTTCATAAGCTTTATCTTATAAGTGATACTATATTAGCAATTAAACGAATTGAAAAACAATCATATCACAGTAATACAGATACGGTAATTACACTAGATGAAAGTGTCTGTAAATTACTAATTAAATTTGAGGAAGCTATTCGTGGAAATAACTAAAGATCAGTTTTATCTTCTTCAAGATAAAGTAAGCGAAATTTATGAAATAGCTTATAGCAAAAATCGCAAAAATGTGAAAACTGAATCAGGCAAGTTAATGCTTCAATTAGAAGAAATTGAACGAGATTTAATTGCGTTAGAATTCTTTTGTGGTGAAGTGAAAACTGTTACAATCAGTGATTATGTTTTAGGCGAAATTAGCCATCTTTATAAGGCGATTATTAATGATTGAATTAAGTTGGTATCAGTTTAAATCTCTTATGGCAAATGTTAAAGCTGTCATTGAAGAAAATCCAGGACCTGAAAATGCAACTATTCGTGAAAAAGCTTCAAAGATAGTATACAGTCTTGAAGAGATACAAAAAGATATTGAATCTATGGCAAAATTTATTGATGAGCCCATTAATAAAGTTTATATCCAAGATTATACTGTAGGTCAAATTCGCGATTTAGCGAGGAAAGTTTAATGTTTGATTTTATTATAGATTTTGAAACGATGGGAAGCGGTGAAAAAGCAGCTGTTATTGATTTGGCTGTAATTGCTTTTGACCCTAATCCAGAAGTCGTTGAAACATTTGATGAATTAGTTTCACGTGGCATTAAAATCAAATTTGATTTAAAAAGCCAAAAAGGACATCGTCTTTTTACTAAAAGCACTATCGAATGGTGGAAGAATCAATCTCCTGAAGCTAGAAAAAATATTGCACCATCAGATGAAGATGTAAGCACTATCGATGGTATTGCAAAATTTAATGATTACATCAATGCACATAACATCGATCCTTGGAAATCTCAAGGTTGGTGCCGTGGAATGTCGTTTGATTTTCCAATTTTAGTCGATCTCATTCGCGATATTCAACGTCTTAACGGCGTTTCCGAGAATGAGCTTGATACATTTAAGTTAGAACCGTGTAAATTCTGGAATCAACGCGACATTCGTACTAGAATTGAAGCACTTCTCCTTGTTCGTGATATGACCACTTGTCCTCTTCCAAAGAGAACTTTAGATGGATTCGTTGCACATGATTCTATTCATGACTGTGCGAAAGACATCCTGATGATGAAGTATGCTTTGCGCTATGCTATGGGTCTTGAAGACGCTCCATCAGAGGAAGAATGCGATCCTCTATCTCTTCCAACAAAACGATAAAAAGTTATTTACTTCCTCGGTTAGTTGTGGTATTATAACACCATAGCTACTGAGGATAATAAAATGAAAATTTATCGTGTTGAATCATCGTTTAGCGCATTAAATGATGATAGTGGTATAATGAAAATTAGGCAAGAGTTATGCGTCCAATCGACTCCTTATCGTGGATTTGATTCTATGAAAACTCGAACTTGGTTAAAATTTTGTGGTATTAATTCATCATCATTTCATCATCATAGCGATAATTATGAAAGCCATGAAAGTATTCCTATTCCACACGATGATAAGTTATTAGTTGAAAATGCTAATGATGCTATTAAAACTAAATGGAATAAAGATTATTCACGAATTGAAAATTATATTCCATTGTGGTTTATTGCATTATATCATTTTGCTTTCGCTAGTGAATATGATATAATGAGATGGTTTACTCGAGAAGAGCGTGAAGACTTAAAAGATCGTGGAATGTACATTGCGATTTATGAAGTGCCAGATGATCAAGTTATCATTGGTGGGCATCAAGTAATGTTTCGCAAATCGCATGCCGAATTAAAAGGCTTTATTACCTTAGATTAAAGAGAAAATTATGATTAAAAATAATGCTGTTTATCAATTGAAAAAATTTGATGAAATTAAGAATTTTCCGGTACTGTCTAATACAGCTCATAATAAGTTTTGTGAACTTCTTGCTTTAACTGGCGGATATCCTTTTACTGTTATTAGTGTTAATAGCGGAATTCTTATCGGCATGATGTATATTGAAATTAGAAACTATTATGGAATGGTGTCATCGCTTATTATTTATGAAAAAGATTTTAGTCTATTGACAGAAATTGAAAAAGAAGAACAGGAAAAATCCCATATTGATATGGATTTAGTTTCTATGTATGTGGCACCAGTTGAAAAAATTGAAGACCCGACTGATTTGTTGTGTAAGGCAGTTTACATTCGTCGTCCATTCGCGAATCCGGTCGGCGGTTGGGTAACTGACCAGTGGATTGAAGATGGCGTTGAACTTCTTAATGTAGTTCATGCTGGAGAGTATTCTGTCGTTCCTCGCAGCGCAGTGATTAATGTTCGTGTAAGCTAGTTTACAAACTCTTGGGATCAGAGTATAATGGTCCTGTGGAGTATAAAACCTTTTTAACAAGTGAGAGATAATTATGAATATTAATATCGGCGAAATTGCTCGTGTATCTGATAAATCCCGTTCTAAAGCAGCAGGAAAATTGGTCGAAGTTGTAAGCATTCAGCTTAAACACGGTGTTAAAGATGAAGATTCTGAAGTAAAAGTACGTATCATTGCTAAAGATGGAATGTCTAAGCCCCAGTTTGGTTATGTTCGATGGAAATTTCTTGAGCCTGCGTTTTTGAAAGCTGTTCCTGCTAAAGGAATTGAAACGATTGATACTTCGCATGTAGGTGTAGACTTTAAGTGGAAACTTGGTCAAGCTATCAAGTTCATTGCTCCTTATGAGTTTGAATTTACCGAAGGTGGACAACCACTTCCTCGGCGTACTCGCGCTATGTGTGCATACATTACTGATCAATGGGTAGAAGATGGCGTTAAGTTATACAACGCGGTATTTTTAGGAACATACAAAGTCATTCCTGAAAGTTGGATTAAACACTATAGCAAAGCTCGCTATGCATAAAGTTTAAAATTTTTTCATAAAACTATATACATCAGTAGTTGATTATGGTACTATATCAATATCAACTACTGATATAGAAAATAATTTGGAGAATAAAATGGAAAATTTGCCAAAGGTGCTGCTACTCTTCTGAAACGCATCGCTCCAATGTTCAATTAACGAGGAAATTGTAATGAAACGTAAAATTGTTCAGAACTGCACTAATGACGAATTTGAAGATGTGTTATTCGATCCAGATTTGGTAGTAGTTCAAAAGGAACACACTGCTAAGTTTACTCACTTGACTTCGGTTTATGTGTATGAAAAGGTTGGGGATAAACAACCAATTTACGGTGTATTTCGTGAAATCACTGAAGATGGTACAACTTACTGGAAGGAAATTTATTAATGGCTATTAAATTTGAAGTTAATAAATGGTATCAATTTAAAAATAAACAAGCTCAAGAAAATTTTATTAAAGACCATACTGATAACGGAATCTATGCGCGGCGTTTAGGTATGGAACCTTTTAAAGTTATAGATATTGACCATCTTGGTCGTCCTACTAAAATTGTGACATCTACTGGAAGATTGGCGTTATCCTCCGGTAAAGATATTTTGGATGAAGATTTTATTTGGCTTTCAACGAGCGAAGCTGAGTTCTTTAATGAAGTGGAAAATCCATATCAGGCAGCTGAAGAACAAGAGCAGGAAGAGCAAGAACAAATAGAAGATTTCACAGAATTCCCGATCATGAAAGTTACTATTGAAAATAATGAACAAGCATGGTCCTTGTATCAGATGTTGAAAGCACACTTTAAGGAATAATTATGCCAATGTATGATTATAAATGCCAATCCGAAGATTGCGGGCATGAATATGAAAAAATTAAAAAGATTTCTGAACGAGAAAATGATGTTTGCCCTAAATGTCATCGTCTGTCTACTCGTCGGCCTTCTGCTCCTAAGCATGTGAATGGTGGATTTTACGACTTACTTAAAGGGTAATTATGTTTAAAATCTGTAAGAAATATCGCATTCGTGAAGGTGAAGAACAGAAATATCTACTTTCTGCTAGTAATAGGAATAGTTCTATTAATGCTGTAATATTGACTAGTGAATTTATCGTTGAAGATATGAAAGGTCATAATGTTACAATGATTAGTACAGCATCTGGAAATGATGGAAAAATTCTTCATAGTTGTCAGAGTAATGTTCTAATTTATGATGAAGAATTTGACTTCTTCAAAGAAGTTTCCGAAGATTTTGATTTTGAATGTACTATTACTATGAAATCTGGTGACCCTCTTTCTTTTACAGTTAAAGATGAAAGAAGTCGTTTGAGAGTTATTAGTCTCCTTCAAGCCATTAAATTTGAGTGAAATTATGAAATATATTAATCGTTCTATCGCAGCATTAGTATTAGCAGTGTCTTTAGCAGGATGTACTGATACTGATAATGCAACCAAAATTTTATCATCAAGCGGTTTTACTAATATTGAAATCACTGGATATAATTGGTTTGGTTGCTCTGAAAATGATTTCCAACACACTGGATTTCGTGCTATTGGACCTACCGGGCAGAAAGTAGAAGGAACAGTATGTTCTGGTCTATTCTTCAAAGATTCGACTATCCGTTTTAAATAAAAGGCCTTCGGGCCTTTAGCTTTATGATTACCGGAGTATAATATTCCCGAAACCAAACGAGGATAAGTGATGATTAAGAATGAAATTAAAATTCTGAGCGATATTGAACATATCAAAAAGCGTAGCGGCATGTATATTGGCTCTTCTGCTAATGAAATGCATGAGCGCTTTCTGTTTGGTAAATGGGAAAGTGTTCAGTATGTACCTGGTCTTGTTAAGCTTATTGATGAAATTATCGATAACTCAGTAGATGAAGGTATTCGTACTAAGTTTAAATTCGCAAATAAAATTAATGTTACTATTAAAAACAATCAAGTAACAGTTGAAGATAACGGTCGCGGTATTCCACAAGCGATGGTTAAAACACCTAGCGGTGAAGAAATTCCTGGTCCTGTTGCTGCATGGACTATTCCAAAAGCAGGTGGTAACTTTGGTGATGATAAAGAACGCGTCACTGGCGGTATGAATGGTGTTGGTTCTAGTTTGACAAACATTTTTTCTGTGATGTTTGTCGGTGAAACTGGTGATGGTCAAAATAATATTGTAGTTCGTTGTTCAAATGGCATGGAAAATAAATCATGGGAAACTATTCCTGGAAAATGGAAAGGAACTCGTGTTACTTTCATTCCTGATTTTATGTCATTTGAAACTAATGAGCTGTCCCAAGTTTATCTTGACATTACACTAGATCGTCTCCAGACACTTGCAGTAGTTTATCCTGATATTCAATTTACCTTTAATGGTAAAAAGGTTCAGGGCAATTTTAAGAAATATGCACGCCAATATGATGAGCATGCTATTGTTCAAGAACAAGAAAATTGCTCTATTGCGGTTGGTCGTTCACCGGATGGTTTTCGTCAATTAACTTATGTGAATAACATTCACACTAAGAATGGTGGCCATCACATTGACTGTGTTATGGATGATATTTGTGAAGACCTTATTCCACAAATCAAACGTAAGTTCAAAATTGATGTGACTAAAGCACGCGTTAAAGAATGTTTGACTATCGTTATGTTTGTCCGTGATATGAAAAACATGCGATTTGATTCTCAAACTAAAGAGCGTTTGACTTCTCCATTTGGCGAAATTCGTAGTCATATTCAACTCGACGCTAAAAAGATTTCACGCGCTATTCTAAATAATGAAGCAATTCTGATGCCGATTATTGAAGCTGCACTAGCTCGTAAATTGGCGGCGGAAAAGGCAGCAGAAACTAAAGCAGCTAAAAAGGCTTCTAAAGCTAAGGTTCATAAACATATTAAAGCGAATCTTTGTGGTAAAGATGCTGACACTACTCTTTTCTTGACTGAGGGTGATTCGGCTATCGGATATCTTATTGATGTTCGTGATAAAGAACTTCACGGTGGTTATCCATTGCGCGGTAAAGTTCTCAACAGTTGGGGTATGTCTTATGCAGATATGCTTAAAAACAAAGAACTATTTGATATTTGCGCAATCACTGGATTAGTTCTCGGTGAAAAAGCTGAAAACTTGAATTATCATAATATCGCTATTATGACTGATGCTGACCATGATGGCCTAGGAAGCATTTATCCTTCTCTGCTTGGATTTTTTAGTAATTGGCCAGAACTGTTTGAGCAAGGACGAATTCGCTTTGTCAAAACTCCTGTAATCATCGCACAGATTGGTAAAAAACAAGAATGGTTTTATACAGTCGCTGAATATGAGAGTGCTAAAGATGCTCTACCTAAACATAGCATCCGTTATATTAAAGGACTTGGCTCTTTGGAAAAATCTGAATATCGTGAGATGATTCAAAATCCAGTATATGATGTTGTTAAACTTCCTGAGAACTGGAAAGAGCTTTTTGAAATGCTCATGGGAGATAATGCTGACCTTCGTAAAGAATGGATGAGCCAGTAGTTTACTTTACCACAAGGATGTGGTATAATTAATTGGGCAAATGAGGATATTGAAATGAAATCATATAAAGTAAATTTAGAACTTTTTGATAAAGCAGTTCATCGAGAATATAGAATCATTCAACGCTTTTTCGATATGGGAGAAGCCGAAGAATTTAAAAACCGCTTTAAAGATATTAGAGATAAAATTCAATCCGACACTGCAACTAAAGATGAATTACTAGAAGTTGCTGAAGTTATTAAGCGTAATATGAATTAATGAGGAAATTATGATTATCACCACTGAAAAAGAAACAATTCTTGGCAATGGTTCTAAATCAAAAGCATTTAGCATCACAGCATCTCCTAAAGTATTTAAAATTCTGTCATCTGATTTGTATACAAACAAGATTCGTGCAGTAGTCCGTGAATTAATTACTAATATGATTGATGCCCATGCACTTAATGGAAATCATGAAAAATTTATCATTCAAGTTCCTGGACGTTTAGATCCACGATTTGTTTGTCGAGATTTTGGTCCGGGTATGAGTGATTTTGATATTCAAGGTGATGATAATTCTCCTGGGTTGTATAATTCATACTTCAGTTCATCTAAAGCTGAATCTAATGACTTTATTGGCGGATTTGGTTTAGGTTCTAAATCTCCGTTTAGTTATACTGATACGTTTAGTATTACTTCTTATCATAAAGGTGAAATTCGTGGTTATGTAGCTTACATGGATGGTGATGGTCCACAGATTAAACCTACATTCGTAAAAGAAATGGGTCCAGATGATAAAACTGGTATTGAAATCGTAGTTCCAGTTGAAGAAAAAGACTTTAGAAACTTTGCTTATGAAGTTTCTTATATCATGCGACCATTCAAAGATTTGGCTATCATTAATGGTCTTGACCGCGAAATTGATTATTTTCCGGATTTTGATGACTATTACGGTGTAAATCCAGAAAGATACTGGCCTGATCGTGGTGGATTATATGCTATCTATGGCGGTATTGTTTATCCTATCGATGGTGTTATTAGAGACCGTAACTGGCTAAGCATTCGCAATGAAGTGAATTACATTAAGTTTCCAATGGGTTCACTTGATATTGCTCCATCTCGTGAGGCTCTTTCACTGGATGATCGTACTCGTAAAAATATTATTGAACGAGTTAAAGAACTCAGTGAGAAAGCATTTAATGAAGATGTAAAACGATTTAAAGAATCTACATCTCCTCGTCACACATACCGTGAATTGATGAAGATGGGATATTCTGCTCGAGATTATATGATTAGTAATTCAGTCAAATTCACGACTAAAAATCTGTCATATAAAAAGATGCAGAGCATGTTTGAACCTGACAGTAAGTTATGCAATGCAGGAGTTGTGTATGAAGTAAATCTTGACCCTCGACTGAAGCGCATTAAGCAAAGTCATGAAACTTCAGCCGTTGCATCAAGTTATCGTCTGTTTGGTATTAATACAACAAAAATTAATATCGTTATTGATAATATTAAAAATCGTGTTAATATTGTTCGTGGATTAGCACGAGCGTTAGATGATAGTGAATTTAATAACACTTTGAATATTCATCACAACGAACGCCTTCTGTTTATTAATCCAGAAGTAGAATCGCAGATTGATTTGCTTCCTGATATTATGGCGATGTTTGAAAGTGATGAAGTTAACATTCATTATTTGTCAGAAATTGAAGCTTTAGTTAAAAGCTATATTCCAAAGGTAGTTAAAAGTAAAGCTCCTCGTCCTAAAGCTGCTACAGCATTTAAGTTTGAAATTAAAGACGGACGCTGGGAAAAAGAGGAACTATTTACGCTCACATCAGAAGCAGATGAAATTACTGGTTATGTAGCGTATATGCATCGTTCTGATATTTTCTCTATGGATGGTACTACATCGCTTTGTCATCCATCTATGAATATTTTGATTCGTATGGCTAATCTTATTGGCATTAATGAATTTTATGTTATTCGTCCGCTTTTACAGAAAAAGGTAAAAGAACTCGGTCAGTGCCAATGTATTTTTGAAGCTTTGCGTGATTTATATGTAGATGCTTTTGATGATGTAGATTATGATAAGTATGTAGGTTATTCAAGTTCAGCTCAACGATATATTGATAAAATTATCAAGTATCCTGAACTAGATTTTATGATGAAGTACTTCAGTACAGATGAAGTTTCTGAAGAATATACACGACTCGCTAATATAGTTAGTTCATTACGGGGCGTATATTTCAATGGTGGAAAAGATACCATCGGTCATGACATCTGGACAGTAACTAATCTTTTTGATGTATTATCAAATAATGCTTCAAAAAACAGTGATAAAATAGTTGCTGAGTTTACCAAGAAATTCCGTATTGTTTCCGACTTCATCGGTTATCGCAACTCTTTAAGTGATGATGAAGTTTCCCAAATCGCTAAAACTATGAAGGCCCTTGCGGCCTAATAAGGAAAATTATGTACAATATTAAATGCCTGACCAAAAACGAACAAGCTGAAATTGTTAAACTGTATTCAAGTGGTAATTATACCCAACAGGAATTAGCTTATTGGAAGGATGTATCGGTTGACACAATCCGTCGTGTTTTGAAAAATGCCGAAGAAGCTAAACGCTCTAAAGTTACTATTAGCGGTGATATTACAGTTAAAGTTAATAGCGATGCAGTTATTGCTCCAGTTGCTAAATCTGACATTATTTGGAATGCATCTAAAAAATTCATTTCAATTACTGTTGACGGTGTAACTTATAACGCAACTCCTAATACTCATTCAAACTTCCAGGAAATTCTTAATCTGCTTGTAGCGGATAAGTTGGAAGAAGCGGCACAAAAAATTAATGTTCGTCGCGCTGTTGAAAAATATATTTCCGGTGATGTTCGAATTGAAGGTGGAAGCTTGTTCTATCAAAATATTGAATTGCGGTCTGGTTTGGTTGATCGTATTCTTGACTCGATGGAAAAAGGTGAAAACTTTGAATTTTATTTTCCGTTCTTGGAAAATCTACTGGAAAACCCAAGCCAAAAAGCGGTATCTCGACTCTTTGATTTCTTGGTAGCAAACGATATTGAAATTACAGAAGATGGTTACTTCTATGCTTGGAAAGTAGTTCGTAGCAATTACTTTGACTGTCACTCAAATACCTTTGATAACAGTCCGGGTAAAGTAGTTAAAATGCCACGTACTCGTGTGAATGACGATGATACACAAACTTGTTCTCGTGGTCTGCATGTGTGTTCTAAATCTTATATTCGTCACTTTGGCAGTTCAACCAGCCGAGTTGTAAAAGTTAAAGTTCATCCTCGCGATGTAGTATCAATTCCGATTGATTACAACGATGCTAAAATGCGTACCTGCCAATACGAAGTAGTTGAAGACGTTACTGAACAATTTAAATAAGGGCTTCGGCCCTTAACTAAGGAAAATTATGTTAGGTTATCAAGCACGAGTAAAAGAAGAATACGATCAATTAATGCTCAAAATTAATGCACTGAGCAAATTTTTAGAAAGCGCAAAGTTTCTAACAGTTAATGCAGTTGAGCAAGAACTGTTACTTTCGCAGTTTATCTCAATGAAATCTTATGCTGAATGTCTAGAGAAAAGAATTGCACAATTCAAATAAAATAAGGGCTTCGGCCCTTTTGTTTTAAGAGAAATTATGATTTATTATATGAATACCAGTGATTCAGACATAAAAGGAAAGTTTAAATGCAGAAAACGAATCCGGGTTTACAGAGACTATTTCAGATTCCGACATTTACCCTATCGAACAGTGACTTGACTAGTGAAATGAAGGTCAAAATTGCTGATACAGTAAGATACTCTTTAAAACAAAACCCGAACCAGGATAAAGCAGAAGTTATCGAAAGATGCCGTATCGCTGTGTACGCAGAGTTTTTTGTGGCAGATTGGCTAAGCGGATATGTCAATAAAGGCCAAGAAGATGTCGATGATCCGTACACATATGCATGGGATGTATTAGCGCATCCAAAATACTGTGGGCTTCGTGTAGAAGTTAAGACACATCAAACTGACTCACGTTGGATTTCTGTAACAACAGGATGCAGCGGAGAGTATCCATATGGTTCTGGAATAAATTTAGGGCCTATTCTAAATCATCAAGTCGCTGACTGTATAATTATATTCAACACTAAAGAAATTCATCCAGGTGTCATCCAGTACACTCCGAAGTTCATCGGTGACAGAGAAGACCTTCGTAAGGTTGTAAGAAAAAGCAACTACAACGGATGGTATCTTTCCATTTAAAAATTTTCACAAAACGGTTTACATACCACAAGGACCGTGGTACTATACAACTATCAACTGATACGGATTTGGAGAGTAAAATGAAATTTAAATTTTATTATGCTAAGCATAAAATAACTGATGAGTTTGTGTCAGTTGAATATTCTAGCGATGATGAAGGCATGATTTATACTCGCTTAGGACTATCGCATTGGGAGTCTGATCAGCCTTATTTTTCAACTCCTGAAGAAATTACACGCTTAGTTAATGGTCATATGAATGACCACTGGAATGTAATTCTTTCAGATAGTCTTAAAGAGGCTATTAATAGTAATGAAATGAAAATCGTTGAGATTGAACTATGAGTTCATTATGGTGGTGTTTTGTTTGGTTAATTAGTATTCCAGTAATTTGTTTAACATTTACTTTTGTGATGAGGTTATTATGAAAATTTTGAATTCTGTACTTATTGCTTGTGCGTGGTGGGTTGCACAGGTTTCAGCGGTAGTAGTTGGTATTCACATTTATTACGAATATTTTTAAAAAAGTTGTTTACAAGACTGTTCTTCCGTGGTACTATTACCCTATCAACTACGGAGGAACAGAAAATGAAAAAGATTATTAAAGCTATATGGAATGTAGTTATAATACTAATAGTTTTGAGTATATTCCCAATCGTTTTAATGATTGATGTATTAAACGTTTACTTTGGATTTATGTGAGGAAAATATGAAACGTAAACGCAATGCTTTTACATTTATTGAATGGTTTTTCGATAATATTTTTCCGGCTTTATTCATTTTCATGCTGATTTTTGCCTTAGGCTCAGTTGTAGTTGGAATCTATTTGATGACAGTAGTCGGAATTGATATTCATCAAAATGGTTTAAAATCCGTAGTTGAAACAATTTGGAATGGTGTAAAATGATGAATTTGCTGAGCGGTTGGTTTTATATTCTCATGTTTTACATTGGTGCAAATTTCCCATATTGGATGGGATGGTCAACAACTGCATTCGGATTTTATACTCCTTGAGGTGAATTATGAAAATCTTTAAAGATGTAAAAGTTGGTGAAATTTTCTGTTTAGATAACGGTGATCAGTTAATTCGTATTTCACCTCTTAAGAGCACTAGCGAGAAACCGACAGTTAATGCTACTTTAGCAAATAACAGTAATGAACGTTTCTGTATTGAAAATGATACTGAAACTTATACCGTAGAAGAGTTTTGGGAATTGAGCGTCGACTGCGACGATTAATTTAATGGCCGCATGAATACGCGGCCATGGAGTAGAAAATAATTTAGAGGAAATTAATATGAAATACATGACTGTTACTGATCTGAATAATGCAGGCGCTACCGTTATTGGTACAATCAAGAACGGTGAATGGTTTTTGGGAGTTCCACATAAAGATATTTTATCTAAACCTGGATTTTACTTTTTAGTAAGTAAATTAGATGGTCGTCCATTTAGTAATCCATGTGTGTCTGCACGATTTTATGTAGGTAATCAGCGTTCTAAGCAAGGATTTAGTGCGGTTCTAAGTCATATTCGTCAACGTCGGTCTCAGCTTGCGCGTACTATTGCAAATAACAATGTTCCATACACAGTATTTTATCTGCCTGCTTCTAAGATGAAACCTCTGACTACGGGATTTGGAAAAGGTCAGTTAGCTTTGGCGTTTATTCGTAATCATCATTCTGAGTATCAAACACTTGAAGAAATGAACCGTATGTTGGCTGATAACTTTAAATTCGTTTTGCAGGCATATTAATGAGTAATTTCCACAACGAACATGTGATGCAGTTCTATCGTAATAATTTTAAAACTAAAGGCGTCTTCGGACGCCAGTGAGGAAAATATGAATATTGCAAAATTATTAGGAGTTATTTCATTTATTTGTTGGATAGTAGCATGTGTTTTAACTATCTGTATTGATGTCAGCAGTGTGTTTTCGCAAGCTTTAGCTCAGGGTATGTGTGCATATTTAACATTTGTGTTGTTATCTACTAATGATTAAGAAAATCTTGGGCTATTCATTAGCCCTTGCTATTTTATTGATAGCATTATATTACGGAATAATGTTCGGATTAATTCAAGTCGTGCTTTTCATTTCTGATGTTATTATGGCACTACATTCACTAGTATGGTAAATTTATGCAACTGAATAATCGTGATTTAAAAAGTATCATTGATAATGAAGCATTGGCTTATGCTATGTACACGGTTGAAAATCGTGCCATTCCAAATATGATTGACGGATTTAAGCCAGTTCAACGATTTGTTATTGCTCGAGCTCTTGATTTGGCACGAGGAAATAAAGATAAGTTTCACAAACTCGCTTCTATCGCAGGCGGTGTAGCGGACCTTGGATATCATCATGGTGAAAACTCTGCGCAAGACGCAGGTGCTTTGATGGCTAATACTTGGAATAATAACTTTCCTCTATTAGATGGTCAAGGAAACTTTGGTTCTCGTACTGTCCAAAAGGCAGCGGCAAGTCGTTATATTTTTGCTCGTGTAAGTAAAAATTTCTATAACGTATATAAAGATACTGAATATGCTCCGGTACATCAAGATAAAGAACACATTCCGCCTGCTTTCTATTTGCCTATTATTCCTACTGTTCTTCTTAATGGCGTTTCCGGTATTGCAACTGGTTATGCAACTTACATTCTTCCTCATAGTGTTTCTTCTGTTAAGAAAGCTGTACTGCAAGCTCTTCAAGGAAAGAAAGTAACTAAACCGAAGGTAGAATTCCCAGAATTTCGTGGTGAAGTCGTTGAAATTGATGGGCAATATGAAATTCATGGAACATATAAGTTTACTTCACGAACTCAAATGCATATCACTGAGATTCCGTATAAGTATGATCGTGAAACTTACGTGAGCAAAATTTTAGACCCGCTTGAAGATAAAGGCTTTATTACGTGGGATGATGCTTGCGGTGAGCATGGGTTTGGCTTTAAAGTTAAATTCCGTAAAGAATACTCTTTGAGCGATAACGAAGAAGAACGCCATGCAAAAATTATGAAAGACTTCGGGTTGATTGAGCGTCGTTCCCAGAATATTACCGTCATTAATGAGAAAGGAAAGCTGCAAGTTTACGATAATGTAGTTGATTTAATCAAAGACTTCGTTGAAGTTCGTAAAACTTATGTCCAAAAACGAATTGATAACAAAATCAAAGAAACTGAATCAGCATTTCGTTTAGCTTTTGCCAAGGCACATTTCATTAAGAAAGTAATTTCAGGTGAAATTGTTGTACAAGGTAAAACTCGCAAAGAACTGACCGAAGAACTTTCTAAAATTGATATGTATTCTTCTTATGTTGATAAACTAGTTGGAATGAACATTTTTCATATGACTTCCGACGAAGCAAAGAAACTTGCTGAAGAAGCTAAAGCCAAAAAAGAAGAAAACGAATATTGGAAAACTACTGATGTAGTTACAGAATACACCAAAGATTTAGAGGAAATCAAATGAGTCCATTCATTGGTATCACAAGCGCTGCATTAGTATCTGGTGGCATTTTACTGGCGGGTTTAGGTGTTGTTCCTGCCGTAGCAGGAGGTCTTCTTGCGTTCGGAATTCAACGTGTTATCATGACAGTTATCACAGTCATGCAGTAATTTTAGGGAGAGCCTCGGCTCTCCCTTTTTTTTATTTCAAAAATTTTTTCACAAAACGGTTTACAACCAAAGCATACTGTGGTACTATACAACTATCAAATAAATGAACTGAAACAAACAACCCGGAGATACAAAAAATGAAATTTAAAATCGAAAACGAAATCGTTAAAGCTAAAAATGCTCTGACTGCTAACAAACTGGTTGTAGATGGTATTGAATATGATATCTGTGGAGTTCGTGAAGAAAAACCTGGTGTTCTGACTTTCTTCACAATGATTTTTAAATTTAAAGGTGACACAGAATTCAAACAGTTTGATTTTGCCCATGAAGACGAAATCGAAGTTCGTAATCTGAACATTAAGTAAGTACTTTATTAGAGCTCTTGAAAAAGAGTGCAAAAAAGTGTTTACTTCTGCTTTAAACATGATACTATAGACCTATCAAATAAATGAACTGAAACGGAGATTAAAATGTCTAAAGTAACTTACATCATCAAAGCTTCTAACGATGTTCTGAATGAAAAAACTGCTGCGATTTTAATTACCATTGCTAAGAAAGATTTCATTACAGCCGCAGAAGTTCGTGAGGTGCATCCAGATTTAGGTAATGCAGTAGTTAATAGTAATATTGGGGTATTGATTAAAAAAGGCCTGGTGGAGAAATCTGGTGATGGATTAATCATTACTGGTGAAGCTCAGGATATTATTTCAAATGCAGCAACTTTATACGCACAGGAAAACGCTCCGGAACTGCTGAAAAAACGAGCAACTCGTAAAGCTCGCGAAATTACTTCTGATATGGAAGAAGATAAAGACTTCATGTTAAAACTTTTAGATGAAAATGGATTTGTTCTTAAAAAGGTTGAAACTTACCGCAGTAACTATCTCGCTATTTTAGAAAAACGCACTCACGGAATTCGTAATTTTGAAATTAACAACAATGGAAATATGCGAATTTTTGGATACAAAATGATGGAACATCATATTCAGAAATTTACTGATATCGGAATGTCATGTAAAATCGCTAAAAACGGTAATGTGTATCTTGACATTAAACGCTCGGTAGAAAACATTGAAGCTGTAATCACTGTAGCATCTGAACTGTGAGGAATAAATAATGAACAAGTTAGAAATTGTCAATGAACTTCGTCGTTGTGCAGAACCCACTCAAGAGGGGTGGGACATCTGGTACCATGGAGCTTATCTTGGAACTATCGTAAAGATTAAGACTGGTAAATACATGATTATTCGTGAAAGTAAAGATGCTCCAGTAGGTATTCGCAATAATTTTATGGCAGCGATAAGTTCATTTACGGATGCAGCTTACGAAATTTACCTTGCTGATTATAAAGAATTCCAGGAATCTCAACCAGTTATTCGTTCAATTGGTGTTAACAAAGCTCAACAGAAAACTTTGTGGCAGCGTATTAAAGGATGGTTTAAATGAAAACATTTGAAGAAAGACTTGAAATGCTAAACGTTGCATTATCTCGTGAGACTCCAGAGAGTTTAGCCGAAAAATTTAAATCAGCAGGTTATACTAATTATACGGAAGAAGATGTTCTGAAAGAAGTTCCTGAAATCTGTTGGCAGCCTGCATACTGGGATGAAAACCAAAAGTATCAACGACGAATTGTATGTGCTGCTAATCGGTTTAAATTAAAGGATGGTGGAACTCTTGTTATTCCTGGTGCTCGTCATTATTCTAAAGATATGGCAGCAGTTTTAGATGTAGTTAAACCTCAATTAGTTACTCAACAAGTTTGTGATGATGACCAAGGGTTTATTGACCAATATAGTAATTATTGGACACGTGAAGAAGCAATGATTATTGCAACTTACGCTGGACAAGTACGTATTGAACGTGGTGGTAGTGAAAAAGAACTTTACTCTGAGGACCTTTACTAATGAATATTAAAAAGTTTCAAATTGATGGAATTATGAATCAAATCCAGGCGCTGGAATATGCCAATAAAATGATGTCAACTAATTGGGGAATTTATACCAATGAACCGGGATTTAAATTCTGTGATATGGAATTAACTAAAAAGCTCGTAGGAAAAGATTATGTATGTCCATTTAGTTCTCCAGTAAATGGAATGTTAAAACCTGCTTTACGCGATCTTTATATTGCGATGAACGAAGAAATGATAAAAGAATTAAAACGTCAACTGAAGGTGATTCAATTTGGCCAGGGAAATTAATTCAAAATCTGACTATTTTAATTCTCTCAATGATAAAGATAAAAATCTAATACGGCATTTTATTGTTGAGATGGGATATATTGATACACGTGATTTAAGAGAACATATATTTGAATGTGGTGTAGCTAAAAAGTTTTCATTCACATGCAAATGTTTGAGAGAGGTAATTCAGCACTATGAACAATTTAGTCGCAAAACATAATTTTAATAAAGCTTCTGTTCATAAGGATAAGAAGAAAGCGTTTAAAGAATCTAATCGCAAACAGAAACATAAGGGGAAGGTCTATGATTATTGATTCTCAATCTGTGGTTCAATACACAATCAAAATTGATATTCTAGAAAAGCTATATAAGTTTCTACCAAATTTATACCACTCAATTGTTAATGAATTAATTGAAGAACTACATCTTGAGAATAATGATTTCTTGATTGGAACTTATAAAGACCTCTCAAAAGCAGGATATTTTTACGTAATTCCAGCTCCAGGAAAAAGTATTGATGATGTATTAAAAACTATAATGATTTATGTCCATGATTATGAAATTGAAGATTATTTCGAATGAGTCATAATCTTGAAAAAGTAATCGAGCATAATGTAGCTCAGGAACGCGAGTCGTTCAAGGAATTCGTAGAAAAAATTTTTGAAGAAAATAACACAGACCAGTTTACAAATCAAGCGTCTGATGATATTATAATAAAGTCAACTAATTGAGTGGTATAGTTAATGAATAAAAACATTGATACAGTTCGTGAAATTATTACTGTTGCGTCTATTTTGATTAAATTTTCCAGAGAAGATATTGTTGAGAATCGTGCTAATTTTATTGCATTTCTGAATGAGATTGGAGTAACGCATGAAGGTAGAAAGTTAAATCAGAATTCATTCCGTAAAATTGTTTCTGAATTAACCCAAGAAGATAAGAAAACCCTCATCGACGAATTCAACGAGGGTTTTGAGGGTGTATATCGATATCTAGAGATGTATACAAACAAATAATTATTTAGCCCTTCCTAATATTCTGGCCGCCTGAGAACATATTGATTCAAGGCGGTCATTACTTATATGATCATTTCTATACCAGTACATGGTTATTGTTCCAGCATAGATATTATCCAAATTGAAATATGGACAACTGTACATGTAATTTATTTCGGGAGTAGGCTTTTTAGTTGGTAAAAAAGCAAATTTTGAGTCGGAATAATAATGACGTCCATTTAAATGAACTGCATATTCATCCATAGTTTTATCAACAGGATATCCTCCAAGTGATTTTTCGCTTATTGTTGAAGGTAATTTTCCTTCGTATGCTATAATATCAACAAAATAGTTTAAGTTTTTAGGGCAGAAAGAATATACCGCACTAAAGTCTGCCTCAGATGATATATGAACTATCTGGAGTTGTTCCAGGGCGACAGATTCAAAGCGTGCATTTCTTTCCTTTTCAATAATTTCGCTGTATGTTTCATACTTTGATTGCTTATAGTACTCAAAGAAACTATCTCCCCTATACCAAACAATCGCCATTATAAACAAAAGAATTACGACAGCTACCCGGGAAGCAAGAACTTTCCCGGTAGCATTATCTTTGAACAAGCGATCTAGAACACCAAATAGAATATCAGAGGGCGAAAATGATATTCTAGGTGCTGCCATAGACCCTCCTTTTAAGGGTATTTATTCACATTATACTCTTGGACCATATATTGCTCCAACATTTTGCCATGTTGGAGCGGACCCTATGACAGCATAACCAGCAGCACCGCCATCATATTCAGATCCTTGACCGCGAATATTGCATCTACCTCCCCCGGAACCTACTTCACCACCGTTTCCGCCATTATAGATACCATTCACGGATCCTGAGCCAGGTGCAGAAATAGTACCACCAGTCGCGCCTGATTGCATATCAATAGATCCGCCTGGCGCACCAAAAGGACGACCGCCACCGCCGCCAAAGGTCAATCTCATTAGTGAAAAAGGAGAATAATATCCGCCGCCACCGCCACCGCCGCCGCCTGCAATAGCTCCGCCATTATTAATTCTTAGTCTCCCACCAATATCGTTTTGAATACAATGACCCCCAGCTGAGCCAGGACTATTGCTACCACCATTACCTCCACGACCATACATCGTTACGCCATGTATATTTAACTGAACATATTCATTTGGTGTATCTCCGTACATGAAGAATAAAGGAACATCTTTAGAATATGATACTAAATCACCTGTAATATTAAACACTATAGGTGCACTACCTGCCTCAAAACATCTATCTCGGAACCATTGACCATTGAAGTTATGGTCTGCTCCAAGCGTGTGAATAATTTCTCGTGAGCGACCTGCAAATTGACTCATCCAGCAAGGAACACCCAATCTTAATTGACCAGCCGCTTGACTCATCCAGCGCTGTCCTGTTTCATTTGCGGCTGAACTTCCAATCCAACCAGGAACACCAACTACTGCCATAATTTATACTCCAAAGGGGGCATTTCCCCCTTGTTGTTAGAATTTAAAATATTTACTAATTTTGCGAGCAATTTTAGTAAAGAGAGGCGTTTTCAATTCTTTAATTTCTTCACTCATTTCCTGAATAGCCTTAATTAAAAGAGCATTCACAGCAGAGTTAGAAATTGTCAGAACATCAGATCCATCAACTTCAACTTTAGATACAGCTTCCGGTAATTCCTTTTCAAGGTCCTGAGCAATAATACCAACTTCACGTTTAATAACACTACGGTCTTTAATAGACTTAACTTTATCGTAAATATAAACTTTCAGTCGGCAAACTTTTTCGACCGCTCCATATTCTAATTCTTCTTTATTAATCTTGAGACGGGAGTCAGAACGAATATACACATCGCTAAAGCTACCATTTCCTGGTGTATAAAAGAATCCATCATGATGGAATTCAAACACAGCTTGTGGGTGTCCAGCATCAGGAGAAGCCTCCGTGGATCCGACACGAATGATTGCTTGCCCCCACTGTGATGGAATACGACGCATACCAAAGTCAACAGCGGTGCTATATCCTTGATTGGTTATAACGCTTCTTGCTTTAAGAATAGGATAATAACAATCCTGTGAAACATAACCATGATCAACGAATAATGGAGCTTCTACTCGCCATTGGTTGCCCCAATCACCCGGTTGTCTAGCAATCCATCCAGAACCGTTAATGTGTACACGGTCACGGTTAACGTTAACCATTGCGGTATTTTGCGGGTTTAACGCAATCTCACCATTGTTTGTGATATGTACTGCCGCCTGAGAAGCATAGCTATAAAATGCTAGCGAATTATCAGCACCACCCTTACCAATATACCAGTTACCAGTCCCGTCTATGTCACCACGAATATGCAAAGAATTACTAGCAGTCGTTGATAATACAATAGAATCATTAGGTGCATTGATTGTTAACCGACCTGTCATCGTATCACCGCCTTTACCTACGCGAGTATTCAAGGCAGCATCTAAATTTGTCGCATTGTTATATTTCTTCCAGATTGAACCGGCAATATTACCATCTGTATTAAGGAACGCATCACCGACATATACACGCCCTGGAGATTTAAAATAACCTGACGGCATGAAAGTCCACTGTTTTAACCCATCTGCTGTTCCATCAGCGGATAAATCACCCTGAGCAATGATCTTATATTCGGATGTACCTATAGCCATACCAGTGGCAAAGGTGATATTACTTACAGTATTTTTCTGTTTAACAATTGGCGCAAACTGGTTTTTATTTGAATCGTCAATAGCCTGATATAATGGCGCAATGGTAGTATTCTGATTTGCGTAAGTATTAGAACCAGAACCGCTAGCAGGGGCTTGAATATATGCTCCTGGAGCAAGTGAAATTTTCTGATTAGCACCAAGATTAACAGCAGCAGTGATATTCAGCAATCCCCTAAAGTTTTGTTGAGCAGTCCAAGTATGTGATCCGTCTTCAAGAACAACACGGCGACAAGTATTAGTCCTACTTCCTGGATTACCAGCGATACGAACAACGAAATAACGGTAGTTTGTCTGGGATACAGTACCGCGCCAAACCTGAACAGTACGCCCTGTGCCAGTGTGTTCGCTAGGACCAACGGAAAACATAACCAAGTTTCCGTCAATCGTCCCCCAATCCATATTTGCTGGCATGTTCTTTATTTTGTTCAAAGGAACGCTAAACATACTACCAGGAACAAAATCAAAGGTTTGCCAATCTAACTCCGCTAATTGAGCTTTAATACCACCCATACCCAAAGTAATTGGCAGAGAGTAAGATGTATATACTTCGTTCCATGCACCCCACGCACCACCAGTATATGCACGCTCAAAAATACGTCCGCGAGTAGTTGCGCCTGTTCCGGCAGTAGTAAATTTTTGGAAAATAGCACCACCAGAAGCACGCTGTTTAACTTCCAGCAAACCAACAATAACAGGCGGCAAACCTTCACCTGTAGGGCAGTTAATAACGGCATCGGTGCCTAAAATATTATATAACCCAGGAGTTTTAAAATCATTAAGGTCACCATCATAGAAAGTCGCTGGTGTGCCATGACCAACCTGCTTCCATTCCTCCCACTTAGGTGCACTAGCATCCCATGCAGCAGCGAGACAACGAGTATAAACCATACCCATGCGGGTAGTATAACGCTGAGTTCTCGTGTATAAACCACCTTCAAATATTTCTAAAAATCCTTGTGCGGCTGATCCTTCTTCTGGATAATGGCGATCAAATGATGCGATTGCGCTTGAACTGTTTCGCCATAAGCCACAATGTTCTAATTCTCCCAAGCTATCAAGGTCAATCGTTTGTGAAAGTGGACGAGTTGACGCTTGAACATTACGCCACACACCCCATGGACCATCGACGCCATTCCATTTAGCAGATAAGGAACGAATATAGACGTTACCAGATCTTACAGTATAACGCTGAGTGCCAGCAAATTGGCCGGCCACAAACACTTCTAGTACACCTACGGCATTTTCTTCTGGGAATTTATTTGCTGGTTGCGCATTTGTTGAAGTAGATTTCGACCAAACACCAAGATATTCTTCAATGGGCCCATACGTATCTAAATTAGCATCAGTAGGTAATTCGCCATTATTTTTTATAAATGTTGTGCTATTGACATTTATGTCAGATGGAGTTAAGGTAATGTCCTTTGACCCATCAAAAGATATACCATTAATTTTCCTAGGTGTTTGCAATTTAGTAGCTGTGCTAGAATTTCCAATTAAAGTTCCAGTTATATTTTCTGTAACCTCTAAAGACCCATTTATAGTTCCTCCATATTTTAAACCTAATTCTATAACACTACCTGAGTCATCTTTTGTGAAAATTGTTTTATCTTTTAAGTTTATAGCCAATTCACCTTCGGCTAATACTGAAGCAGCAGGACGTTGACCTGCAGTTTTGCTTCTTTTAAATTGTATTTGTTTTAAAGTAGCCATAAGTCCTCTTAATAATAGCCGAAATCTTGAACAGAATCCTTAATTACGATTTGGTCAAATCGTGGAACGTGTGAAGGTTGAGATGCAGGATTCTGTGAAAAAAGGTTTGGCGCAGTTAAATTTCCTGTCATAGTGTCTCCAGAGCGTAATACCCTAGAGTTTGCATTTGCTGTAACAGTATTTATTGCTCCATCAACATAATCTTTACGAGTAGCATCAGATGCTGCGGAAGGAGTAGATGTAACAGTTACAGATGGAGCCTTTACAGCTTTGGTAAATGTTGTCAAACCTTCTGGCGTAATAATAATTTGTCCAGTAGTGATTTCACTACCTGCTGGTCTAAAACTAATACCGCCAGAAGAGCCACCAACTACAAGAGTATTGCCAGTGCCGCCACCAGAACGAATTCGGATGGGGGTTTCATTATTACTTAATTGAAGATAACTATTTACACCATAATTAATAGTAACTGGGCCTGTGTAAGTACCACCAGTAGATTTAGAAACGAAATCATTATCAGCTGCCTGTGGTTTATTATATTCTGAATATATTTTAAATGATTTGTAGAGTACATCGTCACCGGCTGAATTCAATGGAAAATTTCCTTGATGCCAAATGACAGATCCACCCACAGTTGAACCTACTTTTAAATCAGCCATTGTATGCCCCTTTATTTTAATATTATTTATAAAGAAAAAAGGAACCCGAAGGCTCCCTCAGTTTAAACTTCTCTAAATTCCTGTCCAAACACTTTACCAGTTTTAGACGATGCCTGTGTAGGAAGTACCATTATATCTGGAGGTAAAGAGGATTCACCGATATAATTAACACGAATACCATTGACACCAAATTCAGCAGGTTTTGAAATTCCGCCATTTCTTGATACTTCAGAAAAGCTTAAATTTCTCATGCCGCCTTGACCTGCTTGGGCAGTTCTTTGTGCATATATCGTAAATCCTACTGCATTTTCAGGAACAACTACATAGTCTTCTTTTAATTCCCAAGACCCAGCTTGCCCAGTAAACTCAGCTTGGGTCGAGGAAATATATCCATTTGATGCATCATAAAAACGAATGGATATGTTTGTAGTTCCAAGATCAAGTAAATCAGCATCAGCATATAACTGTGCTTTAAGATAAAGAACATCACCAGGAATTAAATTATAGTCAGAAAGTTTACTTATAGCAGCTGAAGTTGGCAATCGCGCAATTTCGTTATTAGTTCCACCAACTGCTGACATGAATTGCTCTACACTTTCATAAGTTCTTTTTGGAAATCCTGTCGCTCCGACGTCTTCTAAACTATCAAATACAACATCTAAAATAGTTTGATAATCATCTGTGCTTTTTCTATTACTTAGTTTAACATGCTCTAATGCAATAGCTCTTTTAGAAGAAGTATAAAAAGCAGCATATGATACGTCAAATCTTGACAATACTGAATCTGATGGAAAAACTGAAGTTCCTGCTCCCCTTAACCAAGATACCACTTCAGGAGGAAAATTAACCTTTCCGCTAGTTAATATAGCAACAAGTCTATTGTTTGACAAAGAATTCATGAAACTGACAAAAGCGGCAGATGTTGTATTGTTTGAAGCAGAAAAAGCATATGACTTGCTATCAACTAATGCTCCCGTAGAAGGGTCAAAAACTCTTAAATGAAGACCTGCACTAAATGTTTGATTTCCAACGGGATTATCCTGAAATTTAACATATGGCCCCGCAGTAGAAAGCGGGCAAGAACCCGCTATGCTTATTTTATATCTTACTGAATTGCTTTCCGATAAAAATGGCGTTTGGACATATCCTTGTCCAAACTCTGCCATAAATTTTTCCATAATACCTCTTATTCAATCCACTCAAATTTAACAGTTTTATTCACTGGGTCAGGAATAATGCGAACATTACCAATTCGTAAGAAATCACGAATGGTAAGATTACCTATTATTCCATTATCAGATGGGATTGCTCCTATATCCGAAGGTTGAGGAGGGTTACCTCCATCAAATACCTGAACAAAACTTGACCAAGAATTTTTAGTTTTCTGCCATGTACGCGTCCAGCGAGTGGTACGTGCTTCTGGGGTCGTTGGATAAGTAATCCAATCTTGGTAAAGTGAATCAAGTGTGTTACCAAACTGAGTCAATGTACCAGGAGATTTAACTTCTTCACCACGTTCTAAGTATGGAAGTCCAGTCACTTCATTAGTTTTTTCAACCATTTTAAAATAACCCGGAAACTGGTTATAAGTGGCTGAATCATTAATATCGATTGACCAGAATCCTACTGTATCAGATGTTGGCGCACGGGTATATAAATCAGAGGTTTTAGTACCCTGAGAACGAATTCTCGAGTTAACAGTCAAACCACCCGAACTTATAGTAGCACCTTTTGCAATGATTAAGCTTTCACCAATCGTTACTTGGCCAGATGCATTATTAATAGCTAAAGGACGCAATCCATTAAATCCGCCAGTCTGATCACCCGATGCAGTAAGCATAAAATTCGTTACTGACCCGTCATTGCGAACAATGAAACCATAATTTCCGCTAATAGCACGGAAAGCATTTGCGCTTCGAGAAATAATTTCACCAGTTGCAGTGACTGAATTACCAAATGTTGCTACACCATTTGCATTCAATGTTCCTGAAGCATTAACATTTATCGGTGTTACTGTACCGTTGATATTAAATGTTATATTTCCAGCTTTATTACGCTGAGAATAAAAATGACTAGACGTTTCATCACTAACTTCAAATACGGTAGAACGTGTTGTGTCTGATTCCCCACTAAATTGATTTCCCCACACTCTGACTGTCATCGTTTGAGCTGGGTTTGTTCCAGTTTGAGGTCCTTTCTCAAAAATCAGACGAGTTGCCGTTCCAGTATTAGAAATAGTTAATGTACTATTTGCTGAAACTGATCCACCGAATGTAGCAGTACTAGATGATACAAGAGGGGCACTCAGATTCGTTTGTTGGGTTAAGGTTAGTGAACCATTAACTGTTTGTGCAATGTCCCTACGAATGAACTGGAGCGAATCTAGACCATCTAATAAATTACTATCTACAGCTTTTGCTTTTAATGGCAAATAATTTGCTAATACGCGATTTAATTCATATGGTGATACTGCATAACCATTTTTCTCATATGATTCTAATGGCTGTGTTGAACCTACCGTATCATTACCAACGAATGTAATTGAACCAGATGAAGTTTTAACAAAACCTCTTATTGCAGTAGTAGCTGCCCAAGTAGGTTCACTCTGCACAATCCATTTTAAATTTTTTGGAGATACAGCAGTATTTGCTGACGTTCCAGCCACAGTTTCAGACTGAGTTGCAACTTTAATGACACCTTCCTGTGCTTCAGTAGATTTAGTACCTAAAAGCTTTTTAGGAGTTATTAAAACATTATCTAATGTTCCTGCAGCAGCTTCAACTTGTGTAGCTACACGAAGTGTACCACGCTGTGTCTCATTTGCTTCAAGAATATTAAGGGTATAATGGTCCCAGAGAGTTCCTGATTCAACTAATCCAGATAGAGCAACAACAGAAGTACGATCAGTACTATTAAATCTGGTTTTAATTTTTAATGGTGTAGAGATACGAGTATCGTCGACGCCTGCGTCGAATTCAACCTGTGTAGCAATTTCAGCTATACCACTTAAACTTTCAGTTGCTTTACGGTCATTTAAAGTTTTAGGAGTGACTGCGCGAGTATAATCAGTTCCTGTATTAACTTCACTTTGCGTAGCAATTTCAATTAAACCAATTCTTGCATCAGTTGATGTCTTTTTATGTAACGTTTCTGGCGTTACAACCGCATTTGCCCATCCTTCTTGGCTTTGTCCAGCAATTACTTCACTTTCAACTGCTAAAATTACTGCGCCTTGTTGCGTTGGAGTAGCTTTATACTGATCCAAAGCTTTAGGTGAAACAACTAAATTATTAGTGTTTTTATTATAAACATTCGTACCATTTAATTCACGACTAGAAGCTGGAGTAGCTCCTGCGGTAGATACAAAAGTTACAATACCAGATAATGATTCAGAACCTTGACGAGCTTGAAGCTTTTTAGGAGTGATGATTGTAGTATCATCAGTACCTGTATTAGTTTCCTGCTGCGTAGCAATTTCAGCGACACCTCTACGAGTTTCTGTAGCAGTTCTTTCATTCAGCTTTTTAGGAGTGATGATAAGGTCATCTGCAAAAGAGAATGTGGTGTTCTGATTTACTTGAGCAGTAGTTGCTATTCTTGCAATACCTCTGCGAGTTTCAGTAGCAGTACGATTAGCTAACGTTTCTGGAGTAATTGCCAATTCTTTTTGCGGAGAATTTTCTAAATCAGCATTTGCTTGAGCTTGTGTAGCTAAAGCAATTACGCCTAATCTTGCTCTAGTAGAATTATTTAAAGAATCGACTCTTTCAACTGTTGGAACGTTTTGCTGTACAACCCAGTATTTTCCATCAGAATCTTCTATATAAGCAAGTTGCAAAACTGGTACATAATTAGTTTCACCATTAAAAACTAATTCTTGAACTGTTACCCATTCAGCTTCAGGCGGATATTCTGAACGTTTTGGGAATTGCAGCAATTGAACTGAAGAAGCAATTTTATCTTCACCGGCAGCTTTGATTTTAACTGTTTGTCCTTTTCTCATGTAATTCATGGAAATTTTAACAGTATCACCAACAGAAATATCAGTCGGAAGCTGAAGCTCAATTGTTTGAGTTGTTCCATTATTCGCACCAAATACCATAACTTCTTCATTTGGACGAATGTTTGAATTAGTCGTTATAATGCGTAAACGTGCTTTACTATCCCCGTCAAACAATCTCCACAATTTCTCATTATCATCAAACATCAAGAAACCGTCAATCGATGTACGGCCTTCAATGGAATGAGTTCCAACTTCTTGCACTGACGTTGTTTCATCATATGTCGTAACAATTGTATGATAAAGTGGATTTAATTTATCTAAATCAACGAAATTAATGATATCTCCATGATTGGCAAATCTTGGAAGTTTAACATTAATCGGTGCGGCAGAAGTAAATCTACGTACGATAAAATCATTAGATTGTGCTTGATATGCAGTCGATGGAGTAACAATTGCAGCTTCTCTGCTATAATCAGCAATATACATTTGCCACAAACGGTTATTAAAAATGAATACCATCTGTGACTTTGGATGAGTCATTAAAACTGAACGTACCTGTTCACCTCTAAAATTGACAATACTCTGATTTGAAGAATTTATTTTAACCTGATTTATGCCAGGTTTTCCACCGATATCTTGAATTATTACGGTTTCTCCATCAAGCGGAGAAGGTGGTAAAGTAAACTCAATGTCATTGCCAACTGATGTATCTACTGAAATTGCTTCTCCGGATTTTAATTGATATGGTCCAGATGATACGGTTGTATATACGGCATCAGTACGTAATGCTTTCCAACGAATTCTATTAAAATTTCCAGCAGGTTTTGGAATATTATCCGTTGCTGCCCAAAAACGATTATTATAAATGATTACAAAATCTTTTAAATATCCACGAGTTGGATCATATTGCTGAACTGTGTTTTCTTGAATTAAGTAATCAACGTTAACACCGTCAGTTCCTACGGTACGATCAGCTAAAGCTACGTTGATTATTTTATCGCCACCTGCGTCCAGACCATCTTCTGCTCTGAACTTTCTTTTAATCTCGGCCATTCTCCCGGGCTCCTATTGTGTTTTCAATAATAAGTATTTATACCTGTTTACTTTAAGATTTAGATAGTATATAATAGAAATCTCACTAATTGAACGAGGTTCATATGGATTTAGAAATGATGCTGGATGAAGATTACAAAGAAGGAATTTGCTTTATTGACTTTAGTCAAATTGCTCTTTCAACTGCTCTGGTAAACTTCCCAGATAAAGAAAAAATTAATTTATCAATGGTTCGTCATTTGATATTGAACTCAATTAAGTTTAATGTCAAAAAAGCAAAAACGCTTGGATACACTAAAATTGTACTATGTATTGATAACGCGAAATCTGGATACTGGCGTCGTGATTTCGCTTATTATTATAAGAAAAACCGTGGAAAAGCACGAGAAGAATCTACTTGGGACTGGGAAGGTTATTTTGAATCCAGTCATAAAGTTATAGATGAATTGAAAGCTTATATGCCATACATTGTTATGGATATTGATAAGTATGAAGCAGATGACCACATTGCTGTTCTTGTTAAAAAGTTCTCTTTAGAAGGACATAAGATTTTAATCATTTCATCGGACGGTGACTTTACTCAACTTCACAAATATCCAAATGTTAAGCAATGGTCACCGATGCACAAGAAATGGGTTAAAATTAAAAGCGGTTCTGCTGAAATTGATTGTATGACTAAAATTCTTAAGGGTGACAAAAAGGATAACGTTGCTTCAGTTAAAGTACGTTCTGACTTTTGGTTTACCAGAGTTGAAGGTGAACGGACTCCTTCAATGAAAACTTCAATCGTTGAAGCTATTGCTAATGATCGTGAGCAAGCTAAGGTACTTCTCTCAGAATCTGAGTATAATCGTTATAAAGAAAATTTAGTTCTAATTGATTTTGATTATATTCCTGATAATATTGCTTCAAACATTGTGAATTACTATAATTCATATAAATTACCACCGCGTGGCAAAATTTATTCATATTTTGTAAAAGCGGGTCTTTCTAAATTAACTAATAGCATTAATGAATTTTGAGGTGAATAATGGCTAAAAAAGAAATGGTTGAATTTGATGAAGCTATCCATGGCGAAGACTTGGCTAAATTTATTAAAGAAGCATCTGACCATAAACTGAAAATTTCCGGTTATAATGAACTGATTAAAGATATTCGAATTCGTGCCAAAGATGAACTTGGCGTTGATGGTAAGATGTTTAATCGTCTATTAGCTTTGTATCATAAAGATAATCGTGATGTGTTTGAAGCTGAAACTGAAGAGGTAGTTGAACTTTATGACACAGTTTTCTCTAAATGATATTCGTCCGGTCGATGAGACCGGTCTTTCAGAAAAAGAACTTTCAATCAAGAAAGAAAAGGATGAAATAGCAAAGCTTCTTGATCGTCAAGAAAACGGATTTATTATTGAAAAAATGATAGAAGAGTTTGGAATGAGTTATCTTGAAGCTACAACAGCATTCTTGGAAGAAAACTCTATTCCTGAAACTCAATTTGCTAAATTTATTCCTTCGGGTATAATTGAAAAAATTCAGTCAGAAGCCATTGACGAAAATCTTTTACGTCCTTCTGTTGTTCGTTGTGAAAAAACTAATACATTAGATTTTCTGCTATGATTAAACTCCGCATGCCTGCTGGTGGTGAAAGATACATTGATGGTAAATCAGTTTATAAATTATACTTAATGATAAAACAACATATGAATGGAAAGTATGATGTAATTAAGTATAATTGGTGCATGCGGGTGTCTGATGCCGCTTATCAAAAGCGAAGGGATAAGTATTTTTTCCAGAAGTTATCAGAAAAATATAAATTAAAGGAACTTGCTTTAATCTTTATAAGTAATTTGGTTGCTAACCAAGATGCTTGGATTGGTGACATCTCTGACGCTGATGCACTTGTGTTTTATCGTGAATATATCGGACGCTTAAAGCAAATTAAATTTAAGTTTGAAGAAGATATTCGCAACATTTATTATTTTAGTAAAAAAGTTGAAGTTTCTGCTTTTAAAGAAATCTTTGAATATAATCCAAAAGTTCAGTCAAGTTATATTTTTAAACTTCTGCAATCGAACATAATTTCGTTTGAGACGTTTATCTTGCTTGATTCGTTTTTAAATATAATTGATAAACATGATGAACAGACTGATAATTTAGTCTGGAATAATTATTCTATAAAGTTAAAGGCTTATAGAAAAATTTTAAATATTGATTCACAGAAAGCTAAAAGTGTTTTCATTGAAACTGTGAAATCTTGCAAGTATTGATATGAATATAGTATATTGGTTTACATTTGAAGACCGTGTCAAAAATAAGACTCCGCCATACTACTATATTGGTAGTAAATTAAATTGCTCATTTGAGAACGGAATAATATATGACTCTTCCGGAAAGGAATATTGGAGCTCATGTAAACAAAAAAGATTTTTTGAATGCGGTAATGCTTCAAAAACCGAGCGTTAAAATAATTCAAATTGATGATGACTTGGATGTTATTGAAGCAGAACGAAAATACCAACTTGAAGTAAATGCCAGAGATAATCCAGACTATTTTAATCTGGTATATGCTGGTGGTGGATTTGGTGTGAGTGGTGAAACTCATCCAGCCAAAGACCCGGAAGTTAGAGAGCATATGAGATTGGCTAATTATATGAACCGTGACGATTTTAGACCTTGGAAAACATCACGAGCTAATATAGAGTCTTGGAAATTATCTCATATTGCTTACGAGAATTATGTGTTATTATTATCCTCTAATCTGTACGGTAAAACTCCTGGATGGCGAAGAGTTAAAGGTAATATAAATATAACTGATACAACTGCTAAATCGATGGTAAAGTATTTCAACTCAGGTTGGATACCTCTCGAAGACCCAGAGTATTGCAAATTATGCCAGCTATGAGGTAAAGTGTCATAGCACCAACTGTTAATTAAATTAAAAAGGAAATAAAATGTTTAAACGTAAATCTACTGCTGAACTTGCTGCACAAATGGCTAAACTGAATGGTAATAAAGGTTTTTCTTCTGAAGATAAAGGCGAGTGGAAACTGAAACTCGATAATGCGGGTAACGGTCAAGCAGTAATTCGTTTTCTTCCGTCTAAAAATGATGAACAAGCACCATTCGCAATTCTTGTAAATCACGGTTTCAAGAAAAATGGTAAATGGTATATTGAAACATGTTCATCTACCCACGGTGATTACGATTCTTGCCCAGTATGTCAGTACATCAGTAAAAATGATCTGTACAACACTGACAATAAAGAGTACAGTCTTGTTAAACGTAAAACTTCTTACTGGGCTAACATTCTTGTAGTAAAAGACCCGGCTGCTCCAGAAAACGAAGGTAAAGTATTTAAATATCGTTTCGGTAAGAAAATCTGGGATAAAATCAATGCAATGATTGCAGTTGATGTTGAAATGGGTGAAACTCCGGTTGATGTAACTTGCCCGTGGGAAGGTGCTAACTTTGTACTGAAAGTTAAACAAGTTTCTGGTTTTAGTAACTACGACGAATCTAAATTCCTGAATCAATCTGCGATTCCAAACATTGACGATGAATCTTTCCAGAAAGAACTGTTCGAACAAATGGTTGACCTTTCTGAAATGACTTCTAAAGATAAATTCAAATCATTTGAAGAACTGAGCACTAAGTTCAGTCAAGTTATGGGAACTGCTGCAATGGGTGGTGCCGCTGCAACTGCCGCTAAGAAAGCTGATAAAGTTGCTGATGATTTGGATGCATTCAATGTTGATGACTTCAAAACAAAAACTGAAGATGATTTTATGAGCTCAAGCTCTGGCAGTTCATCTAGTGCTGATGACACGGACCTGGATGACCTTTTGAATGACCTTTAACAGATTATATTACTAATTAATTGGGGACCCTAGAGGTCCCTTTTTTATTTCAAAATTTTTTCACAAAATGGTTTACATCCCTGTTCTTCTATGGTACTATACAACTATCGGCAATACTGCTGACGATTAAAGAGGAAAACAATATGGCTAAAGTTGATATTGACATCGTTGATTTTGAATATATTGAAGAAATTATTCGTAATCGTTATCCTGAACTTAGTATCACAAGTATTCACGATGATCCCAATTATTGCAATTTTTCTATTGTCATTGAAGGTCCTCTTGAAGACCTCACCCGCTTTATGGCTAATGAATATTGTGATGGTATGGATTCTGAAGACGCAGAATTTTACATGGGATTGATTGAACAATAATTATCAAGGGGCTATTACAAGCCCCGTTAAAATGAGGAAAACGTAATGTATATTGGCAAAAAGTATGAGCTTGTTCCAAGACTTATTGATACATTTATTAATTATCGCCCACGTTCTAATTCATCGATAGTTAAAATTATTCAAGAAAATGGTGGATGGTTTGAAGTTAAAGAAGCTTTCTTTGTTGATGGATTTAGAGTAATAAAACACATTGAATGCGCAAATGGAAAGCATTTTTACTTTAACGTTTGTGAAGAAGAGTTTTATTGTTTCCGCGAATATAAAGAACCGACTTCTGAAGAGGATGAAGTCAAAGACAAGGTTTCTGGCGTAACAAAAATTCACTGCATTGTTGACGAAAACAATGTAGATGAAATCATTGAACTTTTGCGAAAAACTTTCAAAAAGTAGTTTACAAAAGGGTAGTAGTGTGATACTATTACCCTATCAAAACTAATGGAGAAAAGAAAATGTTCGCACCTTATATTATGGCAGCAGTTATGTTGGTCTGTTTATATCTTTTGATTAAAGCTTGCTAAGGAGAATAAAATGAGATTACAACGCCAGAGCATCAAAGATTCAGAAGTTAGAGGTAAATGGTATTTTAATATCATCGGTAAAGATTCTGAACTTGTTGAAAAAGCTGAACATCTTTTACGTGACATGGGATGGGAAGATGAATGTGATGGATGTCCTCTTTATGAAGACGGAGAAAGCGCAGGATTCTGGATTTATCATTCTGATGTTGATCAGTTTAAAGCTGATTGGAAAATTGTGAAAAAGTCTGTTTGAGGAAAATAATATGTCTGGCATTCATGTAACTGGAATTGCTCAAGTAAACATCCGCTGCCAATTTAAAACTGTACCTGGGGTGACTCATATTACTTTATCACACGACCCATATTCTCGTGGAAGACAGTTAACTGGCGTAATTAAGTTTTTCGGCGGAATTGGCGGAAGCGAATTTACTATAGGAGATGACGAAATTGTTGGCTGTAAATTAAAAGTTCAGAAGGGCGTGTTAGAACTTTTTAGTGATGAAGTTTTTGATGAAATCTCACGAGCAGTTAACAAAGGAATGTTAACGTTAATTAAAATGATTAAAGCTAGCGGATATGTTACTGATCCTTTTTAATAGGAGGCAATATGATTTTTGTATTTGAATTTATGAATGATGAATTCGATTATGCAATTTTTAACGCATTGCATAATCCTGATTTAAGTGAATTTAATGAAATGTTTTCTGACGCTTTGAGTATGTCAGAAGAATACTGTGGAGAATGTCAACGTGTTTGTGTGACAGTCTTTGAAAACAAAGAAAAGACCTATGAAGAATTATTCTTTGACGCTAATAAAGCCACTGAATGGTTTATTGAAAGGGGTTTTGCGTAATGATTAAATTGGTATTCGCTTATTCTCCAACTAAAACAGTTGAAGGCTTTAATGAATTAGCATTTGGTTTAGGTGATGGTTTACCATGGGGACGAGTTAAAAAGGACCTCCAGAATTTTAAAGCTCGTACCGAAGGTACAATTATGATTATGGGTGCTAAAACGTTCCAGTCATTATCTACATTACTTCCTGGTCGTAGTCATATTGTAGTGCGTGACCTTGCGCGTGATTATCCTGTAACTAAAGACGGCGATTTAGCACATTTCTATATTACTTGGGAACAGTACATAACTTACATTTCTGGTGGCGAAATTCAAGTTTCAAGTCCTAATGCACCATTCGAGACTATGCTTGATCAGAATTCCAAAGTAAGTGTAATTGGCGGGCCTGCTCTGTTATATGCTGCGTTACCTTATGCGGATGAAGTAGTTGTTTCCCGCATTGTTAAAAGGCATCGTGTTAATTCAACGGTTCAATTAGACGCAAGTTTTCTTGATGATATAAGCAAGCGTGAAATGGTTGAAACGCATTGGTATAAAATAGATGAAGTAACAACCCTTACGGAATCAGTATATAAATGAAATAACGCGTGGCGGAAATATGAATTTTAATTATTACCCTATTCTATTAGAAAAAGACACGAAACAGCCAAAGTGGCAGGGTCCTCAGTTTATTAAAGGTGTCTATCAATTAGTAGTTCCTAAAGACAAGATTTATAGCAGTTGTTTCACTGAATCCGCTTGCAGTATTTTCGGTAATAGTTCTCCGTATTGGAATTTTGACATAAAGCTGGATAGAAATATCGATATTTGGTTGAAAGCTATGGATATTGGTAATATCACGTTTGATGAGAATAATTATCATATTATTGGTCGCTTTTCCAAACGCGGTAAAGAATTATATTTCACGCCTGAAATTGAGAGAAAATTTGATGCTAAACCGTATTGATTATTTAGCTTCATAAAATGTATTATAATTTATATAAGGTACTAAATGAAACAATACCAAGATTTAATTAAAGACATTTTTGAAAATGGCTATGAAACCGATGACCGAACAGGCACAGGAACAATTGCTTTGTTCGGTACTAAATTACGTTGGGATTTAACTAAAGGTTTTCCTGCGGTAACAACTAAGAAGCTTGCGTGGAATGCATGCATTGCTGAGCTTCTATGGTTTATTTCCGGTTCTACCAATGTTAATGATTTACGTCTTCGCACACATGGTAGTCTTATTCAAGATAAAACTATTTGGGACGATAACTATGAAAACCAGGCTAAAGACCTAGGATATCATAGTGGTGAACTTGGTCCTATATACGGTAAACAATGGCGTGATTTCGGCGGTGTGGATCAATTAGTTGAAACTATTGATCGTATTAAAAAATTACCAACTGATCGACGTCAAATCGTTTCAGCATGGAATCCAGCTGAAATCAATCAAATGGCATTACCGCCCTGTCATATGTTCTATCAGTTTAATGTGCGTAATGGTTATCTTGATTTACAATGGTACCAAAGAAGTGTAGATGTTTTCTTGGGATTGCCATTCAACATTGCCTCGTACGCTGCCTTGACGCATATTGTGGCTAAGATGTGTAATCTTATCCCAGGAGATTTGATATTTTCTGGTGGTAATACTCACATCTATATGAATCATACTGAGCAATGTAAAGAAATTTTACGTCGTGAGCCTAAAGAACTATGTGAACTTAAAATTGATTGGCCTATAGAGTTTGGAAATTGTGACACCGAAACACAGCTTTACTGGTTAACTGAATACATGAAACCGAAAGATTTTATCCTTGAAAATTATGAATCGCATCCAGCAATTAAAGGGAAAATGGCAATATGATTTTACGATTTAAAGATACTTCTGGTGTAGTTCTTTTTACACTTCCTAATCCAAGTGAGCTAGAAGTTCCAGGACCAAATCAGCCTATTATCATTTATGGCAAAAAATATTATACTCATAAAATGACTCGTGAGTATTTTGATAATAAAATTTCCACAGTTAAAACTTCTTCTGACTGTTACTACGATATTACTGTTTTAACGGAAAAACAATATGCCGAATTATCACCGCGCGGGCCGTCTATGTCGGGTAGTGAATAAATACAAATCCGACTTTGATGTTAATATTCACCGTGGTACATTTTGGGGAAATTACGTCGGTAAAGATGCTGGCAGCCGGGAGGCTGCCATTGAATTATTCAAAAAAGATTTTATACGTCGAATTAAATCCGGAGAAATAACTAAAGCACATTTAGAGCCTTTACGTGGAATGAGGCTAGGATGCACATGTAAACCAAAGCCGTGTCATGGTGATATAATAGCTCATATAGTTAACCGATTGTTTAAAGACGATTTTCAAGTTGAGGACTTATGCAATTAATTAATGTTATCAAAAGTAGTGGTGTTTCTCAGAGCTTTGACCCACAAAAAATTATTAAAGTTTTATCTTGGGCAGCTGAGGGAACATCAGTAGATCCTTATGAATTATATGAAAATATTAAATCTTATCTCCGTGATGGAATGACAACTGATGATATTCAGACTATTGTCATTAAGGCCGCTGCGAATTCTATTTCGGTTGAAGAGCCTGATTATCAATATGTAGCTGCACGTTGTCTAATGTTCGCTCTTCGTAAGCATGTTTATGGGCAGTATGAACCGCGTTCATTTATTGACCATATTTCTTACTGTGTAAATGAAGGTAAATACGACCCTGAATTATTGTCAAAATATTCAGCAGAAGAAATTACATTTTTAGAATCAAAAATTAAGCACGAGCGGGATATGGAATTTACTTATTCCGGGGCGATGCAATTAAAAGAAAAATATCTCGTTAAAGATAAAACCACTGGTCAAATTTATGAAACTCCACAGTTTGCATTTATGACTATTGGAATGGCATTGCATCAAGATGAACCTGTTGATAGATTAAAACATGTTATTCGTTTTTATGAAGCAGTATCTACTCGACAGATTTCATTGCCAACTCCTATTATGGCTGGTTGCCGTACTCCGACTCGACAGTTTAGTTCATGCGTTGTTATTGAAGCTGGTGATTCATTGAAGTCAATTAATAAAGCTTCTGCTTCAATTGTTGAATATATTTCTAAACGCGCTGGAATTGGAATTAACGTAGGTATGATTCGTGCTGAAGGTTCTAAGATTGGCATGGGTGAAGTACGCCATACTGGTGTTATTCCTTTTTGGAAACATTTTCAGACTGCAGTTAAATCATGTTCACAGGGTGGAATTCGTGGCGGCGCTGCTACTGCTTATTATCCTATTTGGCATTTGGAAGTTGAAAATCTTCTCGTTTTGAAAAATAACAAAGGCGTAGAAGAAAACCGCATTCGTCATATGGATTATGGTGTTCAGCTGAATGATTTGATGATGGAACGATTCGGAAAGAACGATTACATTACTTTGTTCAGTCCGCATGAAATGGGTGGCGAGCTTTATTATTCTTATTTTAAAGACCAAGACCGTTTCCGTGAATTATACGAAGCAGCAGAAAAAGACCCTAATATTCGTAAAAAGCGTATTAAAGCCCGTGAACTATTTGAATTGCTCATGACTGAACGTTCAGGAACAGCAAGGATTTATGTGCAGTTCATTGATAATACGAATAACTATACTCCGTTTATTCGTGAAAAGGCACCTATTCGTCAGAGTAACTTGTGCTGTGAAATTGCTATTCCAACAAATGATGTGAATAGTCCTGATGCTGAAATTGGATTGTGTACTCTCTCTGCATTCGTACTGGATAATTTTGACTGGCAAGACCAAGATAAAATTAATGAATTGGCAGAAGTTCAAGTTCGTGCTCTTGATAATCTTTTGGATTACCAAGGATATCCAGTTCCTGAAGCAGAAAAAGCTAAAAAGCGTCGAAACCTTGGTGTAGGTGTTACTAACTATGCAGCTTGGCTGGCAAGTAACTTTGCTTCTTATGAAGATGCTAACGATTTAACACATGAACTATTTGAGAGATTACAGTATGGACTCATTAAAGCATCCATTAAGCTCGCCAAAGAAAAAGGACCTTGCGAATATTATTCAGACACTCGTTGGTCTCGAGGCGAATTACCTATCGACTGGTACAATAAAAAGATTGACCAAATCGCAGCTCCAAAATACGTTTGTGACTGGTCGTCGCTGCGGGAAGACCTTAAGCTCTTTGGCATCCGTAATAGCACATTATCAGCACTTATGCCATGTGAGTCATCTTCCCAAGTTTCTAACAGTACAAACGGTATCGAGCCTCCACGTGGACCAGTCTCTGTTAAAGAATCAAAAGAGGGCTCCTTTAATCAAGTCGTGCCCAATATTGAGCATAACATAGACCTTTACGACTATACATGGAAATTAGCTAAGAAAGGTAATAAACCTTATCTTACGCAGGTAGCTATTATGCTGAAATGGGTTTGTCAATCAGCTTCGGCGAATACATACTATGACCCCCAAATCTTCCCTAAAGGCAAGGTTCCAATGTCAATAATGATTGATGACCTTTTGTATTTTTGGTATTTTGGCGGAAAAAATTTCTATTATCATAATACCCGCGATGGTTCTGGTACTGATGATTATGAAATAGAAACTCCAAAAGCTGAAGAGTGTTCATCCTGTAAATTATGATATAATTTGACTCACGGACGAGTCACCAACTATTAACTAAGCGGAAAATTTATGAGCACAGTTTTTAATACAAATCCAGTTGATGTTTTAAAAGAACCTATGTTCTTCGGTTCAGGTCTTGGTATTGCGCGTTATGATATTCAACGCCATAAAGTTTTTGAAGATTTGACTGAAAAGCAATTATCATTTTTCTGGCGTCCTGAAGAAGTAAACTTGATGATGGATGCTGCACAATTTAATAAACTTCCTCAGTATCAACAGAATATTTTTACTAATAACCTGAAGTATCAATCACTTTTGGATAGCATTCAGGGTCGCGCGCCATCTGCTGTACTTATGTCATTAATTTCAGACCCAAGCCTTGATACATGGGTTGCTACGTGGACTTTTAGTGAAACTATTCACAGCCGTTCATATACACATATCATGCGAAATCTTTATACTGATCCATCGAAGGTGTTTGATGAGATTGTATTAGATGAAGCTATTATGAAACGTGCTGAGTCCATTGGGCGATATTACGATGATGTCTTGGTTAAAACCCGTGAATGGGAAAACGCTAAAGAAGAATACGAAGGAATTTTGTCTGAAGGTTGGCGCAAAGATGAACTTGGTAAAGTCGTTGAATACGCCAAACGAGAGCTAATGAAATCTCTTTACCTCTGTTTGCACGTTATTAATGCCTTAGAAGCTATTCGTTTTTATGTATCTTTCGCATGTACCTTTAACTTCCACAAGAATATGGAAATCATGGAAGGTAATGCCAAGATTATGAAGTTCATTGCACGTGATGAGCAGCTTCACCTTAAAGGCACTCAATATATTATTCGTCAACTTCAACTTGGCACTGATGGCGATGAATGGGTTAAAATTGCTCAAGAGTGTGAACAAGAAGCAGTTGATATTTTCATGGAAGTTAACCGCCAAGAAAAAGATTGGGCAGTTCATTTATTTAAAGATGGTGATGTTCCTGGATTAAATACAAATAGCATGTGGAGCTTTATTGATTACTTAACTGTATCTCGTATGAAACAGTGCGGTCTTCCATGCCCAATTACCGATGCTCCGGTTAAACATCCATATCCTTGGATTCGTGAATACCTTAATTCTGATAATGTTCAATCCGCGCCGCAAGAAGTAGAACTGTCATCTTACCTTGTAGCACAGATTGATAATGATGTTGATGATAAAGTTATGATGAGTTTTAAAAAATATTTTTAAGGAGTGGGCCGCAAGGCCCATTTTATTATGAAAGAAATTGCAACAGAATATTCATTTATTAAATATACTGAGCTAGAATTAGACGACAACGGAAGTATAAAACAGTTATCTATTCCAAACAAGTATAACGTAATTTATGCTATTGCCATAAATGATGAGCTTGTTTATATTGGAAAAACTAAAAATTTACGTAAAAGAATAAACTATTATAGAACTGCTATTAATCGTAAAGACAAAACGTCTGATTCTACTAAATCTGCATTAATTCATGCTGCGCTAAAGGAAGGAAGCAAAGTTGAATTTTACGCCCGCCAATGTTTTAATCTTTCTATGACAAATGAGTTAGGTACAATGACAATCGCAACGATTGACCTAGAGGAGCCGCTATTCATTAAACTGTTTAACCCGCCTTGGAATATTCAACACAAGAAAAAATGATGCTTCCACATGGAGTGTGGTACTATATTCAAAACACAAAAGAGGATACACAATGCAAGAACTTTTTAACAATTTAATGGAGCTGTGTAAGGATTCGCAGCGTAAGTTTTTTTACTCGGATGATGTAAGTGCATCTGGAAGAACTTATAGAATTTTCTCATATAATTACGCATCTTATTCTGATTGGTTACTTCCAGACGCGTTAGAATGTCGTGGAATTATGTTTGAAATGGATGGAGAAAAACCGGTAAGAATCGCTTCTCGTCCTATGGAAAAGTTTTTTAACTTGAATGAAAATCCATTCACGATGAATATCGATTTAAATGATGTTGATTACATTCTAACAAAAGAAGATGGGTCTTTGGTATCAACTTATTTAGACGGTGATGAAATTCTGTTCAAATCAAAGGGTTCAATCAAATCTGAACAGGCTTTAATGGCTAATGGAATTTTGATGAATATTAATCATCACCAGTTGCGCGACAGACTTAAAGAATTAGCCGAAGATGGATTTACTGCTAACTTCGAATTCGTCGCTCCAACTAATAGAATCGTTCTTGCTTATCAAGAGATGAAAATCATTTTATTGAATGTTCGTGAAAACGAAACGGGTGAATACATTTCATATGATGATATTTATAAAGATGCTATTCTTCGTCCGTATCTAGTTGAACGATTCGAAATCGATAGCCCCAAATGGGTAGAAGAAGCTAAAAATGCGGAAAACATCGAAGGCTATGTTGCTGTGATGAAAGATGGTTCTCATTTTAAAATTAAGTCTGACTGGTACGTGTCTCTTCATAGTACAAAAAGCTCATTAGATAATCCAGAAAAATTGTTTAAGACTATTATTGACGGTGCATCAGATGATCTTAAAGCAATGTACGCTGACGATGAATATTCATATAGAAAAATTGAAGCATTTGAAACGACTTATCTGAAGTACTTAGACCGAGCTCTATTCTTAGTTCTTGACTGTCATAATAAGCATTGCGGCAAAGATAGAAAGACTTATGCAATGGAAGCGCAAGGTGTTGCTAAAGGCGCTGGAATGGATCACCTGTTCGGTATCATCATGAGCCTATACCAAGGATATGATAGTCAAGAGAAGGTCATGTGTGAAATCGAACAGAATTTTTTGAAAAATTATAAAAAATTTATCCCAGAAGGATACTAAGCTGTTTACAAGTCCCTCGTGTTGTGTTATAGTAGTCTTACTGACATAACATGAGGACTTTATGATGGATTTACAACTTATTACTACTGAAATGGTCGTTGAAGCATACGGTGATACTACAGATGGGATTTCTGTATTCAAAGGAAATCGTCGAGTTGGATATATCACCGATCTTAAGAAAGATTTAGCTAAGCAAGTCAAGCGGAAAACGACCATTAAAGAATATCGAAATCGTCGTCTTGAGCAAGCCCGTGATATGCTTCCTGATGCGGTTGAGGAGATGAAAGTCTTTTTAGAAAATCAGCTTGCGAAATATGATTGTGATGTGTTCATTAATCAGACTCAACCTAATGTTCATATTAACAACTGTAAATGCTATATCATCGTTAATCCTTTAACGGGAAAACACCGCCTTGGGATTAGTAATCCAAATCGTAGTGCATCAGATATGGCAGAAGATGTTGCGGCATGCTTTAAAATTTCTAAATCTCCGGCGGAACATCATATTTTAATTAACGGTCTTTCTCAAGACGATATTATAGAGGTTATTAAAACTTTATGCAATTAAGTAATACGACAACAGGTTTGCTATTAATTGTAATTGCATTGGGCGGAACTTCTTTAATTTTAAAAAATAAAATTGAAAGATTAGAAACGTCTGTTGTAGAAATTACAAAAACGGCCAATGAAAACGCTTTAGCATTAAACAATTTGCGAATTCAGTATAATTATATTGATGCGATGAATAATAAAAATCGTGAGGCAATTGCTGCTATTGAGCGTGAAAATGAAAAACTGCGCAAAGACGCAAAGAAGGCGGATGTGGTGGCTCATAAGCCAGGATTGGTTGAAAAACAAATCAACAACTCCTTCAACAAGTTCGCAGAAGACATCCAGGACCTTTCTAAATGATTAAACTATCAGCAGTAATATTATCTATTGGTCTTCTAGTTGGTTGTTCGACAAAGCCTCTAGAAGTAAAGAAAGAAACAGTTCATCCTAATTGGCCTGTACAAATAAAGTCATATGATGAAGCTAAACTATCTTGGCAAGTTAAAGTTATTGATGGTAAAGCTTGGGTCGGTATGCCATTTGAAGATTCTCAGGAATTTCGTATTTGGCTTAATGATGTAAAACGATATGTACATGATCAGAAAACTATGATATGTTATTATCGCCAAGAGTTAAAAGAGGATAAATGCAAATGATTTCATGGCATCAATTTGAACATCTCAAAGGATTGATTTATGAATCCGAGATGGCTGCAATGATTTATGGACGCCAGATTCAGCGATTAGAATCTTTACCTCCAACTAATGATGTTTTATTAGCTCAATCTCGGGCTAATCTTAAAAATGAATACCAAAATAAGTGGGGTAAAGCATCTAAAGACCTGCATGATTATATTCAATCATTGGTTGAGAAATAATAAATGAAAACTCTGTTAGAACGTTATATTGAATGTTCAGACCGTTACATTGATGCATGTAATGGTGCAGTATATATGGATTTGGACCGTGGGGTAGTATTAAATGATGAAGACCCTGCGAAAGCTTTAGATGACGCTGGTAAAGCATTACGAAAAGAAGCAAAAGCCCGTGGGCTTGATATGTATCAGCTTAAAAATCACATGATAAAATTTATTTCATCTAATGTTCAGAGCAAATCGGTGAATCAATCAACAGCTGAATTATATAAAGGTCGACGTGAGCATAATATTCGTATTCTTGAAGTTTTCTTAGGAATTAAATGATGAAAAAGATTATTTTGACTATTGGCTGTCCTGGTTCTGGTAAGAGTACTTGGGCTCGTGAATTTATTGCTAAGAATCCCGGGTTTTATAATATCAATCGTGATGATTATCGTCAATCCATCATGGGTCATGAAGAACGCGACGAGTATAAGTATACCAAAAAGAAAGAAGGTATCGTAACTGGTATGCAGTTTGATACAGCTAAAAGTATTCTGTACGGTGGTGATTCTATTAAGGGAGTAATCATTTCAGATACTAACTTGAATCCTGAACGTCGCCTAGCATGGGAAACTTTTGCCAAAGAATACGGCTGGAAAGTTGAACATAAAGTGTTTGATGTTCCTTGGACTGAATTGGTTAAACGTAACTCAAAACGCGGAACTAAAGCAGTACCAATTGATGTTTTACGCTCAATGTATAAAAGCATGCGGGAATATCTTGGTCTTCCGGTATATAAAGGGACTCCTGGTAAACCAAAAGCAGTTATTTTTGATGTTGATGGTACATTAGCAAAAATGAATGGTCGCGGTCCTTATGACCTTGAAAAATGTGATACCGATATTATTAATCCCATGGTTGTTGAACTGTCCAAGATGTACGATAAGCAAGGGTATCAAATCGTAGTCGTTTCAGGTCGTGAAAGTGGAACTAAAGAAGACCCAACGAAATATTATCGTATGACCCGTAAATGGGTTGAGGACATTGCTGGCGTTCCATTAGTTATGCAATGTCAGCGCGAACAAGGCGATACTCGTAAAGATGATGTAGTTAAAGAAGAAATTTTCTGGAAACACATCGCACCACATTTTGATGTGAAATTAGCTATTGATGACCGAACTCAAGTAGTTGAAATGTGGCGCCGCATCGGTGTTGAATGCTGGCAAGTTGACTCGGGAGATTTTTAATGGCGTGGCATCATGAAACTTGGTCTATTGTTATTGTAAATAGTGGTTTAGTTGGTACTAGTAATGGGCAATTTTGTGTATTCACTAGTGAAATCAGAGCTTGGGAGGAATGCCTTAAATTAAGAGAAAAGAATCCTGATATTGAACTAACAGTAAAGAAAACTAAACTGCCTTTACCATGGAAAACTTATGAATAATATAGAAAAGATTTATCGTCTTTGTGATAAAATTGAAAAAGAAAAGAAATATCTATTTTGTTTATGGCCTATTGTTGACGGAAGAGTAGGCCTAGATGTTCTTGATTATGAAACAGAAGACAAAGTAGATGGTTCAACTTTTGATAACGCTTTGGATGTTATTGATTGGCTCGAAGAAAATTATGTGAGGTAAATATGTTTCCGACTTACTCTAAAATCGTAGAAGTAGTGTTTAGCCAAATTATCGCTAATAACATGTTTGAAAAGCTTGATAATGCAGCTGAACTTCGAATCCACGCTCAAGTGACTCATGTATTGAATACTTTGCTTCCAGACCAGGTGGATTCTGTTGCCATCACGTTGTATCCAGGTTCAGCGCATATCATTGTTGTATTCGGTCTTGATGCTGAGCTAGTCATCAAAGGCGATATTCGCTTTGAATCACAGACATCAGAATTCAAAGCAATTTAATAGTTTACTTTACGGTAGAGTTGTGATATTATAGCTCTACCAAAACAAATGAGGAAATTGAAATGAGCGAATGGTTTGAAGAAGATAAGGTTTATCGCTTTAAAGCTGGATATAAAGATATTTTTAATGAAACTTGCGGGGCTAATAAACGAATTGCCCAGTTTATTGGGGAAAATTCATTTAAAGTAAAAATAGATCCTGCGAAAAATGTTATTAGCATTAAACGCGAAATTGATGATTGTTGGTATAAAGCTGTTGATGTAATGGGCGAATCTTATAAAGTTAGCCCGTTATTTTCAATTGCTTATATGTTAGAATATTCTTTTTTCGAAGAAGTTCAAAAAGATGATTCTGTCAGTAAATTTGAAATTAAAACTGATAAAGAAATTAAGTGGAAAGTAGTAGGTATTACTGGTTGTATGTTTTATATCTATGCTCAAACTGATACGAAGGAAGAAGCTAAAAAGAAAGCTCTAGAATATCTTGAAGAGTATGAAGAAGGCCCGGTAATGATTACTCAAGATGCTGAATTAGTTTCTGTCAAATTAGTTAAAAACGTTGAAAGTAAGGAGCTGGGATCAACATGCTAAGTGAAAAACCAATTACTGTTAAAGAATTCCAAGAAAAAGTTAAACTATTTGCACAGGAATTAGTAAATAAGGTTTCTGAACGATTTCCTGAAACATCGGTTCGTGTTATTACCGAAACTCCTCGTTCAGTATTAGTAATTGTGAATCCAGGTGATGGCGATCAAATATCGCATCTTAAACTGGATTTTGATGGATTAGTTGAAGCACAAAGGGTGTATGGCGTACTATGATGAATTTAACTGATATAATTGATAATTGTCTTGAAAATGATACTGGCGATCATAGAGCGCTTGACTCTGAAACAGCAAAGTTCATTAGAATAACTTTAATGAATGATACTCTAGTGAATAGTATTCATCCTTCTGTGTATGATGCTATTATTGTGACGAAGTATCCGGTTGAGCTTCACAAAAAGATGGTTGGTGCAATTTTTATTGATAAGAAAAACCGCTTTAAAGATGGGCAGAATATAATTAGTTCTGTTATTAAAAGTATAACTAAACTTCGTCACGAAATTTATCGTGTTGAAACTGCTAAATCTGCTTATCTGGTGATTATGAAATGAAAGCGAGTACAGTACTTCAAATTGCATATTTAGTATCACAAGAATCAAAATGTTGCTCCTGGAAGGTAGGAGCGGTAATTGAAAAGAATGGACGTATTATTTCTACCGGATATAATGGTTCACCTGCCGGGGGTGTGAATTGCTGCGATTATGCTGCTGAGCAAGGTTGGTTGCTGAATAAGCCTAAACATACTATCATTCAAGGTCATAAGCCTGAATGCGTATCATTTGGTTCAACTGATCGTTTTGTTTTGGCGAAAGAACATCGTAGTGCTCACTCGGAATGGTCATCTAAAAATGAAATTCATGCTGAACTAAATGCAATTTTGTTTGCTGCACGAAATGGTTCTTCTATTGAAGGTGCTACTATGTATGTAACACTTTCTCCTTGCCCAGATTGCGCAAAAGCGATAGCTCAATCTGGTATTAAAAAGCTGGTTTATTGTGAAACATACGACAAAAATAAACCTGGTTGGGATGATATTCTGCGAAATGCAGGTATTGAAGTGTTTAATGTTCCTAAGAAAAACTTGAATAAGTTAAACTGGGAAAATATCAACGAATTCTGCGGTGAATAATGAAATTTCGTTTGGTAAAGCTCACAGCAATTAGTTCTTATTCTAACGAGAACATCTCATTTGCTGTAGAGTATAAGAAATATTTTTTCTCTAAATGGAAACAGTATTATAAAACTGATTGGACTAGTATTGATAGACCATATAGTTGGAAATCTGATTTAGAAAAATGCCAAAAATTACTTTCCACCCTTAAAGAACGTGGAACAACTCATATTAAAACTGTGATAGGTAAATAAATGAAACTAACAACTGAGCAGAAAGTAGCAATTCGTGAAATTTTGAAAACTAAATTGTCTATGGGTGTTTCAAACGTAGTTTTTGAAAAGTCTGATGGTACTATTCGTACTATGAAAGGTACTCGTGATGCAGACTTTATGCCAACCATGCAAACCGGTAAATTGACTGAATCTACTCGGAAAGAATCTACGGATATGATTCCAGTATTTGATGTTGAGCTCGGTGCATGGCGAGGTTTTTCTATTGACAAATTGATTTCTGTTAATGGTATGAAAGTTGAGCATTTGCTTCAATTTATTGGTAAATAAATGCTTTAAGAATTATTTGTTATTATTAACTCATCTGTTAACAAAAAGGAAAAACGATGTCTGAAGTACAACAGCTACCAATTCGTGCTGTCGGTGAATATGTTATTTTAGTTTCTGAACCTGCACAAGCCGGTGATGAAGAAGTTACAGAATCAGGACTTATTATCGGTAAACGTGTTCAAGGTGAAGTTCCTGAACTGTGTGTAATTCACTCTGTCGGTCCTGATGTTCCTGAAGGTTTCTGCGAAGTTGGTGATTTGACTTCTCTCCCAGTTGGTCAAATTCGAAATGTTCCGCATCCTTTTGTAGCTCTGGGTCTTAAGCAGCCAAAAGAAATTAAACAAAAATTTGTTACCTGTCACTATAAAGCTATTCCGTGTCTTTATAAGTGATATAAATAATAATATGAATTGGGTGTCGGAATAATAAGTTAACCGAACAATTCTATGTGGTAGTCTACAACTGAGAGATCTGTCGAAAGAAGATGAAATTCAGAAGAACGTGACTACCGAGTTTTAATCTCTAACGAGAATTTTTAAATGATTAAACAATTACAACACGCTCTTGAACTGCAACGAAACGCATGGAATAATGGTCACGAAAACTATGGCGCATCTATTGATGTTGAAGCCGAAGCTCTTGAAATCCTGCGTTATTTCAAACATCTGAATCCTGCTCAAACTGCATTAGCTGCTGAGCTTCAGGAAAAAGATGAACTTAAGTATGCTAAGCCTCTGGCTTCTGCTGCACGAAAAGCAGTTCGTCACTTTGTGGTAACATTGAAGTAATTTATTGGAGATTCACTGCCTTAGTGTGAGCTAAAATCGAGGAGCCATCGAACTGTCTGATTAATGATTTGCGAATCATTATAGTTTTAAGACCCCGGTAGTTTTACGGTGTACCTCTTGAATGTTACTATCATGCGTCAGAAAAGTGTTATCTGTGTAAGTCTTGGTGGTATGATGACGGGTTTATGGTTATCCTGGTCGTTAAATATCCAAAAACCTATGTTCCCCTTGAGGGCTTGCGCAGGCAATGCCAATAAGTCCTGCATTTTCATTTAAAAGAGAATTTATAATGGCAAAACAAGCTAAAGCAAAGAAAGCAGTTGAAAAGAAAGTTGGTGATTCTAAACGCGCTGGCTACAAGCGTGGGTCGAACTCTCGTATCAATCAAACTGTTGAGAAGATCATGCGCCGAGCACGTGCGGTTCTTCGAGATGATGCTTCTCGTTTTGGTAAGCAGAAAGCATAAGTTGAGGACTCCTTCGGGAGTCCTTTTTTATTTTCCAAAGATTGCACAAAGTTGTTTACAGTACGGTTCCTTTGTGATAGTATTATCTTACACAAACAAAGGAGAATAAAATGAAAACGATTAATCTGAACGCTGCAGTTAAAACTAAATGCTTCAACGGTAAATATAATGAAACTATGTGGTTCTTAATGGCAGTTGAAGGTGATATTATTGAAGTAGAAACAACAGAAGGTATGGGAACAGATTTCACCTTTACAATTCAAGTTCATAATTTCTTTACTGGTTGGATTTATGAATTGAATACAGTAATCGTTGGAAAAATTGAACAAAATGAATTAGGCGAATGGCATTATGTTACAGCTCGCCAACGTGCCGAACGCTTAATTGAGAAGATGAAAAAAGTTGGTAAACTTGACATGCAGCATTGGAAAGTAGTAAAATAATTGTTTACTTTGGTACAGGACATGATATTATATACTTGTACCGCAATTAAACATCTTGGAGAATAAAATGAACTACATTAACTTTGAACGTAAATATGTTTCTAATGGTATTACAGGTTCTATTGATACCATCTGCCTTTGGAAACATCAAAATGGATCAGTATGCGAAATTGAACAGTATATGACTCCTAACTACGTTTATATGCGATTTGAAAATGGCATCACGGTTTCAATCACAATGGAAGGTTCCAACTTTAAAATCGCTCTGGATGATGATTTCCGTCAACGCGATTTAGGGACTCATCCTTGCTGGAATGGTGCTAATCGTAAACTCTTAGTTAAAACTTGGATTCGTCATATTCTGAGTAACAGAGCTAAACCTGAGCACTTGGAAGCAATCTTTGATGTAGTTCTTAACGAATTTGATATTTAAAATAAATGAGGGGCTTCGGCCCCTATTGAGGAAAATATTATGTTTATGACTACTTATTTTGATACCCGCAAAAATTTCTGTGAAGTTGTTTTCTCAAAGGCACCTAAAGACCTTCCTGCACATTTGCAACCTACTAGCGAATCGATTAAAAACTACGTTGATGTGGTTTGTCCTTTAGAGTTCCGTACTGTAAATGGGCGTGATACTTTAGCTATCACTAAACTCAATCGCGAAATTGACATTGACCCTTCAATTGCGCGCGAAATTAATATCTCTGATATTGGCGGCGGTAATGTTAAATCGCACGGTTTTCAGATGAGGTTCTAATGAAATTCTTTTTAGGTCAAACTGTTGAATTAAAGGGAGTTGGTATACCTGGATTAATTTCTAAGGTTCTACCTCCATTTAAATGGAGTGGTATTCAAATAAAAGAGGCTTATATTGTTTCCTGGGTAGATGGAAATGAAGACCTTCGTATGGGTGATGAATTATCTCCTATCTACGGATTAAAGGAATTAGTATGAATATAATTAATAAGATTTTTGGAATTCAGTACATTAAGGTCACATATAAAGTAACAGATAAAAATCCATATACTGATGAACGTGAAGAACCACGAGTTGAGTCTATTATATTAGAAAAGGACCCTAACTGGCCAGTTGAATTTCGTCTTCCTTGCTATGGTCATTGGGCTGATGTTGAAATTATAAGCATTGAAAATGTCTGAGTTAGAGATTAGAAGCAATTTTAGGTGGCCATCATGTGCATTAAGTAATTTCGCCCAATGGCCTTTCGTTATGGATGGTATTCAATTTGGAGGTCTTGAAGGATTCCTCCAAGGATGCAAGGTGAAAAACGTTGAACAACAACGTCGTATATTTGGGTTATCCGGGCTTGCCGCTCAACAAGCTGGAAGGTCTTATGCTAGAGCTCAAGACCGTGGGACCCTCTTCTGGCTTGGAGTTCCATTTTCAAGATACTCCCCGGCGTGGAAAGAATTATACACAAATGCATATTTTGAAGCAGCGATCCAAAACAAGGGCTTTCGTGATGCATTACAAGCCTCGAAAGGAAAAGTTTTGAAGCACAGCATGGCTAGTGGTCTAACAAAAGATGATACAATACTAACCGAAGCTGAATTTATTGATGTGTTAAACCTATTAAGAGACTCTCTATGAAGCCTACTATTTTAACTGATATTGATGGAGTGTGTTTAAGCTGGCAATCAGGCCTTCCTTATTTTGCTCAGAAATATAATCTTCCGTTGGAACATATTTTAAAAATGATCCAAGATGAAAAATTTATTTCTCCTGGTAAACTTTTTAATTGTGATGAAGAACTTGGTGTCAAGTTAATTGAAAAATACAATCGTTCAGATTTTATTCGTTACTTGTCTCCATATAAAGATGCTCTGTGTGTAATTAACAAATTAAAAGAAGATTATAATTTTGTAGCTGTTACAGCGCTGGGTGATTCTATTGACGCTCTGCTGAATCGTCAATTTAATTTGAATGCTCTTTTTCCTGGTGCCTTCTCAGAAGTACTGATGTGTGGTCATGATTCTTCAAAAGAAGAGTTGTTCAAAAAGGCAAAAGAGAAATATAACGTAATTTGTTATATTGACGATCTCGCTCACCACTGCGATCACGCGAGTGAAATATTAAGTGTTCCTGTTTATTGGATGGCTCGAGGGGAACGTGACAGTATTCCAAAAACTGCTCAGCGAGTTTATACATGGAACGATGTAGAGAATAAGCTTTTTTCACCAAAGGAAAATAAAGAAAGTTTTGATAGTGAAAAAGCTATAAAAGATGTAATTGAAAAGATGATTAAAAACGATTCTTTTCGTTGGAACACTACCTGGAGAACTCCTGGATTTAATCCTTATAATCATCTATATCATCCATATCAGACACATCCGTTTCAGACATGGAACTATATTAAACCCGGCGGTATAGAGTATTTGTATAATAGACCTACTTGTGGTGATAATATTTTCCAAGGAGCATTCTAATGTTTGTTGTTCACACTATTTATGAAAATGAAGGTAATACTACACGTGATTACGGTCACGTAAATCAATTTTTTAGATGCAATCCAGAATTCCGAGCTCAAAAAGACGAACGAATTTTTAAAAAATGCGTAGAGCAAGGTTTCATTTATATCAAGCACTGGATGCAAGGAAATAAAGTTAGAACCACATATCATAAGTCTTTGACTGAGCTTAATGATGAATTGATTTATAATAGAGCTGTAAACCAAACTCTGAAGGATGAACAATGATTCTTAAAATTCTGAACGAAATAGCATCTATTGGTTCAACTAAGCAGAAGCAAGCAATTCTTGAAAAGAATAAAGATAATGAATTGCTTAAACGAGTATATCGTCTGACTTATTCTCGTGGGCTGCAGTATTATATCAAGAAATGGCCTAAACCTGGTATTGCTACCCAGAGTTTTGGAATGTTGACTCTTACCGATATGCTTGACTTCATTGAATTCACATTAGCTACTCGGAAATTGACTGGAAATGCAGCAATTGAGGAATTAACTGGATATATCACCGATGGTAAAAAAGATGATGTTGAAGTTTTGCGTCGAGTGATGATGCGAGACCTTGAATGTGGTGCTTCAGTATCTATTGCAAACAAAGTTTGGCCAGGTTTAATTCCTGAACAACCTCAAATGCTGGCAAGTTCTTATGATGAAAAAGGCATTAATAAGAATATCAAATTTCCAGCCTTTGCCCAGTTAAAAGCTGATGGGGCTCGGTGCTTTGCCGAAGTCAGAGGTGATGAATTAGATGATGTTCGTCTTTTATCACGAGCCGGTAATGAATATCTAGGATTAGATCTTCTTAAGGAAGAATTAATCAAAATGACCGCTGAAGCCCGCCAGATTCATCCAGAAGGCGTGTTAATTGATGGCGAATTGGTATACCATGAGCAAGTTAAAAAGGAGCCAGAAGGCCTAGATTTTCTTTTTGATGCTTATCCTGAAATTAGTAAAGCCAAAGAATTCGCCGAAGTAGCTGAATCACGTACTACTTCTAATGGAATCGCTAATAAATCTTTAAAGGGAACCATTTCCGAAAAAGAAGCTCAATGCATGAAGTTTCAGGTCTGGGATTATGTCCCGTTGGTAGAAATATACGGTCTTCCGGCGTTTCGTTTGAAATATGATGTACGTTTTTCTAAACTAGAACAAATGACATCAGGCTATGATAAAGTAATTTTAATTGAAAACCAGGTAGTAAATAACCTAGATGAAGCTAAGGTAATTTATAAAAAGTATATTGACCAAGGTCTTGAAGGTATTATTCTCAAAAATATCGATGGATTATGGGAAAATGCTCGTTCAAAAAATCTCTATAAATTTAAAGAAGTAATTGATGTTGATTTAAAAATTGTAGGAATTTATCCTCACCGTAAAGACCCTACTAAAGCGGGTGGATTTATTCTTGAGTCAGAGTGTGGAAAAATTAAAGTAAATGCTGGTTCAGGCTTAAAAGATAAAGCCGGTGTAAAATCGCATGAACTTGACCGTACTCGCATTATGGAAAACCAAAATTATTATATTGGAAAAATTCTAGAGTGCGAATGCAACGGTTGGTTAAAATCTGATGGCCGCACTGATTACGTTAAATTATTTCTTCCGATTGCGATTCGTTTGCGTGAAGATAAAACTAAAGCTAATACATTCGAGGATGTATTTGGTGATTTTCATGAGGTAACTGGTTTATGAAAGCTTACTTAGAAACAATTGTCATTGCTCAAAAAGAAGGTGGAGATGTTTCTACTTCTGTATCACAAGTCATTCTCGAATTTGTAGATGCATATGCTTATAATAAATTCACAGAAACATTTGATGCCTATGAAAAAGGTCCAAAGTTTGAAATATACCGTACTCTCTTACCACTAGATTATTAAAGGCCTTCGGGCCTTTAATTTTATAAATAGAATAAACACTAGAGAGGCTATGATGGAACTTATTACAGAATTATTTGACGAAGATACTACTCTTCCGATTACAAACTTAAATCCAAAGAAGAAAATACCACAAATTTTTTCAGTTCATGTTGATGATGCAATTGAACAACCAGGCTTTCGTTTATGTACCTATACATCTGGAGGTGATACTAATCGTGATTTAAAGATGGGCGATAAAATGATGCATATTGTTCCTTTTACATTAACCGCTAAAGGTTCAATTGCTAAATTGAAAGGTCTTGGTCCAAGCCCAATTAATTATATCAATTCGGTTTTTACTGTTGCAATGCAAACAATGCGTCAGTATAAAATTGATGCCTGTATGCTCCGTATTCTTAAGTCTAAAACTGCTGGTCAAGCTCGACAAATTCAAGTTATTGCTGATAGACTTATCCGTAGTCGTTCAGGTGGCAGATACGTCCTTCTTAAGGAACTCTGGGATTATGATAAAAAGTATGCATATATTCTTATACATCGCAAAAATGTATCACTAGAAGACATTCCAGGGGTTCCGGAAATTAGTACCGAGCTCTTTACTAAAGTTGAATCGAAGGTCGGTGATGTTTATATCAATAAAGATACTGGAGCTCAAGTAACTAAAAATGAGGCAATTGCAGCATCTATTGCACAAGAAAATGATAAACGTTCTGACCAAGCTGTAATCGTTAAAGTTAAAATTTCCCGTAGAGCAATTGCACAAAGTCAATCATTAGAGTCTTCTAGATTTGAAAGTGAATTATTCCAGAAGTATGAATCTACAGCAGCTAATTTTAATAAACCAGCTACTGCACCTTTAATTCCCGAAGCAGAAGAAATGAAAATTGGAATTAATTCATTAGCTTCTAAAACTAAGGCAGCAAAAATCATTGCCGAAGGAACTGCAGATGAACTTCATTATGACTATAAATTCTTTTCAAAAAGTGAGGTTAATGAAGTTTCTGAAAAAATTAAAGATGTAATTCTTAATGCGATTAAAAATGAACCGACTACTTCAATAAAATGTTTAGAGAAATACGCAGCAGCTGTTAATCAATTATTTGAAGAATATAAAGATACTTGGCTTGATAAACATAATAAAACCCGTAAAGGACAGCCAGATGAAGTCTGGGAAGAAATAACTAAAAATTCCTGGAACGCGACAAAAACTAAATTCCTCAAAAGAATGATTTATAGTTTCTCTGGAATTGGTGCAGGTCCAATGATTGATATTACTATTGCCCGTGATGGTTCTAAATATACTCCATCACAAAAGCGTGGCATTAGAGAGTATTGCGGTTCAGGATATACTGACATCAATAATCTTCTTTTGGGTCGTTATGATCCAGAACGTTATGAAGTAATGAGTGAAAAAGAAATTGAAGCTGCTATAACTAATTTAGATTCTGCTTTTGAAAATGGTGATCGTATACCAGAAGGCATTACAGTTTATCGTGCTCAAAGTATGACTGCTCCTATATACGAAGCACTAGTTAAAAATAAAGTATTCTATTTCAGAAATTTTGTATCTACTTCTTTAACTCCTATCATTTTTGGACGTTTTGGAATTACACATGCTGGTATTGGTCTTTTAGAACCAGAAGCTCGCAATGAATTAACAGTTGATAAAAATGAAGAAGGAATAACTATTAATCCAAACGAAATAAGAGCGTATAAAGAAAATCCTGAATACGTTAAAGTTCAAATAGGATGGGCAATTGATGGAGCTCATAAAGTTAATGTTGTATATCCAGGAAGTCTCGGAATAGCAACAGAAGCTGAAGTTATTCTACCGCGTGGATTGATGGTCAAAGTTAATAAAATAACTGATGCTTCTAATAATGACGGAACAACATCTAATAATACAAAACTCATTCAAGCTGAAGTTATGACCACGGAAGAGCTCACCGAATCGGTAATCTATGATGGAGACCATTTAATGGAAACTGGTGAATTGGTTGCAATGACAGGTGATATTGAAATAGAAGACAGAGTTGACTTTGCATCATTTGTTTCATCAAACGTTAAACAGAAAGTAGAATCATCTCTTGGAATTATTGCGTCTTGCATAGATATTACAAACATGCCTTACAAGTTCGTTCAAGGATAAATCATGGAACTTATTACAGAATTATTTGACGGCGCTTCGGCGCCGGTTGTTAACTTAAATCCTAAGCATAAAATACCTCAAATTTTTGCTATTCAAGCCGGTGAAGAAAGCGTACTTCCTGGATTTAGATTTTGTACATACACCTCTGACGGTGATACAAATAAAACGTTAAACCAGGCGATAAAATGATGCATATCGTAATGATAGGTGTTAATGAGAAACTATCATTAGTTAAGCTTAAAAACTTGAGTGGAAATCCAATTGGTGTCATTAATGCTGTTTTTGATACTGCTCTTCAAACAATGAAACAGTATAAAATCGACGCATGCCTATTCCGCGTACTAAAAAGTTCAAAATGTAGTTTACAAGTCCCTCGTGTTGTGTTATAGTAGTCTTACTGACATAACATGAGGAACACAAAATGAAATCTTCTTTACGCTTTTTAGGTCAAGAACTTGTAGTTGAAGGCGTTATTCCTGCTGATAATGCTTTTAACGAAGCGGTTTACGATGAATTTATTAAAATTTTTGGAACAGATAAAAAGTTCGGAATTTTTCCTTCTGAAAATTTTTCAAAGCCAGAACAGACTGAAAGTATTTTTCAGGGTGTAGTAACAGGTAAATTTGAGTCAGAAGCTCCGGTAAAAATTGAGGTTTATATTGAAGAAACCTCTGTTGCTTCAGTTGCTGCTTTTATTTCATTCCGTAAATAAAATATGGGGACCTTTCGGTCCCCATTGTTATATTGCTCCTAATATTTTACTTTGCGAATTGACAATTCCTGTCATAGTATTAATATTTGAAATGCTTCCTGCAGTTCCCCCTAATCTACTAAGTCGTGAAAGCGAATTAGATAGTCCAGTAACACCTCCACTATTTCCGAGAACGCTTTGAATACCATTTATAGTAGCAGATTCAAGCCATTCAATGGCAGCTTGTCTATCAACTGCTCCAGCCTGCATCACTCTATACGCAAAAGTAACATCAAATGTAGTTATTTGGTTATCTCCATCATATGATAACTCAGGAGCGCTTACGGACACTGGAATGCATCCAGTGAACATCACCGCAGTATGTGGTAATCCATTGCGAGAATGAAGATTAACCTGAATATCTGCCTCGACATCTTGCGGCAAAGCACGCAATCCAGTTACTGGGTCTTGAACAGCGTTAACCCAGTCTTGCATTGCACGATAGTTACAAGCTTCTGAATCCATTCTGAATGAAATAACCAAAGGGTCTAATTCTCTCCCAGTTATACGAATATTAGGAGAATTATAGTTCCAGTCAGTTTCATAGGATAATCTATTCTCTGGCATTTTTACAGAGTATATCATCAATCCAGATGAGTTATATGCCACGTTAAAGAAGTCAATTAAATATGTACCAACTGTAAATGAGCCTAATAAACTTTGAACTGTACGTTGACTCATGGCACCAATAAGATATTTACTAACCCCTGATTTTCTTATCAGTTTTTGTGTGCCAGCTGTAATTAGCGTAGTAATTCCCTGATTAATATCGCCTTGAGTTAATCCTAACCAATCTGAATTTAGGCCCAAGTTATTATAAGAAAAGTTGCTAATTGAACTTATCAACGAAGAGCTTTTAGTTGATGGAGTTGTAGCAAAAACACAGCTGAACATATTATTACGTTGGAAATCTGCGTTTATTGCTTGATTATTAAATTCCTCTAAAGAATACATTAAAAAGTCCCCGCATATAAAGAAGCACGGTTTAACGTGATAATTTCTCTCATAGTAATCTCGAGAGTAAATGTACTAGGGAGATTTGGAGCAATAGCTAATCCGTTAAAGTTACCATTAGGTGTTTTATCAAATCTGATACTCTGGATTTGACATGGACCGAATATTTCCGTTTTTCCATCAAACTTAGATGTTGCACCAAAGTTTTTCACCATCCAAATTGTCGGGTTTGAAACTACAAGAACGTTAGTTAAACTCGATGTCATTTTCTCAAATAACGTCTTATTTTTAACTGCATCTTCTGGAGTTAACGGCTCAATAAAAGTAGAACGGTACCACTCATCTAAATATCCTTTTATTTCAGCAGCATATTGAGATTTACCAGTTTCACCGTAAGAAAAATAGTTAAAATACTGATAGATATTAATAATAGCCATTAAATCTTCTGTTGAGCGCGGAGTCAAATCCCAAGTGAACACTTTAGTTCTATTTTCAGCACCGCCGTACATGCTTCTGGCTGTCGTATAAATCTGTTCATTATTATCAGCCATTATACCTTGTGTTATACTTTCCAGCGCTCCAAATACTGCGGTTGAAGCCATATTGCTTAGCACACCAGTAGCAGTACCTCCACCTTTTGTAATAAGACTATCTTGAACATCATTAAATCTATGTGATGACGTATCGACGTCAGATTTAGATCTAGGTAAAAGAATATTTGCAACAGGAACTTTACTTATTGTTCCTGAATTATTATCTGATATTAGTCCATTTGATAGTTTTGATACTGTATTACTGATAGTGTTTCTGGCTGTACGTAAAATACTCGAAGATGAAGAAGAGTAGTTAGATCTCATCGTTCTAAGACTTCCAGAATCCCTAGATGACATATTGTATGCAGTAAATAATAATCCATTCTTATATAGATCTGTTACCTGGAAGTCCCCTGTAGTGTCATTACCACTAGCACGCCCAGTTGGAAACTGGGCTGTGTATGTTTTAGTTCCTACTTCTGATTTAGTACTCTGTCCGGCTGAAATTGTTTCACCGGACTTTTTAATTAAATCAGCAGTTATTTCTTTAACAATTGCCATATTATTCCTTAATTAACTCCCGTCGCACCAAATACACCAGGAGCAGTTGTGCTTGTGACAGGTGTCATATTATGAACGACAGTATTTTTCTTAATAACATTATTAGTATTATTGATTGAAGGAGATGCTTGTTGAACAGGAGCTTGCTGTGCTTTGTTCTTTTCAATAACCTGGACCTGTTTCGCTTCTGGCGATTTAGCAGAAGTTTCAGGTTTGGCATTAGGCTGATTTTTCTTGAGCTCTTGATAAGTGGCATCAATTTTAGAAAATCTAGCAGCAAGTTCTTTTTTAACCGCCGGTGAATTATTTAAATCCGGATCATTCATTCGTTTTTTAAGGTCTTCATGAGCAGCTTCAATTGATTTAACTGTCGAGTCTTTGCTCATATCAGCTGAATCAGCGTATTTTTCAAAACGAATCATCGCAGCACGAGCTTCATTAGCTTTCATTAAAGCATTTTTTCTTTCTTCCGGTGAAAGTTGTTTTAATTTTTCTTCTTCTGCTGCACGTTCTTCGTCAGTAGTCAATGCTTCTTTATTATCTACACCACGAATCCAGTTAGATGCACGAGTTTTCCAGTTCGCAATTTTGTCTAATCCTTTTGCTATTGGGCCAAGATCATCATTCATTCGTTTATCTTGATAATTTGCTACTTTTTCTTGGTCTTCTTTATTAAGAGATGCTCCAGTAGAATTTTGGAAATTTTCTAATGCTCTTCCTTCTACTTCATCAGCAGTATCCTTCATGCCAGGAATGACTCGAAGAATTGCTGCAGATAATTTAGCCATACCTAATTGAATAAGCTCTCCTAAATTATAAAGAACACTTCCAAGCCCTTCAACAATAGCTACTGTCAATCCGCCCCAATCTCCAGCTTCCCAAAGTTGTTTAATTTTATCAATAGAATCAAAGATGCTCTGTAATAAAGGACCCCATGTTCCGGTTTCGCTAGAGAATTTAGTAAAATCAGTGCTAAATAAATCCCAGGCTTTTGAAAATTTATCTGACCAGTATTTAAAATGAACCATCAGCAGGTCTATTCCAATAACAACAGCCATTATCAATGCAACCATTTTAGCAGCTTCAATAGCAGCACTGACGGTATACTTAAATAGCATGCTAGATATTTTATCAGTAATTGAAATAGATTTCTTAAATCCGAAATCAACTGTCTTTGTTAATTTATCTAAAGCTTGAGATAATTTTAAGTTAAATGCGTCTCTTTTTTGCTTCTCTTCTGGAGACTCTTGTTTTGGTTCAATTGGCTGAGGAGTAGGGAAAAAATCAGCATCAGGATCATTATTAACCGCTTCAGGAGCCGGTAATAAAGGACCCACAGATTCAGCTGTATCATCCTCGACGACTTTAACAGGAATAGCATTTTCGACTACTGCTAAACTCGTTCCAGTTTGCTGAATTCCAGCTGTCTGAATTTTTTGTTCCAGTAAACTTGTTAATTTATCTAATTTGCTTCCGAGAGATTCACCGATTTCTTTATTAATATTGTTTCCAATTTCAACAGTTTCAGCAATTAACTCAGAACCGGCAGTAGTATCACTTACTGCGCTTTCAACGTTATCAATTGCTCCAACTATTTCATTTGATTTTTCTTCAACAGTCTGAGCTATTAATTCAGAAGCAGCTTGAGCATCATCTAATTTTGTAGAAATGTCATTAAGCCCAGATAAAGTGTTAGAAGCGGATTTAGCCGCTTCCTGAACTGGTTTATTATCTGAAATAACTTTTCTACGCATCGTTTGCATTTCTTGTGGCTTTTTCATTCAAATAATCCAATAATATTGTCAATTCCAGTTATTGGACCATTAGGGCCAGGAATTGCTAAAGTTGTAAAAATATCATTTGCCCATTTTAAAACGAATGCTGGCATCTCAAGAAAATTAATTTCTTTAACTTCATCGTTGACCTTAAGCAAGCATTTAGATAACATATCGCTTACAGTTAAAAATTGTTCAAATTTTCCAGGAGGTCTAAAATAAAATGTATTTCCTTGGTATTGAAATTCTAATCTTTGGCATACATAAACATCATTAATGTCATAAGTATAGCCATCTATTTCTTTACGAGATTTAATCTTTCCATTAAATTCCAATAAATGAATAGAAACGAAATCAACTTCTGCCGGTGACAAATTCGGACAAATAGAATCAATAAGAAGTTTTAAATTTTCATCAGGGCCTTTAACATCTTTTAAAATGTTATAATGTTTAAGACCCATTTTAGGAATAGAAACTTCTTTATTGCTTATTGGAAGAACTACTTTCTTCAGTGGTAGTATCAGATTTAAATTCATTTTTAACCTTAACTGGGTCTATTGTTTCCAGTTTCGTTGCATTAGTGAACATATAAAGATGAGTTACTGAATTATTATTTGATAATTCATGGATAACTTCATCAACGTAAAATTCTGTTTTAAATTGGTTTTTACTATCATTAAAAATAATTTTAACACCAGGAGTCAAGTTAAAATTACCGACAGTAGAACATTTAGCATAGCCGTCATATTGTGCCATAGTTTGAAGACGAATAGCTTCTTCATATCCATTCCTATAAGTCATTTCAGAATAAGCACCTGACCTTGACACTACAATAGAGTTTTCACCCTTTCCTGTAGTAATCATTGGCAGTGAAGAATCTAAAAACGAATGAGCATAGATAGTAGCATTTTTCATTGGATCACGTTTATGCGGGTTTGATTTAGTCAACCAAACAAAATCATATGCCAATGGATATTTTAATTCTTGGATGAATTGACCTATTAAAGATGGCTCACCTACAATCATTGGATATGGTTCTTGATTTATCATCATATCATAGTCCATCATGTTAACTCCCATGATGTCTTGCCACACAAATACAAATTTGTCACTTCCTACAGCTAGAGCAACTTCTCTTACATATGACAAATAGTTTTCAAATGTGCTAGTCCATGGAATATCAGGAACATAAGCATTAATAGCATTTATCGCTGGAGTTAATAATGTACGATCTTGATAAATTACGCCAAGCATTTCCTTTATAGATTCACCGGCATCAGGGAAAAATGGTCTACCAAATTTAAGATTTTCTATAGAATGAATAGTTCCCAATTCAATAGCAATGATGTTATCACCTTTTGAATCTACAGATACAGAAAAATGCTTACATCCATAAATTCTTGTTTTAACATTATTAATATCGTTTGCATTAGCTACAGAAATCTGAATTATTTCATTTCCATCCATTTTTGTATGGATATTTTTAGAATCATAAAATTGTAGCATTCCTTCATTTCGACCATAAAGAGAATCCCGCATAGTTAATGTGGTAATAGTAGCAGCTAATTCAACAAATCTATTATTACTCCAAGCGTCATAACTCTCAAATAATTTAACGCTGAGATTTGGATATCCAGGACGTTGTAACATACTCATTGATGTTTATCCTTCTCAATCAGTTTTAATACGAATCCGCGCTCGGCAGGAATCATTTTCATTATTGAATTTAAGCTATAATTACTTTTTACAAGCGTGTGATTAATTTGATAAAAAGTAAATATCTCATCTGGATTAACTAATAGCTTAAACACATCTACTATATCAGTGTATTTTTTAATGTACTTATCACAACACGACATGTGCAATGTTAAATTAATAGGATTCATTGCATCGAGAATTTTTTCTAATGTTTCTATCTCGATGGCGTCAACTAGTTCTATTTGACTGGACTCGCTAATTTCCTTCCAATCATACCATATTTCATCTACTTGAACAGAATGAATATTTTCAGTAATCATCTTTGCTTTATTTTCATAAAACTCAGAAGGAAACTTTAATTTAATTTTAACATTAGCTACATCAAAAACAGGTTCCTTTAATTCTTTTTGATATATTTCAAATGGAACTGTCTTTTCTTTTTTACATTTTGGACATACAAATGTGACTGGTACTTTAGTTTTACCTATTGAACCTACAAATACCTGCAAAAATATAAATGGTTGCCAAGTCTTCGGATAGTCTCCAAAATAATCATCAATTAAATCAGTAATTATTTCTTTTTGTTCTTGTGGTGACCGATGTTCTATATCGTTTCGAACTAACAAAAAATCTCGATAATCTTCTACCGTAAATGGTTTAAAACGATGAACACCATCTGGTAATTTACAACGAATAATGTTTGCCATAGATGCTCCTTTTATTCTATTTATAAATATGATAAATAAAGGAGCTAAATATGTATGAATACAAATTTGATGTGAGAGTTGGTTCTAAAATAATCAACTGTCGCGCATTTACTCTTAAAGAATATCTAGAACTTATTACTGCCAAAAATAATGGTTCTGTAGAAGTAATTGTTAAAAAGCTAATCAAAGACTGTACAAATGCAAAAGATTTAAACCGCCAAGAATCAGAACTATTACTGATTCATTTATGGGCGCATTCTCTTGGTGAAGTTAATCACGAAAACTCTTGGAAGTGCACCTGTGGAACTGAAATACCAACCCATATAAATCTATTACATACACAAATAGATGCACCAGAAGACCTCTGGTATACACTGGGTGACATTAAAATTAAATTCCGATACCCTAAAATTTTTGATGATAAAAATATAGCCCACATGATAGTATCATGCATAGAAACGATTCATGCTAACGGGGAAAGCATTCCAGTTGAAGACTTAAATGAAAAGGAACTAGAAGATTTATATTCTATCATCACAGAGTCAGATATTGTAGCTATAAAAGATATGCTTTTAAAACCTACCGTTTATTTGGCTGTTCCAATTAAGTGTCCAGAGTGTGGAAAAACCCATGCTCATGTAATAAGAGGCCTCAAAGAGTTCTTTGAGTTACTATAATGGCAAATATTAATAAGCTTTATTCTGACATTGACCCAGAAATGAAAATGGATTGGAACAAAGATGTTTCCAGATCGCTTGGATTAAGGTCAATTAAAAACAGTCTTTTGGGAATTATTACAACAAGAAAAGGTTCAAGACCGTTTGACCCTGAATTTGGATGTGATTTATCAGACCAGCTTTTTGAAAATATGACTCCTCTTACTGCTGATACTGTTGAGCGTAATATCGAAAGCGCAGTAAGAAACTATGAGCCACGTATTGATAAATTAGCAGTTAATGTAATACCGGTTTATGATGATTATACTTTGATAGTAGAAATACGCTTTTCAGTCATCGATAACCCTGATGATATTGAGCAGATAAAACTACAACTGGCTTCCAGTAATAGAGTATAATGCTTCACGTATAAACGTGGTATAATGAATCTAAGTCCATCCAATAACAATTGAATAGAGAACAATATGAGATTAGAAGATCTTCAAGAAGAATTGAAGAAAGATGTGTTTATAGATTCGACTAAATTACAGTATGAAGCAGCTAATAATGTGATGTTATATAGTAAATGGCTTAATAAGCATTCAAGTATTAAAAAGGAAATGCTTAGAATTGAAGCACAGAAAAAAGTTGCTCTTAAAGCTAAATTAGACTACTACTCGGGACGAGGAGATGGTGATGAATTTAGTATGGATCGTTACGAGAAATCAGAAATGAAGACAGTTCTATCAGCTGATAAGGATGTTTTAAAGGTTGATACCTCGTTACAGTATTGGGGGATTTTATTAGATTTCTGTAGCGGAGCTCTTGATGCTATTAAATCACGTGGATTTGCTATTAAGCATATTCAAGACATGCGAGCATTTGAGGCTGGAAAATAATGAGATATAACATTGATGATGCTTTTAATTATGAAGAAGAATTTGAAACGGAAATTCAATTCTTAATGAAAAAGCATAATCTTAAGCGTCAGGATATTCGTATCCTGGCCGACCACCCGTGCGGTGAAGATGTTCTTTATATTAAAGGAAAATTTGCCGGATATCTTGATGAATATTTTTATTCTAAAGATATGGGCATTGATATGCATATGAGAGTTGTATAAATAGATATATAATTCAGAGGAGACAATCATGTCAGATAAGATTTGTGTTGTCTGTAAAACTCCAATCGATTCTGCATTGGTTGTTGAAACAGACAAAGGTCCTGTACATCCTGGGCCTTGCTATAATTACATTAAAGAACTACCAGTTTCAGAAAGTTCGGAAGAACAATTAAATGAAACGCAACTTTTGCTATAGTGTGACCTTTAGTCTATAGTTTTGGCCCTTCCTTTTTGGTTGGGCCTTTTTTAATTTAAAAGCTTTCTTCTACTTCATCGTCTGAATCTTCTAATTCAGCTCTTTTTCCTGCCAAAGCATCTCTGACTGAGATGTCATCAGTATCTTTTAATTCAGTTTCTTTAACTCTTTTCTTATAATAAGCTTCAAGTTCTTCTAAACCTTCTAATGTTTGACAAGAGGCAATTTTACCCATAAATTCATCAATAGAAGCTTCATAAAGAAAT